ATACGATAGTAGGCACTTCTTTATGGTCGCCATAACAACCTCGCTTCAAACTATGAGAGCCATCTCCCCTTCGATGATTCCTTTGATGTGGCGCACATTTTACCATTTGAGGATTGTAGACAGGTTGTTTTCGATAAAATACTGCAATATCCTCATGTGAGCGCAGAGGCATCTTGTTGGCATTCAGAAAGCCTGTTACCCGCTGCTTGCTCCAAATAAGATTATATTTCCAGAGTTTCGACTGCGACATCATAAGCTGTGCGGTAAACATGCCCTGGCAGAAAAGAATAATGGCTGCATTTGGTTTGGTTATGCGCAGATATTCTTTCCATAATGGCTCAAGCGGGATAATGCTATCCCAGCCACCGCCTTCACTCTGTTTGTTGAGAACGCCATAAGGCAAATCGCAGATAATGCAATCCACGCTTGCGTCCGGAATCTTTTTCATTCCTACCAGACAATCCTCATTATATATCTTATTTAATTCCATTATAATTATATGTTTTAGAATAGGCTCGGCTGCATCATTTCTAACTGAATGCGCTTGCAAGCCTTGTCGTAATATTCTTTATTCAGTTCAAAGCCGATGAAGTTCCGCTTTTCCTTGATGCAGGCGATAGCGGTAGTACCGCTGCCCATAAAAGGATCGAGGACGGTATCACCTTTCAGACTCGAATTGATGATATGTTTTTGAAAGAATGGTGTTGGCTTTATGGTTGGATGATTCCAAAGATTTTTCTCTGAAGTGTTGAGTGGAGTAATGAAATACGTTCCTTTGGTACTCGTATCACCATAAATACGAACTCCTTTTTCTCGGAAGAACAAACAATACTCAGTATCAGTAATATATTTATTGCCGCACGCAGGTATCGGGTTTGTCTTGTGCCAAGTAATCAGATTCCAGTTACAGCCTTTCTCTTTTACAAAGTAATCAAGATATAGAGGAATCTGTTTTTGGCTACACCAAAGATAGATATTTATCTTTTTCATAACCCTGCAGCATTCATCTAAAATCTTTAAATCGAATCCGCTCTTTATCTCATCCAGCTCTTTTACATAGCCTTTATCGTCATGGGCGTAAATACCCCCCCCAGAATTGTCTATAATATAAGGAGGATCACTAACTATTAAGTCGATAGCCTTGGAAGGAATCTTTTTCATTCCTGCCAGGCAATCCTCATTATAAATCTTATTTAATTCCATTCTCTATAAACTATTAACTGTAAACTATTAACTCTTTACTCTCCCCACATGCCATTTCTGGCAAGTCTTGCATTGGTACGCCACATACCCTTGCGCCTTCAGCTCCGGTCTTTGGTTCAGAAACTCCCAGGCAGCATCCTCTGTTTCGTATGCCACCTTCGCCTTCCAGGTATGCTGTTTTCGGGTGTAATGTTCGGGGTCCGGTGTAAAGGGAGGAACCTTATTGTGATAATGATGATCACCTTTGCGCTTACTCATCATCGCCTCCTTCCTTTTCGGTATCACCTTCCTCTTCCGGAATATCCATTTCGGCTTCCTTCTTCTCAGCATGTTCATCCAGCACCTCTTCCATATACTCCATATAGTCAGGTACCTTTTCATTATGCTCCTGCAGACTTTCCTCCTCGGCAATATCCTGCATATCCTTAGCAGTAAGACCATACTTGCGAGCCATTTTTTTCTTGTACTCGTCAGTATAGTTCACCCTATCACGCTTCACGATGCTTACATCCTGCGTGATGGCAATGCGGCTCATATCCGGCATTTCCTCGGTAGCATCCTTCTCTTCTAGGAAGTTGCCATAAACGGTAGCCAATGCCTGCATACCCTTATCCACCGCACGGTCGTTGTTCTGCTGCTTGCCCGTACGGATAAGCCACTCAGCAGAATTGAGATACATCGCCTTGTGACGAGGGCTTTCATCGGTCATAAAAAAGCGAATAATGTGGTTGCAGACCGCCACATCGTTTGTCAGCTCGGTAATGGTACGGGGTTTGATATTTCCTTCGTCGTCAATATCAATATGCAGCGCCATCACCATTTCCTGCGCCTCCCTGTTGCCCTGTCCTGCCTGTTTCATAAACAGCGCGTAGTCGCGTCTTGCTATGTTGCGGCAGGTAGTCTTGGGGTCTATATCGTTGTTTTGTACCCAGCGCTTGTAGAACTCGTAGCAGAGCTGCATCCTATACTTCTGTTCCAGTTTTGGAAACATCGTGTCGATACTCAGTCCATTTGATAGCCATTTGTCTATACGTTGCAGGGTATTCTGCGTAAGTTGACTCATCTCTTATTAATGTTTAATGTTTAATGTTAACCTGGTGGGGCATCGAAAACCGAAATTCGTGCTATTCGTGTCATTCGTGTTCAAACTCCCCGAACCCCCGAAACGCTATATGGTAAGGTCGATACCAAACTGACCTTCCAGGAACTTCTTGTAATCGGGCTTACCGAATAGCGGTCCGTTCACCTTATTCCACTCCTTATTATTAGAATAGAACACATCACGTGTGAACCATTCATATACGCTATCGTAGCGTTTCAGCGCCGTGCAGTTAGGATGCGTATTTAAGTACTTCTGTCCGGCACGCAGATAAGCCTTCGCTATGCGGGGATGCTTCTGAAACTCGATAAGGCGCTTGCGTCTGGAAGCCAGAGGACAGCACATGCAGCCGAGTCTTCGAGTAACGTTGATTTGCCCCCCCCGTATCATAGTAGAGTGGAGCCAGCTTCAAGTCTCTATCAAGAATGAAATCCCTTACGTCTTCATCAGTCCACTCTAAGATAGGGTAAATCTGCTCCACATGGTTCTCTTCTTTCTTTGCACCAAAATATCGGCACTCGGTAGGCTCGTTATATCTTTCTTTTCTCGCTCTGCTTTCCGCTTTGCGCACACCGATAATGGTTTTATCGAGTACCTTATACTCTTTCAGAGCCTCACAGCAGAAACGGGAGAAGCGAGAAGGAAATCCCTTCTTGGCGATAAGCTGAAAGAAATTCTCTTTAGGTCTGAGAATTTCCACGCCCATCTCCTTCACGTGGGCGATAGTGCCAGGTGGGTCGATGGTGGTGTTCTTGTATATCGCCCTGTATCTGATACCGGCTTCCTTTGCAAGTTGAAGGATCACGTCGCTATCTTTGCCGCCCGAATAAGCCAGTTCTATCTCTCCATCGTACCTTTTCTGTACGCTTTGCAGGAGTCGGATAGACTGATCTATCTTTTTCTGTAATTGCTCGTTTATCATTTTGCGCCTTTTTAATTTCTTTATTTGCCCACAAAATTACGAAATCGCCCCTAAATGATTGGGACAACCCCCGAACCCCCTTATCTCGAAATAACACCCCTCTCGCCCCGTCCCCAGCGATTCCATCGCAGGTCCCTCAATCCTTTTGTCCCCATCTCTCAATAAAAAACCGATACCTTTGTATCGTATTAAAAAACATAGGATAACATTAAAAAGAAAAAAGAAATGCAAAGTTTAATTCCAACCCTTACCAGGTTTCTTGCAGCCATCATCGGCTTGGTGTGGTGCACACTGGAACCATCCCTTAACTACATCGCCGTATGCTTCTTCGCCCTTGTCTGCGACTGCTACACGGCATGGCGCTGCAACTGTCGCATCTATTCCCGCTATCGGGAGGCTATCAAGAAAGACCCTCGATGCAAAATCGACGGCAAACTGAAATCTAAGAAAATGGCAAAGATGGTGAAGGATTTCTCCGTCCTCATCCTTGCGATATTCTTGGCCACGATGGTAGATACCGTCATACTCGATTTCCAAAACCCTCTCCATCTTGCTAACTATCTCGCTGCCATCTATTGTGGCGTGCAACTCGTGAGCATCCTCGAAAACGAGAGTACCTGCAATGGTGCACCCTGGGCAAGAGTGATGCAGAAGATTGTGGCCGATAAAACCGAAAGGCACTTTAATGTAAAGCTGAAAGACTTGATGAAGGAAGCAACAGAAGAAGAGGGCAACAAGGAAGAGGCTACTCCGGAAGAGGATAAGAAGAAAGAAGATGATAATGACGACTGGATTCCGCAGAAACCTGCAGACCCAGTAATGGGCATGTAATGTGCCAATATCTCTTAATTTCCGTACGCTATCAGTTAATAATGTGTTAAAATCTCTTTGAATTATGACAATATCAAATGTTTTGGAACACTGGGCAACCATCTACAAGCCCTTGTCTCATAACCCGACAAGCAAGAAGCTGGAGGATCAGAGTTTCTTCCGCATTCGTGATATTGATGAGGAAAATATCTTTTCCCGAAACGCCAATATCATCCACTCTCCCTGTATGCTCTATCGTGTCGTTAACTCCGGAGAACTGAAATCGGATAAGCAAGCCCTGATTACTTATCAGGTCTGTTTCCTTACCCGACTGAAAGATTCCTCTGCTACATTGGGCAGATATGATGGCAGCAAATTGCAGGCTGCATCGGATGATCTGATGGAGTATTGCGAAGACCTTGCCTCTTATCTCACTCAGCTTCGCCGCACGGGTATCTGTCCTATCACGGGCAGAAACTTCAAGACGGAAGAGCCTAAGCTGGGCATAGAGTTATCATCCGTCGATATAGAGAGTTTTGCCTATGGTGTAAACCCTCTTTTTCGTGGACCGAGCTGGCTCCTTGCTGATTGTTATTGGCAGACTATCCGTCCGCTCTATAACTTCCAATGCGGAAAGGAGCAGAAATATATCATTCCTGCATCAACAGAAGACGGAAAGGAGGGATAAGCCATGCCTATCAGAACCCAACCTATCAAGTCGCCTTTTGCACCCTTAAAAGAGGTGGCAGGTGTATATCTGAAGCAAGCTCTTCTTGATATAGAAGTTAACTTCAATACCCAGAAGATTTATCCGGTAGAAGTATATCGTGGCTACGAGAAGGTGAACAAATATCGCGAGGAACACGGCATGTGGTACTCTACGGGTGAAGGTAAGAAATCCTTTGAGGGTACGGTATATCAGGCTGATGAAAAGACGGGTAATCTGATGGTAGGAATCCGTTATAACGACTATCTCCGCTATGTGGATATTGGTGTAGGTTTGACGGGTGATCCTCGTGACCCTGCAGCCCATATCACTGCCGATAAGGTGGACCGCTCGAAGAAAGCTAAGTTTAAAACACGATATATCGGCAAGTGGGATAGAAGGGCAGGTAAATCTCATCGTCCTGCCATCATGCGCACGGTGAGAAGACTGAAAACGAGATACGAAAACCATCTTGCAGATTACTATGGCTACCAGGGCTTGTTGCAGATAATGAACGCCCTGGAGGGCAAAGATGAGTAACTTTATAAGTATTCATATTTAAAAACAGAAACAAAATGGCAAAGAATAAAACAGAGGCTATCATCACGCTCAATGGCCAGCAGCCGCTCCAGGTACTGAAGCAGTTGCAGGAGGCAGCAGCGGGTATATCCGAGCAGATAGATGCGGCTCAGGCGAAGCTGAAAAACCTGAAGCCGAACACTGACCCATATAAAGCCCTCGATGCGACCATCAAGGATCTGAAGAAGCAGTACGATTTGCTGGCTTCTGCACAGATTAAGGATATTTCTGCCAATGAGCGTTTGCAGAGCGTAGTGGACCAGCTCAGTAATACTTCACTTCGCAACCTGCGCCGTGCATTGGGCGACGGCAAGCGTCAGCTTGAAGGCTTGTCAGAGGCAGAACTGGATCAGGCAAACGCTATCCGCTCAATGATGAAGGAAGTAGGCGACCAGGTGCGCTTGCTCGAAGGGAAGTATGTAAAGATTGAAAAAGGACTGAAGAATATAAGCATTCAGTCTGACCAATGGCTGAGTAAGGCCATAACGCAGCAGAGAGACCTTGTGGCTTCACTCGAAAAGACAGATGCCAGCTATCTCAAGAATCACGCCACATTGAAGCAGTTGGAGAGAGAGGAGGATAGACGTAATGGCAAGCTGACTACACCGGAGGCTATGACTGTGGTGCAAGACCGAACATCTACTGCCTCCGAACTTCGCCGCGCCAAGACATCAATCACTCAGGCGAGGGATAATGTAGATACATCTGATACTGCTCAGATAAAAGCCTATAATGAAGCCCTTGCTAAGATTGAGGAACGCCTTGATGCCGTATCGGGGAAAGCCCAGAAAACAGCCATCGGTTGGCAGAAAATGCGCCAGGTATTATCTAACCCTGGCAAGGCTTCGGGCGAGGACATTAAGCAAACCATGGACGCTATTCAGCAGAAAATACAGCAACTCCCTGCTGGAAGTAAGGCTGTATCAGATTTGCGCAGACAATACGCCCAGTTGGAACAAACTATGAAAGGTACCCGCCTCTCGCAAGCGCAGCTCAATGATATTGTCGCCCGCAGTAAGACCGGCAAGGCAAATATCAATGAGCTGAGACAGGCTTATAAGCAACTTGAGGAGGAACTGAATCAGTTAAACACCAAAAGCAAGGAATTTAACGAGAAGCAGAAGGAACTGAAGGATTTAAAGAAGAATATCGACAATGCTACTGGAGCCATAAGCCAGCAAAGTAAATCCTGGCAGACGGCATTAAAGAACCTGACCGCATACGTAGGTCTCTTTCAGGTCTTCAATGCTATCAAAGATACAGTTACTTCTGCTATCAAGAAAAACTTTGAATATTCTTCGTCTTTGACGGATATTCGCAAGGTGTCCGGACTCACGATGCAGGATGTCAATAAACTGTCTGAGGAATTGGCTAAGATTGATACTCGTACTTCTGTTGATGGCTTGGCCCAACTTGCCTATCAGGGTGCAAAACTTGGTATGGGTAAGTATGGCGTGGAAGGTATGAAACAGTTCGTAGCTGCTGCCGACCAGATCAATGTAGCCATTGGTGAGGAAATGGGCGAGGAAGCGCTGCCGGCTCTTTCTAAAATGGTGGAGACGATGGGTCTTATCCCGAAGATGGGTATCGAAAAAGCGATGCTTGCTACGGGTTCGGCTATGTTCAAACTGTCTTCTACCTCTACCTCTACATCTACCAATATAGTGGAGTTCGCCAAGCGATTAACCGGTGTGAGCCGTACTGCAGGTATCACTACCGACCAGTTGTTGGCTCTCGGTTCTGCATCTGATTCCCTCTTCCTGATGCCGGAGGTGAGTGCCACGGCGATGTCTAAGTTCATCGTAGCTTTGCAGAAGAACCATAACCTTATCGAGAAGGATTTGGGCATTCCGGATGGTACCATCAAAAGAATGTATGCAGCAGGCAACGCAATGGATGCCATCGTGATGGTACTTGAAAAGATGCGAGACAAGGGTAATATGAATGCCCTTGGCGGCATCTTCAAAGACCTTGGTTCTAATGGTCAGCGACTCGTTACCGCCATGGTAACTATGTCTAAGAACGTAGATGTACTGAAGGATCATCTCTACGAGTCTAAGGAGGCATTCGAGGAGGCAACTGCTGTAACCAGCGAGTACACGATGCAGCAGCAGTCTGCCGCAGGTATATTGGATAGAGCCAATAACCTTTGGGAGAAGGCTTTTATCAATCCAGATGGTGTGGAAAGTGTAAAGTCTATGGCGCAGGCTTGGTACGATATGTCGCAGATGATCTTGCAAAGCCCGATATTCAAGAATACACTTCAGGCAGCCATGTGGAGTGTGATTACTGCTTGCAAGGTATTTGTAACTCTCCTTCCTCTCATCGCTAACTATGTTGCTGCTCTAGGTATCTATAAAGCCGTTTCGTTTCTTTGGGAATTAGGTAAGGCGATAAAAGCTGCGGCAGCTGCGCAAACGTTGTTTAATTCAGCAGCCAAGGTAAATCCTTATGTAGCTATTGCAAGTGCGATTGTCACCGCCGTAGGTGTGGTATGGTCTTTTGTGGAAGCGGATAGAGAAGCTGCTGCTGCGGAGGCAGAGGCAGCACGCAAAGCTAATGCCTGGAAAGATAAGTTGAAAGAAGCGCAGTCTCAAACTGATACGCTTACCCGAAAACTCCATTCTTATAAAACTACACTCGAAGCCCTGAACGTATCGCAGAATGCCCGAAATACGCAGATAGCCCGATTTAATCGTGATTTTCGCCAGTATATCTCTAAGTTGGGTATCGAAATCAAGAGCGTGAGCGATTTGAAGAAGCATTATTCGGAGTTAGCACAGGAAATTCAGCGTGCTACCTATTATCGCCTTCGTGAGGAAGCCAAGCAGAGCGTAATGCCTTCCTATCAGATGGATCGTCTGAATGCGGCTAACCGTATCAAGAAGGAACTTAATAATCTCGGCTTGTTTGCAGGCGGTTTTACCCAAAAGAACGTGATGGATATGTTCAATAAGGGTGCAGGTGCAGGTTGGATATGGCAGAAGATTATCGAGGCAAACACAAAAGATGCCAAGCAGGGTAGTTTCCGTTTCAATATGAAAACAGGAAACTATACTTATACTGATAATAGCGGTAAAACCGTCAAGGGTAATCCTACAGGCTATAAAGGTCTGTTATCTTCACTCGTTCATTTCCAGAACGCAACCAAGCGCGAAACAAGTAAGGATAAGGAAATCAATGATTACTTCAATCAGGTAGTTAATCTTGATGGCTATACTCCTTGGGTAGAAGATGAACCTGGTACGCTTGAAAATGAAGCACCCGATAATGATGCCATCCGTGCTGCGAAGCAGGAGGCACGCGATCAGCAGCGTTCCTGGCGTGAGGAGTTGAAGCAGAAGCAGGATGAAGCAAACGCTATCATGGATAACGTGCGCAACTTCTATGAGCGACAAATCAACGAAAAACTGTCACAGGCAGTAAGCCTCGGTATGGATAAGACGGAGCAGGATTTGTTCGTAGAGCCAGTGAAGAAGCGTATGGATGAAGCCCTTTCGCAGGTGCGCCTTGCTATCGCTGGTCAGGCTAACACCTGGGAGGACTTCAAAAAGACGATGGATAATGATCTTATCGAGAAGACCGATGAGACCGGAGTTAATCTTTCCAAGAACCTCCTCACCTCCATTACGCAGAATAATATCGCAGCCCTGCGCACGAAGATGGCTCAGTTGGGTAATAGTCTGAACCGTCCGATGAACTCCATCACGGCTGAAATATTTGCCAAGGCTACCAAGAACCAGCAGGATCGTGTAAAGCTGGAAGCGCAGCAGGCAGAAGCCCGTAGAAAGGTGGCTCAGGAGCATAACTACATGGGTGCCGTGCAGCAGAATATGTATGACGATTTCAACCAAATGGGCTATGCTACCCCAACCGATTTTGAAGCGCAGGACAAGGAAGCCTTTGACAGACGCAAGGCACACATCATTTCCATGTACGAGCAAGCAAGAAAGCAAATCGCCAACCTTTATACAGTTGATGTCAGCAATAAAGAAGGTAGGGGATTGCTGATGCAGGTACTCTTTGGCGATGATCCTTATGCGCTGGGTGCCCGCATTCAGAGTGTATTGGGCGACAATGCGGAAGACTGGAGGGTGTTCTATAACAAACTTATTCAGTATTCTGATGAATATACTGAGGCTCAGAAGAAGACCTACGACCAGGCAAAAAAGATTGCCGAGCAGATGTGGAAGGTCAACCAGCGCAATCTTGCCAACCAGGAAACCCTTCGCAAGATGCAGCAGGAAAGCGCCCTCTTCGGTAAGCGAACCAATATGTGGTCGAATCTTGGTCTCGGCGATCTTACCGCCGACCCAGAGGTGGAGCTGATGAAGATGAAGATGCAGATGGCGGAAGATTATTATGCTTTCGTTTTCAAAAATTCGAGAAATCAGCAACTTATCGATGAAGCTGACAAGGCTCGTCAGGAGGCAGAACTTGCCTATGTCAACCAAATGGCTACGGCGATGAAGAACCGCCTCTCACAGATGCAGCAGCTTGTGCAGCCTATCGAGACCTTCGGTGCAGAAGTAGGCAAGGCATTTGCTGAAATGCGCAATGATGTAAGCAGCGCACAGGAAGCTATCAAGAACGCTCTGAAGTCTATGCTCGAATCGTGGGGTAATATGGCGCTCAACGATGTGAATACGCAGATGTGGAAGGCTATCAATGATGCAGGTGCCAAGCGAGCCAAGAAGAAAGCGCAGCCTGGTATCGATGCAGCAAGAGCCAACGCTAACGCCAATGCCGTGAAGGAAGACTTCTCTCATCTCGGCACAAAGGCGAACCCGATGTATGTGCGACTGGTAGATGAGGGAGCATCTTATCTTACTCAACAGCCGCAGTCTAACTTCGAGAATATGACTCCTCAGCAGCCGGCTCTCGGTTGGAATCCTGACGGCTCGCCTATCAATCCTAACAGTCCGGCTATTGTGCCTCCATACGCGCCCCCTGCAACCCCCGAGCAGGCGAATAAGCAAGCAGAGGGCAATGGTGCTCCTCATGCGTGGGCACATCGCAATCGAGACAATGCCAATGCGTTTTACCAGGATGCCGCAACGCAAACGGGTGCGGCAGCAGCCGATGCTATCGCAGGTGGCGGTTCCTGGTCCGATGTCGCAGCCGGTATCGGCGGTTCTTTCATCGGTGGCGTAATGAATACCGAGTTCAAGACTGGCGGCGGCAAATCAAAGGAGGATAAGGAGAAAGCCGAGCAGTTGAAGAAGGAGAAGAAACACCAGAAGGAACTGAGCAAGGAGGTAAAGAAGGGCAATAAGGAACGTGAGAAGGTTACCACGCAGGGTGTCAAGAACATCACAGACGTAACTGATGCCGGAAACAAGGAGCAGACCGAGGGTACAAAGATAGCTTTGAATACAGGTATGGCTATGACGGAAACGGCGCTCACTACCAACCTTGCGAAAACGCAAGCCAATAACGAAGCTGTTATCGAGTCGGATGCTGACCGCACGCGAGCAGGAATGACCTTCTCTATCGCTGGTGCCATCGGTAAGTGCTTCGACTTCCTAGGTCCTATCGCGGGTCCTATTGCTGCTGCTGGTGTGATGGCTACCCTGATGGGCTTGCTCCAGTGGGCACTCAATTCAGCCTTCAGCGGCGGCAAAAAGAAGAGTAATACCAATACTACCAATACCAAGCTTGTTACTGGTATGCTTACCTATGATTCCGGAAACGTTCAAGACTTGAAGCCATTTGTGGCTGATAATGGCGAGGTGTATTGGGCGAAGGAGGATGACGGCAAGCAGATGCAGGGCGTGAAGATGCTTACATCTCCAACCGCCACCACCGTTAATGGTCAGCCGTCTCTCGTAGCCGAGAAAGGACCGGAAATCGTGATTGGCCGTGAAACCACTCATGCCATGATGATGAATAACCCTGCCCTGCTGAAGGCGCTGGTCAATTACGACAGCAACTATTCGGGAGGAAACTCAGCAAGAAGGGCATTTGATAGCGGCAACGTGGGTGATGTTCTTGCAGCAGGCACGCAAGCAGGCAATGGTAATCTTTCGTCTGGCGCGTCAGCGGCAGGCGACCTGATTGCAGCCAGCGCAGCAAGCAATGCGGCGCTCCTGCAAGCTGTGAATGCGCTCATTCAGCGCCTCAATCAGCCTATCAACGCCCAGATTAACATGTATGGTCGTGACGGACTGCATGATAGCCTGAATAAGGCTAATCGGTTTATGAAGAATAAATAGAAGAAGGTTTTGTTGATTATTAGTTGTTAGTTTTTAAGTTTATTAGTTATTTGTTTTTCGAGGCTGTTTCGCTGTGAAGCGAGGCAGCTTTTTTTAGTGTTGAACGTTGAGTGTTAAATGTTGAATTAGGCTATCGCCTTTGGGTCTCCGTTCCCAGCGAATTTTTCGCTGGTCCCATTTTGTAATAAAGCTAATATTTTTCCGTACCAACGTTAACCCTTTGATTTAGTGGGCATTTTGGTCTCAAAAGCATATCTTGGTCTCATTTTTCGTCGGTTTTACTACCTATATATAAAATTTTCCGTGTATTTTTTCTTTTCCCTAAAATCAAAATCCCCTAACCTCAAACTAGGAGTTAGTAGCATTAACGGCTATGCCGTAAACTTCAGACAATAAGGTAGTTATGGGGATATAGGGGAGTGGCAGCTAGCGAGAGAAATGCGTGATTTTCTACATATATTCTACATATTTCTGAAATATTTTGTATCTCCTGCGTACATCTGTTTATAGAAAATTATATAAAAATGAGACCAAGATATAGTAAGTTGCTGAAAAATAAGCAGATAGTAAAAAATCAGTGTGGGCTAGCAGTGGGACAATGGTGTGGCAGCAGGGGGACAATATACGCCGTTTTAGCAATTAGGGGACTTTAACATTTCTGCTAATAAAATTAAAATGAGACCAGAATCGGCAAAATGGGACCAGATTTCGCTTCCTGGTCTCATTTTTGAAAAAACAACCTTTGCGTCTCCGTTCCCAGCGATTCCATCGTTGGTTCCCCCCCCTCTCAAACCTATATTAAATGTTAAAAATATAACTTATTTCAAATATAATATAGCTTACCTATACTTTATTCGATTTATTTTTGTATCTTTGCAGCGAAAAATGAACAATATAATATATGTAAGGTATGTTTGAGGAGATATGTTCCATCTATCGGGATGCGAAAGATGCACTCGGAAGATACGTCGATATGGAGACGGGCGAGTGCATCACGCAGATGTCTATCCGTGAGTTCTGTCTTACGGATAGATGGAAGCCGTATGTAGAGAAGCTGAGAGCCATGCGGCAGCAGTATGGTAGCAAGGCGAAGAAGATGCCGGAGTATATCGAAACCAAGAAGATGCTTCCAGGTGCCACACTGAGCGGTCTCTTCGCTACCTACGAGGACGATAGCCTTACCCATCCCGGCCAGCGTGTGATGGTTTCCAGAAGAGAAAGCCACCTTCAGCAGCATACCGGATGGCTGGCGATAGATATTGACCTTCAGGACAACGAGGGTATTGCCGATTTCGAGAATATCCGCAGGGTGTTGGCATTTCGCCCCGAAGTAGCCCTGCTGATGCGCTCCTGCTCCGGAACTGGACTGTTTGGCTTGGTCCGTCTGGCTTATCCAGACCATCATAAAGAGCAGTTCAAGGCATTATTGCATGAATATGCTGCAATGGGTATCATGCTCGATGGCTCCTGCGGAAACATCGGACGCGTGCGCTTTGCCTCATGGGATGATCCTGCGCATATATATATTAATGAACGCGCGATTCCATATACCAAACTGCCCGATAACGTACCTACACCAATGCCCGTGATGAACTATGCCAACACATATTTCAGTGGCAGCCATCCGACTGGTGTTGGCTATGGAGGCAGCTATCCGCATAGCGGACAGGGCACCTACAGACGGGACACACCGGAAATCATCTATCGCAAAGCTTTGCGCCTTGTTGAGAAGATAGAGGCTCAAGGCATTGATATTTGTGCCGGAAAGGATGCTAATAGCGGTTATCTGGGTTGGGTGAAATGCGGCATGTCGCTTTACCATGTGGATAGAACGGCGGGTTATGACCTATGGAGAAGAGTTTCCCGCTTCCGTCCTGCTGACTCTACCTGCGGCCACAATGAAATGGATTTCCGCAAGCGATGGAACCAGTTCGCTAATTACAACAAGATTTCTGAGGCAACTTTCTTCGACTACTGCAAGCGGTCGGGCATCTTCCTCACCAGGGAAGACTGGAAAGAGATATATCAGAATACTTAGAAAGCGCCTCCGTTCCCAGCGATTCTACCGCTGGTCCACAAGCAAGGAAAAATATTTTAATACATAAAAGATTAAAGATTATGGCAAAAAGAAAAGTAAAAATCCCGAAGGGGTCATGGCTCGACCAGAATGGTCAGCGATGGATGAAAGTAGTGTTCGATGTAATGTCCGGTTTCGGGGGGGGTGAAAAGTTCATCCGTCAGATCAATTTGGAATTCACCTGCAACTTCGATTTTGGACTGAAAAGATATATAGTTAATATGGGTGATTATGGTAATCTGCGAAACGTTGTTTTGCAGAAATACCCATCGCTGGCGAGATATGGAGATTTTCACTTGGCGATGACTACTCATAAAATATAAAGATAAGATTATGAAATTGATAACGATTATTGGTCCCTCTGGGGCTGGCAAGGACACGGTAGCAAAAATGCTGTCTGATATTCTGGGATATGATGTGCTCTGTTCCTACACCACCCGTCCGATGCGGGAAGGTGAAGTTGACGGCAAGGAGCATCATTTTGTCAAGGAATGCAACGTTCCCAAAAGCGAAATGCTTGCTTATACCCGATACGGAAACTATGAGTATTGGACGGAGAAGAAACAGGTAGATGGTGCCGCCATTTACGTCATCGACGAGAAAGGACTGATGGAGCTGATGGAGCGCTGTCCGAAAGCCAAGATCATCACCGTCTATGTTTCGGCAAAGCCGGAAACTTTGAAGAAGCGTGGTATCTCTGAGGAACGTACCGACAGAGACCAGTATCGTGTTCAGATTGATTTCAACAGCTATGATTATGTGATACCAAACAACCGAACGATGCTTCATCTTTGGGACTACGTTGCGTTCGTAGCCAAGAAGATAAAAGAGTAGGATTTTTGCATTGCCAACTTTACTGTAAAGTAAGTTCAAAGTGAACATCCTGTACCGTTTCAGTACAGACTGAGTATAGACTGGGCACAAATAAAATAATGGCAAAAATAACTACCCATTCACCCATCGCTGGTATATCAGGCAAGCTGCATAAGATAGGTAACATCTTTGCCTTTGTCTCCAATCGGTATGGCGTGATAGATTTTTAATATATAAACATCAAATAAGAAACAATATGAAAATGATAATTCCTGGTGTTGAGTGGTGGCCTCAGAAGACCGGCACTCAACAGGTTGCACGAGTAGGAAGAATCTGCTACAAGAGCAAAGCCAAACAGCCTGATGAGAAACTTTCTGAAGAAAAGAAAGAGGAGTTTCGGGAAGTACAGGCTGCAAAGTTGGTTAACCATTTCTGGAAGAGCGGTCATCGCTCTATGCTCCGTCATGGTACCATCTATTTCTTCGTCAAGAATGACAACAAGCTGCCGAGGTCTCTCTGGTCTCTCCTCGTGGCTTCACCTTACATCAATTATGCGGTGAAGGATAAGAAGGTATGGATCAGCAGCAACATGCAGTTCCTTGCCGAGCATGACGAAATCCTCGACATCCTCGACTCATACGATGTGAAGGAAGATGAGTTCATCGAGAAGGCGCTGAAGTATGATTGCAAAAAGGCTCTCTATCTCCTCCGCATGACCATGGTTGTTACCACGCAAATCAGTACCAGCCGTGAGCTGAACCGCACATCGCCTAATAGCATCAGCGAACAGAGCACTCGCTATGTGAACCTGGAGAAGAAAGGTGGCGTACAGATTGCCCGTCCGCACTGGTTGCATGAAGGAACCCGCTGGCAGAAGTTCCTCTATCTTGCCGGATGCAAGATAGCTGACTGGCTCTATCGCCGTTTGCTGAAATCGGGCATGAAGCCGCAGGATGCCCGCGGCATTCTTCCTCTCGATACCTATACGGTGGTAGCTTATACCTATACCCTCAAGGAGTGGAAACATATCCTGGACCTCCGCTTCCATGAAAGTACCGGCAAGGCGCATCCTAACGCCAAGGAAATAGGCTATCTGATTCATCGCATCATTACCGAGAGAATGATGGAATATGATAAGGACTTCGAGATTTAAAGGTAAAATCACTACTCGCTATCTCTAACGCTCATTATGGTAAATAGAGTATTTTGCCAATTAATGCTTGGCAATAAAAAGCAAAAAATAGCAATGGGAAATAAAAACAAGAAAAAACAACAGCAGCAACACCAGATGGAGGCTATGGCAAGGCGGGATGCTAAAATCCGTCAGCTCCCTACCATCTACACCTTCAACTTCAAGGATGTGCCATCTGAAGTATACGCCAAAACCCTGGAGGCAATCTTCTCTGATCCTCAGTTTGCCGATGCCGTGCGCAACCGCAACGAACTGGTACGTGCTGCCAACCGCATACCGCAGGGCGCACCTCAGATGGCACCCCTCATCAAGGCTATCCAGGAAAAAGATGCAAAGTTGGCCAATGCCATCTATGCCCTGCTTGTGCAGGTAAATCTGCACAGTGAGATAACTTACGATTTCCTCAGTTTCGGTCATCTGTCACGCTACTACGTAGACTACAGCCAGCCGGGTATGCAGGAAAAGGTAGACCATCTGAACATTAATCTTGATAAGATCACGTTCCTCTCCGAAATGCTCGAAAACCTTCTTACCCAGGTGAAGGGCGATATGCTGGAAATCTTCAAAGGTGCCAGCGAGTTCCAGCAGTTTGATGGTGTAATGGCGAGCCTCCGTCAGTTGAGCGGTTTCTTCGATTTCGCCCGCAAGAAAGACGAGAAATCGAAAGATTACGCCCTCTACTATGAGTATGCCGACAGCATCAATAACTATATGGATAAGCGTATGCAGACCTATTCGCAGAAGTACCGCAAGCTGCATCCTACCCTTCCTGGTTTCACTCAGGAACAGATGGTAGAGGCCATCAATCTCTTCTTCGGTGAGAAAGATAAGTTCAATGAGAGCTTCATCGCCAAGACGGAATCAGGTGGCCGCTATATCGACGGCATGAAACTCATCCCTAATCTCAACGAGGAGCAGACTGCCAAGCTCGATAAACTGGTACCGCGCCCGAAGGAAGGAAACAGCATGCAGAAATACTTCCTCTACATCACCGATGCCATCATGTTAAATTACCACCTTCGGCGGTAATTTTGAGTGTTGAATGTTGAGTTACCTCACGGACTCAAGGGCGCTAGCCTAATTCAACATTCAACACTCAACATTCATCAAACCATTCAACATTGTTTAAAATGCCAAATATCTATCTTCGTCTCCCCATCTCCCGCTGCCAGTTCTTCCGGCACCGCGACCCTAAGTTCACCCTGGCCAAGGATGAGCCGGTGGTGTTCAGCAACTACTCACATGAGCAGTTCATTATGCGCAATTCGCTTATCAGCGCCCCTGCGAAAAGCAGCTGTATCGACCTCGGCTGTTTCTCGCAGCAGCAGTGGTGCAATATGCTGTCGGGCAAGCACCCTGCAGGAGGCAAGGTAGTGATGCGCCGTGATGCCGGAAGCTGGCTCACTTTCCAGGAGGTGCAGCAGCTCAATGGTCGCCTTACCGATGGTAAGGGCGCACATGATGATTACCTCTGCATCAGACTGCCCCGCGAAGTAGAGATTGTCGATACCGTTTATCCCGTAAAGCCTACCTTTACGCTTGATACCCATGGTATCCGTGCCCTGGTAGTCTCGCTCAACAACGATTTTAAGCGCAGTCTGGTAGAATGGGCACTATCCACCTTCGACTTCTGCACCTCCAAAGGCAGGGTTATCGCCCGCTCCCATAATGCCATGCTGGAGCGGTACTTAATGCGATACGGCATAGAAGCCAGCGAGGAAGAGAAAGACGTGTTGCGCCGCATTATCGGCAGGTGGTTCCGCACGGAGCACTGTTTCTTTAAGAGCTATTCCTGCGTGGATATGCAGTATAAAGATAGCCGTGATAAGCCTAACCGCATCGACGAAGTGCAGTGGCTATGATTTTACACCTTATATAATAGATGTTAATTCATATCTAAACAAAAGTTAAATAATAGTTAAATCAAGGAAAAGTTATGAAATTACCTGATAGTTGCAGAGAGTTATTTCTTGACGGAGTAACCGATGCTTATTTTTATGCTGTACGGGAAAGCTCCGTTCCTATTCCCTTCAGCATACCGATGATATTGCAGATAACCGGCTGCCACTTTGCCGGCGAAGCACTCCATGTTGCCCTCAGCGAAGGTGACAATTACATCATATCCGATAGCATCACCGCCAAGCAGACTTCTTCAGAGGGTGGCAATGGTACCGTCTTCAAGTTCGAGATTACAGCCAATATTAGTGACGGAAAGGCGAATATACCCGAAATCATCAAAAAAATGCACGGAAAGGACTATTATATAGTCTTGCGTAAGCAGGATGACACGATTTATCTCTGCCATACGCTGTCTGGTACCTTCAGTATCACTGATTCCGTGACTGCTCAGAAAGATGCTGAGACCCGTAGCATTACGGCTATCTGTCAGGCGATGTCGGAGTTTATTCCGATAACGATTGCTTAATCAATCATAAATTTATAGTACTTAATTATCTTCTAGTTTTAGTAAACATATATTTCATAGTATCGAAATTTTATATTAATTTTAGCCCTGCTGTCCGTGAGGATCGCAGGGTTTTTTGTTTTATCCGCTAGGCTAATTCAACATTCAACACTCAACATTCAACATTTTTTTTGTCCCTATCTGTCCACGTTTTCCCATTACCTTTGCCGTCAGAAAATATATAAGAGTCTTCTTTTGCAATCAAGGTAAGGAGATTTGTATTCAGGATAACGATAACATACATTTATTTTTAAAAATTTATTACCCACAATGAAAGGTCTATACGAAATTCTGACCGAAAAGAAGTGGATGGTGAACCCCGATTTTGTGCATGGCATTCGCAAATCGATTGAGCAGAACCTAAATACTCATACAGTGTTTACCAAACCGGAAAAGACTTGTGGATTCGTCACTGCAGAGGATGAAAAAGGCAACACCTACTATCCGGAGGAATATCAGATTTCTGAGGATGGCAAGCAGGTGAAGGGTAACTATCAGCTCGACTATCCGGAAGAGGATGAGCGGGCGCAGAACTTCCCGTTCGTTTCGGTTCTCACTGTAGATGGTCCTATCACCCGGAATGGTGGATATTGCTCTTATGGTTCTATCGACCATCGTGATATGATGATGCGTGCAGCTGACCATCCGCTTTGTCGAGGTCATCTTTTTATCATTAATACTCCTGGCGGTTCGGCTTGGGCTAAGAACGATTACGCACTTGCCATCGACTATGCCCACTCCAAGGGTCAGAAGGTTATTGCTCTGGTAGATGGTATGTGTGCCAGTGCAGGTATGTATCTCGCTTCTCTTTGCGATGAGCGATATTACCTGAATCCGAAAGACCAGGTTGGTTGCATCGGCGTGATGGCTGCATTCTATACTTTGGCTAATGGCTCAAAGGATAAATACACGGATGAGACTTATCACGAGGAGTATGACCCAGAGTCATTCGACAAGAATAAGGCTTACCGCGACATCGCCAACAAGAACGATAACAAGGAACTCGTAAAAGAGCTTGCCGAGTTGGGTGTGGAGTTCAGAGCTGATGTAAAGAAAGCCTGTCCTAACGCTATTGAGGATGTTCACCTGAAAGGTAAGGTCTTCAATGCTGAAGACGTGAAGGGAATCCTTATGGACGACCAGAGTACCTTTATGGTTTGCGTTCAGCGTTGTTTCGCTCTCTACAACGGCACAGCCGAGCCTATCAAACGAGAGGCTTCTATCCAAAAGCCGGAACCGGAAGACAACGAGCCGGAGCAGGCATCAGCATCCACTGCACAAGAGAATCATCAACATACAAACACCAAAAATCAAATCAATATGGCAAATTATCCAAAGATCAACGCCGCTTGCGGTATGCAGGCTGGTCAGCAGATTGAGGTAAAGGAGGAAGGCGCATTTATGAATGCCCCATTGCTCGATACCCTCGAAGCTCATCTTACATCGCAGGAGCAGGCTGTGGCTGATGCCAAGCAGAAAGCCACCACAGTAGAGCAGAGTCTTGCTGACCTTCAGGCAAAGCACGACGCACTCGCTGAGACCATCGCCCAGAAGGACGAGGAAATCAAGAACCTGAAAGAGGCAAAGGCTAAGGCAGATGAGGACATCAAGGCCCTCAACGATGCCAAGGCAAAGGCTGATGAGGAGAAGGCAAAGGTAGATGAGGAGTTGAAGACCGCCCAGGCTTCACTCGCTACTGCCCAGCAGACCATCGCCGACAAAGATGCTCAGATTGCTGAGTTGAACGAGAACCCAGGTGAGGAGCCAGCACAGGGTGCTGCACCTCAGAACAACGGTGAAGGTGCAAAGGCTCAGAATCTCCGTGAGTTCGACCCATCGAAGTACAAAACCAATGCTGAGCGCAAGGCAGCTTACGAGCGCTTTATGCGTGGCGAGGAGTAAGCCCTTCATCATCAGGATAACACTAAGTATTCAGGTTAAAACATTCTTATTCATTTTTTAATTAGTAATTGAAATTATGGTAACACTTCCTAAAGATTTTATTGGCACTACTGCCTTGCAGCATGTAGCCGAGCAGGTAACTAAGGAAATCCTTATGGGTCCAGGTTACACCGATGCAGAGGAGATGGACCGCTTGGCTATCGACATCGTTTCTGGTGTTCAGTACAAGCGTACTATCCACATTCTGCTCCGTAAGGGCGGTACTACCCGCCGTAAGGACGTTCACACTAAGGTGAACAGCGAGGTAGGTTTCTTGAAGGAGCGCACAATTACAGTGAAACTCGCTTGGGACCATTATACAGATAACATCGACAAGTACTGCGAGACAGTATTTGGTACAGACGCACAGGGTCAGTACCCTCTCGCTACCGAGGCTGCTACTGCTATCCTCGCCAACTATGCCGACAACTTGACCGCTTGCTTGTGGAATGGTGACATCGCTCTTGATAAGGGTGATGAGAGCACACCAGCTTCAGAGCAGGCTATGGCTCTCTATGATGGTTTCCATACCTGTATCAAGCACGACATCGAGGACGGTCTTATCAGCGAGGCTAACGGCAACTTGATTCATTGTGAGTCAATTGACAAGCCTTCTAGCAACGAGGACTCTACTCCTTACGATAACTTCTTGGATTGGCACCTGAAGTGGGATGCCCGTCTGCGCAAGCAGAACGTTCTCGTTTACATGAGCGAGTTGACAGCTCAGTACATCGCTGCAGGTTACGCTAACAAGTTCCACGGCAACTTCAAGGTTGAGTACGAGAACGGCGGTAACTTCAAGCTTCCAGGTCTTTCTCGTGTAACTCTCTGCCCTATCGCAGATTTCGGTGAGGGTGATCGTATGTACGTTACCATCCCTAAGAACTTCGTTTACGCAGTTGACTCTGAGGGTAACAAGACTTACGTAGGCGTTAAGGTAGGCACTGACGACGATATGCGCGACATCCAGTTCCAGATTCAGTCAATCCAGGGTGCAGGTGTCCGCAATCCGTTCAAGTACGCCTTTGCGATGTCAGATGGTGACCTTGCAGCTGCCGAGTATGTAGCTGGTGACTATACCAACTCTAACCTCGTAGTAACAACCGCAATGGAGGATGCTTCTACGGTTACAGATGGTAAGGTAAAGGTAAACGGCGCAGCTTATACTGCCCCAGTAGCTACAACCGCTAACCAGGTTATCACCTTGGAGGCAGAGGACGGCACAACCGATACCTTCTCTTACTGGAGCTTCGGCAACAAGAAGATTACGGATAAGAAGATTCAGCTTGCTGCCACCGGCACAAGCATGGGTGTCACCGCCTTCTTCAAGAAGGGTTAGCCCTCTCCTGCCCCCGTCCCCAGTGATTCCATCGCTGGTCCAACCGGGAAAAGGCAGTCCTCTATAAATCCTCGGCGGCGGTCGCCTGACCTGGCGGAATATGGCTTCCGCCGCCATTTCGTTTAATCATTAAAAAGATACAATTATGATAGAAACTGTAACATGCCCAGAGATCAAGGATATTCTCTCCGAGAACGAATGTTTGGAGAACTACGGCGGTCTTGGCGTAAACGTATATGTCTTTATCAAGAGTGACCTTGCTGCTCCTCTTGCGCCAGAGGCAGGTAAGAATTCTTATGCAGCGTTGACGGCTGCATCCTTCAAGAAGGGTAAGGGTCTTTTCAAGTTCGAGTGTCAGGATGGCGGTCAGGGTCATACCTGGGAAAACTTGGGCTACAGAAAGGGCTTTAAGCAGACTTTGGACTACATTCTTGAGAGCGTAAATTCTGCTTCTGCGTATGTGGCTCGTGCTCTCAATAACCTCAAGTGTGGTTACATCATCGAGGATGGTGATAAATCAATCATCATTTACGACAAGCAGCACGATTTCAAGTACGACTCCGGTAATATTAAGGGAGACACGGGCAAAAAACCAGAGGATGATCGTACAGTGACACTGAGCGGTTCCCTCAGTCCGACCATGTATGGCCGCTATGAGATTGCCACACCAGAAGGTGGCTGGGATTCTCTCTGCAACGGTGTAGGCACATCGGGGGAAGTGTAAGCGGAACTGACAAGAGCGATACCAATTCCGCTTCACAGCAGTCATCTAAGCGGAGCAAGCAGGTATCATCTATCAATGATGAAACCTCTACGCCCGGCGAAAACGATGAATAATCGCTCCCCTATCCAATGATTTCCATTGGCAATTTACTCTATAAATCAAAGCCTCGGTATTAATCCTTAGTAAAATAAGGCAAGATACCGGGGCTTTTTGCATTTAAAACTGCACATATCTTTCAGTTTTTAATATCTTATCCCATAATTAGATTTTTTTATGCAAAATGCGTTTACGCATAGAATATTTTTCTTATTTTTGCAGCATAAAATTTTAATATATATAATGTATTTTAAAGAGTAAGAGCTTATGGAACTAAGACATTTACGTTCGTTTGCGTATGTGGCAGAGACGCTTTCTTTCAGCATCGCCGCCACCCGATGCTTTGTCACCCAATCCGCCATCAGTCAGCACATCAAGGCTCTGGAGGATGAACTGGGATGCAAGCTACTGATACGCACATCGCACAGCATCATGCTCACCGAGAACGGAGAGGCACTTCTGCCACGTGCCAAGGAAATACTGAAGTTGGCGGAAGACTGCAAGGAGCATATCAATGCACTCAACAACTGCATGACCGGAGAACTGCGCATCGGTGTAGGTTCCTTTATCGCACCCTATATCCGTGTGGCTGCACTTATATTCATGGAGCGATACCCTAACGTAAGAGTGAATGCCGAATTTTCCAAGGCAACGAGCCTGAACCGCCTGTTGCGAGACCACATGCTGGATCTCGCTTTTACGATGAACGAAGCCTATACCAACGAGGGCATCGATAGCCAGCCTTGCATCCCATTCAGTCTTTGTGCCATCATGAGAAACACACACCCTCTTGCCAGGAAAGATAAGGTAACATACTATGACCTGCTGAAGCACGGCATCATCATGCCCGATGTAGGCGAACGTGTTTTCAACACTTTTCAGCAATATTTGCAGAACGATCTCACCAAATTAAGCGTAAAGTGTATCGTCAGTGACCCAGACGAAGACCTTGCCATCATAGAAGATACTCACCTGGTTACTTTTATGCCGAAGCTGTATCTGAAGAACCACCCTACCCTTATAGCTCGTCCTATCCATGGCATAGGAGAAGAACTGATGAGCAATGCCCACTGTATGAAGGATGTACCTATGAAGCGTTCTGCACAACTCTTCCTCGACATTATCAGGGACGAAGCCATCCCGTATATCAAGGCTTTGGAAGAAACTATGTAGTTTAGTACCAAAGTACATTTGTACTTATGTACTTCTGCACGTTTGTACTTTTTCTTATCTGTCTATTAGTGTTCCTGCTTCATGATTTATCCGCAAGAACATCTAATGAAAATCACTTTTCTGTTTACTTCATTCATGTTACCTTTGCATACGATTCCGATATTGGAAGAATTTAAACACAAAAAACTATGCAGGTAAAAACGAATGATGGCAACTATGATGTTGCCAGCAAGGGATTGGGTAATACCGCCCTTGGACTTGGTATCGCAGGTTTGGCTACCAGTTTGCTGGGTGGCGGTGCATCCTTGTTTAACCTCGGTAGAGGTAACAATGGCATGACTGCCAATCCGAGTGATCCGGATGCACGCTTTGTAACCAAGAGTGAGACCAACCTTATTCAGGAGAACTCTACATTGAAGACGGAACTTGCTATCCAGAAGAGTGAGAACTATACCGACAAGAAGATGATAGATGTTACTCAGTATCTTGACGGTAAGATTCGTCAGCTCGAAAACAAGGTAGATGCCAACAAGGATGCACAGCAGGCGGTCAACGCACAGCAGATGGCATATAATGCCGCTGCCAACGCCAACATCGACGTGCTGAAATCGCAGGTGGCTTCACTCACGAGTGTTACCAAGCTGATGATTCCATCGGGCAATGTTTGTCAGATGGGATGCGGATGCGCTTGTAATCAGTAACCGTATTTTCGGATAAAAGGAAGAAACGATATGGATTACAAGAACTCGCAAATCCTGGCAGCGGTGGTGTCCGAATGGGCACGCCCTGCCATCTCTCAGATAGCGGCTGGCAATCTGATGCACTTGCCTATGCTCCAGTCTCTCCAGGCTACCATCGGCAGCATGGGACTGGTGAGTGGCAACTATTCTCTGCAAGCCGATATAGAACCGATGATTCAGCCTGTGGTCAATGCGCTTGTCACTCCGATGCTCGCCAAGTATTTCGGGAACATTCCCGAAGAGAGCATTCCGCAGATGGCGCACGATGTGGTAGAGCAGCTTCGCTACAAAGGACCGCTCTCTATCCTGGAGGGTGTGATAACCTTTGACGAGGAAGATCTTGACGAACTCGCCGACCTTCTTCAGAAGAACCTTCCGGTAGAGAAGACCCAGGGCTATCAGGTGAAACATTAATGCGGCGGTGAAGTCGTCGCTCTATTAAAACAGAAAAGACTATGAATAAAAGAACAATTCCAGCCTGCATCATGGCTACGCTTGCAGTAGGTGCAACCGCCACTGCTCCCTATTATGATGTAAATATCACGCAGCAGCTCTGTGCTCCTTCATGCGTGGACGAGACTCCGGTTTTCAACCCTCAGTTCTCTGTAAAGAGTATTGACAACGTGGGTACTTCGCAATATCTCATAACCATTCACGTAGAGGGTGTTATCAGTTACGTGCCTTGCAACTGTGGCTCCTGCTGCACCCGCTCGCAGGTAGTAAGTCAGGATTTCACCATTCCTGTTTTCTCTGCTACGGCAATCACGAACGTTACCACATCTCTTGGCAGCGTGAAAAACCGTCTTGTCAAGGTAGCCTGCTGCTCCTGCAGCAAGACTTTCGTGTGCGATGCTCCGTTAACACTCACCATCGCATGACTATCCACCAACAAAAGGAAAGGTAAGAGACGATGAAGTATATTCAGTTAATAGATCAGGCCCGCGCTCACGGCGTGGCTACCGAGAAGAAGATGATGGAGGCGATGGAGCAGTTGAGCTGCGACCTCGCCTCCCTGGAGGAAACAAATCCGGAATTGTACTGGTGCATCCTCCGTCACCAGCACGCAGTGTTCTATGATCGTCATTACAGCGAGAAAATGGCCAACCATGATGTCTGCCATCTTGTGTATAGCAAGAAAGGCGAGAATGGCGAATTGGTAGGAACCGGGGCACACTGGACCAAATCGCAGATAGTGAATGCCACCAAGGGCATGAAGTTCCATGATAAGGTGAACGATTGGGATAAGTATGTTGCCTTCAATGCCATGTACGCTGACCTGTGCAGCGATATGACAGAAGATGAAATCATCAAGGCAGCTTATCTCTTCTACTTCCAGGATGCAGACTGGCAACCCGAAGAAGACGATTGTACCAAGATATGGGATTATATGTCTGCTCACGCTATGATGTAGTTTGTTTTGAAATAGGTGATATGGATTTCGCACTAGCGAGTGCAAGTATTTAAAGTAAAAAGATTGGGATAACATTTTTTGAAGCCTCTTTGCGCCTACAAAAGCCGCAGGGAGGCTTTCTTTGTCCCCATCATCTTTTTAGCATTTGCTATCTTTGCCATCAGAAGAAATAAAAACGATAAAACAGAAAAGATATGGCAAAGATTCAACCTCTTGCAGATTTCATCCTCTCCTTCGAGGGAGGTTACGTCAACCACCCCAATGACAAGGGCGGTCCTACCAACATGGGCGTAACATTGAAAACCTGGCAAACCCAAGGTTACGACAAGAACAACGATGGCCGCATAGACGCAAAGGACGTGAAGCTTATCACCAAAGCCGATGCTATCTCCATCCTTCGCCGCTGTTACTGGAACCGATGGAAAGCCGATGACATCAAAGACCAAAGCATCGCCAACATCCTGGTAGATTGGGTCTGGTCTAGCGGCACACCAGGCGTAACCCTCGTGCAAGCCATGCTTGGCGTAAGAGCCGATGGTATCGTGGGCAACAAAACCCTCAAGGCGCTCAACGCCCAGTCCCCTAAGCAGTTCTTCGACCGCATCAAGGCTCGCCGCAAGCAATATATAGCCGGCATCATCGCCAAGCACCCTAGCCAGCAAGTCTTCGAGGCAGGTTGGCTCCGTCGCCTCAATGCGATCAATTACGGCAGTCTCATCGCCAATGGCGGCAAGAAAATAAGTTTTTAACAAATAAATAAAGTAAAAAAAATGGCTTCTTACAATGGAAATGTTGACCTTTTGTCTCTGAATGGAGCAAAGGTCTTAGTAGGTATCGATGAGAAGAATGTAAAGCGTCCTTATGTTTGCATTCCTCTGGATGTAAACGAAATTCGAATAGAGACATATCAAAAAGATAATGTTAACAGACAGGTGGCTAAGTTGAGAGTTCACATCGAACCTTTTAAAGATTCGTACAAGAATAAGATTCGACAGAGTAATATCGAGCGTGGCGACACCGACAAAAGTGTGCCTACCCACGAAATGCAAATATCATTCTCCACCGAGTACGTCAAGGCAGTAGCCAAAGCATTCCCGAAACTCGTAGAACAGGTAAAGGAGTATAGTAAGGAGAAAGACCCTGACATCGTAAATCAGGATTTCAACGACGAGAACTCTCACCTCTTCAAGGCAATCCGTACTCGCATGAATAAGCGCATCGCCAGCCTCTATCAGCCACAGACCGCTACCCAGCAGCAGACGTACCCACAGCAAGCCTACGGAGCCGCTGGCAACGCTACCGCCTATGTACCGCCAGCAGATGGAGGCAATGATTACTCTTCAATGCCAGGTTACGATGATCCGAACAGCGACCTGCCATTCTAAAGGTTTTATTGAATGTTGAATGTTGAGTGTTGAATGTTGATTTAGGCTAGCGCCCTTGAGTCCGTGAGGCAACTCAACATTCAACATTCAACAATCAACATTAAATTTAACGCTTATGCAAGAACAAATAAATCTTACAATTCCGAAGGGTTGGAACCAATGTACTCCCTCCCAGTTGGAAGCCCTCGCTGCCATCATGCAGGAGCAGATAGCCAAAGTAGACCGCTATCACCCCTTCGATATGCAGAAGGTGAAGATAGCCGTCTTCTTCCTTTTTGCGGGGATAAGCATCAATGCCTATCCCGACCCTCGTCTGCCCCTCAATGAGCAACATTACCTGGTAAGCATAGAGCCGCAGAAGAAGAGCCTCCTGAAGAAGCTACTCTCCCTCTGCGCCCCCGTCCCCAGCGATTCTATCGCTGGTCACCCCCAGAGTAGCCATTTCCCCCTCTACCTCTGGCAGCTCAACTATTGGCTCTCCCCGAAAGCCAAGACCGATAATAAGACCTCCCCTGAGTATATCGCTCAGGGCGCAGGTCTTCTCGATTGGCTGGATGCAGATAGCGGTAATTTTCTCACCCGCTTTCCCTATCCGATTATCGGACAGAAAGCCAAGTGGTATCGTCGTGCAAAAGCCTTTCGTGGTCCGAACCCAGACCTCGATGGTTTCTCCTGGCAGCAATACCGTTTTGCCAGTGATATGATGCAGACCTACACCAAGTTAAGCAATAACCTGGTAAAGATGAAGCAGATGAATAAGTTCACCGAGGAGCAACTCCAGACGCAAGCTCAGAGTGTCGCAAGTGCAAGAAACATGTTCCTTGCTACCATCTTTAACACCACCACCCAGTACGTCGATCCGACAACAGGCATCACGAAATACGATTTTCATTATGAGTCCAAGCAGTTCACCGAGAACGCAGGTTATTTCGTCAAATATCCGGAAGCCAACTGGCAGGTGATATTATTCTGGTGGAGTGGCATCATGCACACCCTAGCCCATCGCTATCCTCACGTATTTAAGGTGCAGAAGGTAGATAATAAAAAGCCGCAAACCCCGATGGAAATCTACACCGCCACCACCGCCACGATGCAGAAGTATGCTGGCCTAACGGAAGATCAGGTCAATACTCAGTCCTATTCCCTCGTTCTCGAACACCTCGAAAGGTTGTCGAAAGAGAATGAGGAAATGGAAAAAATGAGGAGAAACAAATGATAGATGTAAAGGCATCTGTACACCCTTTGAGTCATAAACAGAAATGGAAGAAATGGGCGGGGCTTTCTCCTGCACTCAGAGCCACCGATTACAAATGCCCACACTGCATAAGGATAGAGTATGAATAACCATCGTTTTTATCAATATCCACGAGGCGAGAATAAGGGCGGTATTCTAAATACGGATCTCTGCCCTACCATTACCATCAATGCGTGGGAGTCGAACGTTTTTCTGATAAAGAAATATGAATAATAACACCCAACCTCAATACAAGCGAGGAACGATTATCAAGAACGGAAAGAGATATGGCTTTTATCCTGATGGTTCTCTCTATCGGATATACTCCACCTCCGACCGTCCGTTTCTTGAAATCGTGGATATAGAAGGTAAGACCTTCCTACGCATTCGTCAGGCAACAGAGCAAGGTTATACCGATTGTCCTGCACCAGGTGCAGCCGATTTAAGCTACCCCTCTTCTGCCCTAAGACGTAGCCGCACCGTTGGAGGGGGTAAATTGGTAAATGCACTCACGGCTGCCAGTAGCAATCCGTTTGTGTTTGTAGAATTATAAACAAAAAAAGATTTATAGAGCAAAACAAAATGATAACAAAGTTTAATTTCAAGGATAAGACTATTAAGTCTTATGCCATCCGAAAGCTGACACCCTTCGAGTGTTTCCGACTGATGGGTGTTCGTGATAACGTGATACAAACCATGCAGAGTACCAATGCCCAGGCAGCCGAACGCATCGCCAACTACAAGGGCAAGGGCAAACCTGAAGATATGGCAGTATCAGCCAGTCAGCAATACAAGCAGGCAGGTAACTCCATCGTGGTAGATGTGCTCGCAGCCATCTATCAGCAACTCTGGTATCCGAAAGAGCCAAAGCGTGAGGCACAGACCTCATTCTTTGCCGATTTCTTCCCAGAAGACCAACTCCCTACCTATCCAGTAGATAAGAACCATGGTGAGAAACTTATCCTCACCACCTTTTCCGGTTACGACTCGCAGTTGATGGCAGCCGATGTTCTCGCCCAGCAGCACCCTGATTTCCGCTGGACGTGCGTAGGCTGGAGCGATATAGATAAGTATGCCTGTCAGATGCACAACCTCATCTTTCCGCAGTTTGCTGACAAAGCCTTGGGCGATATAACCAAAATCGACTGGCAACAGGTAAAGAATAATGTGGGGGGGCAAGAAATCGACCTTTTTACCTATTCTTCACCTTGTCAGGATATATCGCAAGCCGGCAAGCAGATGGGGTTGAAGGAAGGTTCCGATACCCGCTCGGCATTATTGTGGCGAGTAGCCGATGCCGTGGAAGTGTTGCGCCCGAAGTATCTGCTTCAGGAGAACGTGGCAGCCCTGGTAAGCGAGAAGTTTCTGCCCGATTTTCAGAAGTGGCTTGATAAGCTCTCATCTCTCGGTTACGTAAGCCGATGGGCAAGACTCAATGCCAAAGACTATGGTGTTCCGCAGAACCGCGACCGAGTTTTCTGCCTCTCAATGAGAAAAGATGTAGCCTTCGATTACCAGTTTCCCGACCCTATTCCGCTGAAGAGAAAGTTGGAAGATGTGTTGCAGGAGGAAGTAGATACAAGGTTCTTCTTGAAAGATGAAGCCGTCAGCAAGTTCCTCCAGGCAAACGATAAAGACACCTGCGTCTTCCATCAGTTCGATATAGAGCCGAGCCACGAGAACGCCATGGCATTGAAAGCCATCCTCACCCTTTATCTGGAAGAGACGCATCTTTGGCATTGCACTCCCCAAGAACTGCAGGAACAGCTTTCTTCCGCTCACGAGGACATCATTATGCCGCTGTTCAATGACTGGAAAGAGAACGGCAAGTTCGCAAATCCTAAGTTGGAAAGTATGTATCATCATTTTTTGGAGAAGAAATGAGCAAGAAAAAGATTCGCAATAAGATACCGAAATGCACTCAGTGCTCTGCATCTCTTAATTTCGTTGGTAATGAAGAGTATGGAGATAATGGTTATAAGTATCTTTATCATTGTCCGAACTGCAGTGCAGACTTAGAGGTTTTTGAACCTTTGGAAGAAGATAAACCCCAATATCCATTTTGGCAATGATAAAGGTAAGTTCTTTAAACCCGGACCCTATCTATCTTGTAGTAAGCAGATGTTTGAAATCACAGTATCAGCGAAACTCGATAGTAAACTTTCTGAAGGCTACAGGCGGTAGGGCTGCAACGGCTGTAATAGTAAGATATGATTAAAGGTTTATTTTCATTAAGCATACATCATAAAATGCCGATAAACGTAGATAACGATTGCTTTCACTGTCCGGTCTGCACTCATTATCATAAGCTGGCATTATCCGATATTCTTCCTGGTTTAAAACGTAGGTGTAATCGTGAGGGTGCTGTAATTGTAGAAATATAGAACTATGAATAGTAATCGCCCTATCATCCTCGGCTCGTATAGCCCATCTCAAAACGGCATAATCGTGCATCCTAAAGGTATTGCCCTATGCCTTTGTGGAGGGGGCAAAGGGCACGACGTAGATAAACCGAAAATATTATTAGAGTATGAATAAGGTTATAATAGATAAAGGCAGCATTCCTCCTTCTGAAGAGAAAGAGGATGATCCTAATGATATGCCACCCCTCGTATTGATAGAATATGATTAAGATATTAGCCATTCACGAGGCGAGAACAGAGCACGCAAAGGAAGTACGCAAGCAGACTGGCACCAACGATTATCGGGATAAAGCCATCTTCTTTCGTGACAGCTTCCTGATGCAGTGCATCGGTACCTTCCACACGAAGGATAATCTCCTTGCCTTCAGATATGAATAAAGAAAAGTTATGAAAGAAATACATCCGATAGTAGTAGGCTTGCTGAATATGCCTCCGTTTGATAAGCGTTTTCAGCTGGCAAAACGAGTGTATGCAGTAAAAGGCATAGCCCCTGCTTGTAATACATGTGGAGGGGGTGGACTTCAGCCCAAAATATTTGTGGAATATGATTAGGCAAGCCATCATTACTCACTATCGAACCGAGGAAGCGAAGGCATATCGCAAGATACACGGCGACAGAGGCGGTTGCCGTTATAAGGATAAATACCATCGTCCAAGCCCATCACCCTGGAGTAACTGCATTTCCACCGTAACAAAAGATAATCTTTTATGGCAGCAATACGAATAAGAACCTGCGCAAGCAGAGGCAGAGCAGATGGAGATTGGTATTCCAATCCTCACTCCCAAAGGTTAGAAATCGGGGGGGGTATCAGTAACGCCATCTCCTCCATCGCCAAGGATTTCATGATCATTATCAATTATGAATAAAAAGAGGAGCCACCGTTCCCAGCGATTCTATCGCTGGTCCCCTCCCCTCTTTGTCCCCACCAAAACCACAAAAACCCCTAACTTTACACTCAGAAATAGAGAAAAAAGCGGGCGCGCGTATATCGCCACCCTTCTCTCTTTCCATCACATTCAGGATAACATAAAAAAAGAAACGCAAAAATGGCAAGCAAAAACAAAAACAGAGTAACCAACCTGCAGCAGCTCCTAAATCGTAGTGAGGAACTGAAAGATGCAGGCTATGTAGCCGTTCGCCCGGATGCCTTTACGCCGCTTAAAAATGGCGGCGGTAAAGTCTTTTCCTGGAACGACTACGTTCACGGCATGCTCCTAACCACAGCCGGTATGTCGGCAAGCGGTGGCGACACAGGCGGTTCTGCAGCACGTCAGCAAGTCTCCACTATCTTTGCATCGAGTGGCGGCGAGAACCTGGGTAAACCGAAGGACGTAGGTACCGAAGGCTTAGGCTTTATGGAATGGGGTATGGCCAACCGACTGCCAAATCTTATCTGGATGCTTTCCCGTATGTCGCCTTTTACAGCAGCAGGAGTAGATTACATCAAGAAGATACTGGTAGGTCGCGGTCCCGCAGCCAAGTATCATTACACCCAGTACGTTGGCGGTAACATCACGGAGAAGTATATCCCCTACGAGAGCGCAGGAGTTCTTCTCCGAGGTCAGATAGCTGACCTCAAAGCCAAGGAAGAGGCAGCCGCCGAAGCCAAGCGCCAGAACGAGCAGCAGAACCAGAACGGGCAGTCTCAACAGGAGGAGTCTCCGTTCTCTGCGGTTCAATCGCAGGTCTTATCCACCGATGAAGAGGAAAGCGAGGAGATGAAATCCCTGAAAGAAGCACTCCACAAATGGGAAGAAACCAATGCCCAGCTTCGTGATTTCTTAGAAAACAACGACCTGATGCAGACCTTCCTCGATTTGGCAGGAGATATGGCTTTGATGTCACAATGCTTTGTAGAACTTCAGCTTAATCAGCGTTCCCTCGACGAGAACGGCAAAGCTGTTCCCACCGCTCAATGGACTCCGAAGGTGATCGGTCTGAAGCATCGCAGTATCTTCACTACCCGACTGGAGCGCATGGACGAGAACTACCGCATCAACTATGCCTACGTCAGCAATCAGTGGCTCGACCCTACCCAATACGTCGGTGTGCAGAAAGAGGAAGACCGCAAGATAGCGGCTATCCCTTATCTCCCTACCCCATCAGCCGTGAAGGATTTGCAGCGCAAGATACGCGAGGCACGTCAGAAGAACGTAAGCCGCAAGAAACGCCCTACTCGCTTCATCATGTCGCCAAGAGATTTCGGCGGTCCATACTATGCCGATGCCCTTTGGCACTCCATCTTTGCCGGCAGCATTTTTGAGTATGCCTTCACCATCGTAGATGACCGCCTTACCCGAAAGCGCAACAGTAACATCATCGGTAGAGTTATCTATATCCATCAGGACTATATCAGCAGGCTCTATCAGCAGCAGGGTGAGAAGAAAAAGAAGACCCAGGGCGAGATTCAGAACGAAATCTTTACCTCTATCAATACCTGGCTCTCTAACCCCGATAATGCTGGTCAGGCGCTCATTTCCTCTGCCTTCACGGGCAGCGATGGGAATGAGCACAAAGCTTGGGAAATCGTAGAAATCGAAACCAAGGCAAATGATCAGGCGAATGCCGACAAAACCGAGTTGCAGGAAATAAGCAGCATCATCTTCTTTGCCATGGGACTTGATGCAAAGCTCATTGGTAATACCCCTGGCGATACGGCATCATCGGGCGGTACAGACCTGAGAGAGCGCTTCCTTGTCAAGCAAATCCAGTTTGCTCCTTTACAGCAGTTAATGATACGCCCGTTGGAAGTTTTGAGCCGATTCAACGATTGGGATGAGCACCTGGTATGGCAGATAGACCGAGAGGTATTGACCACCCTCGATAACTCGAAGACCGGAGTGGCGAAACAAGAGGCCTCTTAAAGGTAAAAAAGTAAAAAAGTAAAAAGGTAAAAAATAAGAAATATGATACTCTCTACAAATCAAGAACTCCGGCTACAGATCCCGAGCAATGCCGTGGACGATGTGGCCAACTTGCAAGGTATGCTTGATAATAGCGAGAAGGACTTTTTGAAACCTCGCTTAGGGGCATCACTCTATGACCGACTTTGCAAGTATTATGCAAGCATTGAGCCTTCTGATTTCTGTGATACAGTCATCAATGGCAATTATACTGATAATCCTTGGAGCGAACTTCTGGTTTATGCACAGCGCATGGTTGCAAATGATGCAATGGCGCAGAATGTAGAAAAACAGGTTCTCTCTATCAATGGCTCCGGTATTAACGTGGCTTCCAGCAGTGACTTTGCCGCGGCTACCAAAGACCAGATAGCACAGGGCAAAGGAAGTTTCCGAGAGACCGCCATGACTTCTCTTAATAATATGCTTTCCCTCTTAGAGGGATGGGCAAGGAAGGTGAATACTCCTATGCTTATCGAGGCAGCGGGCGATGGTACAGAAGGCAGTACTCCTTCTGATGGCAGCAATCAAGGTCCCTCATCAGAAGGAACGGATAGCGGTAATGATACCGCAACCGAAGCCGAGACCAAACGGCATGAAGCAATAGAGGAAATTGTAACCCTGTGGCAGGAAAGTAAGTACTATTACTATCATAAAAACTTGCTTTTCCCTACCTGTGAGTCCTTATATCCGTTTCTCGATATTCGCGATAACAGAGATAAGTTCATTCGCCTTATTCCCGATATGCGCTTTATTCAGAGTGAATACCTGGAAGAAGCATTTGGCGAAGATTTCATCCCTCGCCTCTTACAGGCGAGCGAAGATGACAAGATGTTGGATAAGGCACGTCAGCTTGTAGCCGCCTATCTCAAGGAACGTACATCAGTTATCAGTTTTGATAAGCTGACCCGCTCTACGGCGCATAATGATGCCATTACCGTAAGGGAAAGCATTCATCGGTTACTGAAGAAAGAGGAAGCCGAGAAGCAAGCCAAACTCGATGCAGCCAAAGCGGAAAACGCATCAGAAGGCAGCACTCCTTCCTCATCTACGAGTAACGCCTCTAGCACTTCATCATCGGGCAGCAAGGATAGCAGCGAAGGCTACGAGAACAACCAAAAGGGTTCGCGTATCTTCGTAACGCCTATCCTGTGCTAAAAAAGGCTTATTTTCGGTTTAATGTCGTATTAAGCGTCTTCAAAACCGCTTAATTTGACGTTTAATCGGGGATCAAGCCAAAAACAGGTAAAAAATATTCTTAATTTTCAAATAAACATCAGAAACAAGGATTTATGGAAAATTTATCTTTACAGGAAATCATCAGCATCTTGGAGCCAGCTATCGGCGCAAGAATGCTTACCCAGGAACAGAAGGATGCTTATGAGCAGGGATTGTCTCTCCTGGAAGGTGCAAGTAATGCACGCTCGTTTATCGAGAACTCTCGTAAGTTTAAAGACTACCATCGCCGTACCCGACAGATGATCGCCTATCTCAACAGCTACAACAACTCTCAAGCTAACGCTGCATCATCTGCTACCGACAAGCGACGTGTTGGCCGACCTACCAAGCAGGAACAGGCTGAGTATGCCGAACTTCAGAAAAAGAAAGCCATGGAAGAGGCGAAGCAGTCTCTCTTCCCTAGCCTGAAACCGGACACCACCCTGCAGCCGCTTACCTATAATGGTATCGTAGCCAACCCTAACGGCGAAAGTATCGCTGCCACCATGCCCAACCTAATGCAGTTGCGTCCGTTCCTCTCTACCGCCCTGCAGGAGCAGGTGAACACCGTGCGTGACCTCCGCAGCGAGATGGCAAGCAAGGCAGAACAGGCTAAGACCAGGGCTGAAGCCAACGAGAAAGCCATCTCTCAAGGCAAAAGTGCCGTCTACACCGAGGATGAGATTGCCGAACTCGCCACAAGAGCCGTAGAAATCGAAAGCGATATTCTTCCGGAAATCTTCAAGGCTGTAGATAGAGAAATGGGCGAGTGTTATCTGCGACTGAGCGAGAAGACCGGAGACCCTGAATATATCGCCTATGTAAAGAAAACCTTTACCGTGGACCCTCAGACCCTCCGTACCCAGTTTAAGCCATTCTACGAGAAGGCGCAATCCCGTGACCCTCGATTTGCCGAGCAGGTAGCCGAAAAGATTGCCAACGACCGTCCGGAAGTAAAGGCAGCACGCGATGCAGCCGCCAAGCACAAAGCAGAAGCCGATGCTCGCATCAAGTATATCCTTCGCAAGGATAAGCCATCTACTCAGACGAGAGTGAAAGGCATCAAGGAGCGCATAGACCAACTTCGCCAGGATTTCTCTGACATCGTGACCGAAGAGGAGATTTCCGGCTATGAAGCTATTCTCACCAAAACTATAGAAGAAGCCAAAGAGGATCCCGAAGCATAATTCCCCTCTCGCCCCCGTTCCCAGCGATTTCATCGCTGGGTTCTTTTTTATGTCCCCCCTAATAAGAAAAAACCTCCTATCTTTGCCCTATAAACAAAGAAGAAAAGCAATATGGCAAAGAATAAAGAAACCCCAGAACAGCGCACGCAGCGTTTCAAGACCCTTTGCGTCCATATCCTCGCCCAGAGCGGCAACTGCCAGGAATCGCAGCATGCCTTCAAAAGCACGCAGAGCATTCCCGATATGTGCGAGGCATGGCGCAAATACTGGCACGGCTTAATCACCGAGGTACCGCAGCAGGTAATCGATGCTTTCAAGGCGGTATATCCGGAATTTAAGGCTGATATAAACCAGGGTGGTATCTTCTATAACGAGGATTCGCCCACCGGTACCGTCCTCGTAGGCGATACAGACGAGGAAATCCACCTCTACTCCTCCCGAAAGATATACGTCTTAGGCAAGGCACACGTTATCCTCCATAATGCGGCTACCGCCCTCGTGATGAATGAAGGCTGCAAAGTAGAGCTATTGGATGGCAGCAAGGCAACCATCAAGGCAGGTTACGGCATCGCCCGAAACTATGCCCACCTGGTAACTGGCAGCGAGGCAGAAAGCTACGACCAGAGTGTAGTCTTCATCACCGATGGCACTCTTCACGACCATGGGCATCAGAAAATCAATGCTTTTGGTACGGCAACCATTGATACCTTCACCGATCGCCTCATAGATTTATACGATAACGCAAAAATAGAAATCAGAAAATGAACTCACATCTTACGATATTGATAAACGACAAGCCGGTAGCTTTGCCCGATGATTTCTCAATAGATATTGAGGATCAGAACCCAGTGTTCAACGATACGGAAATGTTCTCCTATCCTTTCTCTATTCCGCTGGACGGCAACCGATGGCTGGTAAAGAACATCGAAGATATTCATGCCGCCATGAAAGCCGTGAATATGGAGCACCTGCCTACTCGCATTCATGCCGACGGACTGCCATTCCGAAGCGGTACCTTGGTCATGCAGGACGATGAGGAAATAACCGATTCACTCTCTATGAACATCGATGCCAGCACGCAGAGTTTCAGCGAGCTAATCAGCGACCTGCAATGCCGTGATATTCCTGTAAAGGACCAGATTATCATCGGTGAGAAAATCGGTAATGTGAGGGTGGATATAGAGAGCGACCCTGTGGTAAAGGTAAATGTTTTTGTTACCGGAGGTAAGCATAAGGATGATAAGACGGAAAACCACGAAATCAGAGCCGCCCACGTAAGCGTAAGCAAGGTTCTCGAACCGCAAGCACTCGGTTTCTCTTATCCTGCCAGTTGTAAGGAATATACAAGCACATCTACCCAGCATTATAAAGGTGATGCGTATAAGCTCTCAGAGCGTTCCTATCCGCAGAACCATACAGTAAATGAGCCTACCATCGCAAATAACGGTAACTATATAAACACCGCTGCTGCCTATGGCGAAACCGATGGCGCGGGCAGGGCAGCCGCTTACTGCAACGCCCGTATCTGTTACAAACATCATGGTCTTGATGATGACAAGAAGACGGCGAGCGGTGTTATTAGTACGAAAGACTGTACCTGGACGAACGAAGACCTTTATCCTTATTGGGTATTGGATGCCAAACGTCCGCAGTCGGGTATCTGCTTCTATGTGCTTTATTTCCTCGATTGCCTCTTTGACTATCTGGGTGTAACTTTCGATAAGCGAGCCTTAATGCAGATAGAGGATTTGAAGCATCTCTGCTTCTTCACGACCGTATGCAGCTACGATACCGTCAGCTACCAGTATGACGAGGACGATCCTACAGGCGCAAAACAACCTAATCTTCACCCTCATCATGGTACTTATTATCGAAAAAACGATGCCGACGTAATCGCCAAGAAGAAGAAAGCTGGTGAAATCAAGACGGGTTATTTCCAAAGCCAGGAGCATATCAATTCATGGCTGGAAAGCCGTGGATGCGGTGGAAAGATTAATATCGTGAAAGCTGAGAATAAGGATGTGCAGGAATTGACTCTTCGCACACCAGAAGGTACAACCGAGCATGTGCAGGTAGGCGAGGTTCGCGATGATGGCGGCAAGGTTACTAGTATCAGCATCGAGGCAAAAATCAGCAAGTTCAAGGTACAGGCAAACGTGCTTAATATGGTAGCCAACAGCGGCAATTTCCCTGATGAGAGCGTAAGCACCGTAATCTCATCTCTTGAAAGTGCCTTTGGTATCAAGTTCTCGTATGATTACGAGCAGAAGAAGGTAACAGCTTATCTTACCCGTGATGTGTTGCGCAAGAGCGGTAATGAGGCAAGAACGTTTCATGCCAACATCCACTCCATGGTCCCGATGACCGAGAAGATTACAGGTGTGCGTATGCGCTATTCTGCAGAGAGTGATGCAAAAGATCAGCGTCAGAATGTACTCGATAGCCGTAGAAACAAGAACATGGGTTATTCTACCGATTATGATTACATCGATTACCCTGCGCCAGATAGTGGCGATAACTCCACCGTCTATAATCTCGACTACATCGATTTCTTCCATAATCTGAGTAGTGGAGATAAGCATTGTTATATCGACCGCAAGACTGGCAACGCTTATCGCGTAAAGGTGAATAGTGATGCACCCACGACAGCCGACTTGAAACCGGTACTCTTTGAGGTAGGTCAGTTTAAGGGTGTAGAATATGGAGATTGCAGCGATGAGAACGAAGATTTCATTCACGATATTTCGGTAGATTTTACTCCTGTTCCGTTCAATGATGTGAACTATTTCAAGGAGATAGAAGCTGCCTATGGCTCTCACGAGGCAATCGACTCCTACAACGGCAAGAAATATGGTGTAACCATCGCCGATAGTCAGCCTATCCTCTGTGCTTATGTAGATGAGGATATGGAGCATGAGTTTGTGGAGCAGATTATCAATCAGACTATCTCTACTGCTTTCTGTGATTTCTACATGCAGCAGACACTATCACTCGTAGAAAGCTACGACCCGTCGAGCACCGATGATGGCAATTCTCCGTTGCAGGATGATTCACGCTGGGGATATGCGGTTGCTTTGATGCGAGGTGGTGGTAGCGATGCTACCCGCCAGTCTTACGATTATAATTACGACCACTTCGGAACGTCCAAATGGCGTACCGTATCTGGTAAGTATGCCCTGGCATGTGATTCACTGGATATGATGGGCAACGTGTTTGATTACAACGGTGTGCAGGAAGGTGTAGGCGATGGTGAACGTTTCTCGCTCAAGATACGAGCTTTCAAGGAACCATCGTGGTTAAGTGATCCGAAGTATCAAAATGTAGTACTTTGTGATAAAGATGAGGTAGATAAAAATGGTAAGGTGGTTAAGAAGGTTCGCTCCCGTGGCCTCTTTGATACCTTCATTCTCCCATACGCCTATTTCCTCTTAAATAGAAAGAAGTTTATGGTAAGATGTACCACCACCGTAGCGCAGGTGGCCGATATACCTAACCACTGGCAGGAATGGTGGAATATAGGCGGTATGAAATGCCTTATCGACAAGGTAAATACTACCATCGATGCCAAGACGGGCATGGGCGAAGTAGAGTTAACAGTGTACGCCCTCTAACTCCCTCTCGCCCCCGTTCCCAGCGATTCTATCGCTGGTCTCACAATAAGAAACATAAAAAATGAAATAAAAATGGATAAAAAGATATTGATTACCGGAACCGGTATTCATTCTGCCCTAGGCAGAAGTACAAGAGAAGTAGCCATGAACCTCTATAAGGGTAAATGCGGATTGCATCACGACGAATGCCGCGATAAATACAATTCCGATTTATGTGGCAATGTACCTAGTTGGAAAGCAGAGTGTCTGGATATACTTACCCACGCGCAATACGAATGTATGCCTGCACATGGTTTTTATGTGCTCGATGCGGTATTCGAGGCGCTGAAGAAAGCAAAGGTCAGTAAGGAGTTTCTTGAAAACCATAATGTTTCACTTATCGTAAGTAACGACTCAGAATGTTATGAAAGCAAAGTTGTGGTCTCTCACGTAAAAAAGAACATCTCTAATCGTAGACTTCCGGTAACAACCCTATTCCGTTCACTTAATTCCACTATCAGCATGAACCTGGCCACTATCCTCGGCATTCATGGTTTATCGCTCACCGTTAGCGCAGCCTGTGCAGGAGGTGGCCACGCCATCGGACTAGCAAAGATGTTGCTCGATAGCAAACAGACTGAAATGGTAATTGTGATTGGTGCGCAGGAATGCGGATCTCAATATTGCATGGAAGCTTTCGATGCCCTCGGTGTCTTCTCACCTGATAAAGTACAGCCGTTTGGTAAAGGCAGAAACGGATTGGCACCATCTGGTGGCGCAGCCTGCATCATCCTCGAACCATCGGATAGTCTTCGATTGAAAGAAGAGAAGGTGCATTCATTCGCTTCCCTTTCCGGCTATGGCTTCTCTACCAATGGAAAAGCTATCACTACCCCTGATAGTTATCAGGAAGAAGTATCTATGCTGAATGCTATCGAGAATGCAGGTTTGGATGAAGGCATGATAGACGTAGTACTTGCTCATGCTACCGGCACACCGATGGGCGATGAAGCCGAGGCAAAGGCAATAGAGAGGATCTTCCCTATCTGTCCGAACGTAGTAGCTACAAAAGGTATGACGGGTCACGAGTGTTGGATGGCAGGTGTATCGCAAGCCATACAAGCTACCATCATGCTTACATACGGTCGTCTGTTCCATGCAGCCACTACCGAGGAGAACGCCTTCCCGAAATTGAACCTGGTGATGCGCCCTAAGTATTATTCCCCTCATCATATCCTCTGTAATGCCTTTGGCTTTGGAGGTACAAACTCCTCATTCGTTATTTCGAATGTTGAATGTTGAGTGTTGATTTAGGCTAGTGCCTTCGCGCCTCCGTTCCCAGCGATTCTATCGCTGGTCAGTTACTAATAAAAAGCAAAAAAAATATGAAAAAAGAAGAAATAACCTCTCGCATTATCACCATCGTGAACAGCCTGAAAACATCATGGGTAAAGCACGAAGTAACACCTGCATCTAACCTTCGTGACGAGGTAGAACTGGAGTCTCTTGATTTCCTCGATATGATCCAGCAGGTGGAAATGATGTTCCATATCAAGATTACCCCGGAAGAGGCGAAAGATTGCAAGCTCGTTTCCGATGTAATTGCGCTCGCCGAGCGCAAAGTCAACATTCAACATTCAACACTCAACACTAAATAACTATGGCACAGAAAATCAATCTCACATCTGGTTCTGTCTTTGCCGGAAACCCGATAACCTTTACCATCACCCCCTCCGTGGCTACGAATCCATCCTTCCATCGGGTTATCGTAGAAGTGAACTTTGATGATGGTACGGGCAGTTACGAAACCAATAAGCTCACTATTCCTGTTACCACCGAGAGAAGTGATGTATCGCTCGATATATCCTCTGCTCTCCGTATTACGCTGGATAGCTACAAGTATACTGCCATTCCATCCACCTACCCCGTGGTAAGCTGGTACATCAAAGCCTACGATGAGTATATGGATAACAACGGAGAGGTGCATACCGGTGTAGGCGAGGTCTATTATCCAGCTGATGGCTCGAAGAATAAAGGTGAAACCAACCTTCGCTGCATAGCCGGAGCCTTCAGCGATATAGAACGATTGAAATCGGGCGTAACGAAGGCTGTCACCCTTCTCTCCTGCAAACCGACTGATACCCCCGAAATAGCCGTTGTAGGCGCGAGCTTTGTTTATCCTGTCTCCTATAGCGCAGGGCAGAACTTAGCTACCAGCAGCTCACTGACCGCCCCTGTATCTAGGGAGCAGGAAATCACGAAGGAAGGTGCGCAGAGCATTCAGGGGCACCCTATCTATGCTCTACCGTCCTCTGAAGCTGAAGACCGTACCACCTTCCGTTTCATTAACCGCTTCGGTTGTCTAGAGAGTATCAGCGTGCCGAAATCCTACTCTCAGAAGATGAATGTCGAGAGCACGCAATATACGAAAGCTATTCAGGAAACCTTCAATCAATTCTCCCGTGCCGCTATCAAGAAGCAGAATAATCGTGAAAGCTGGCTCTATCAGAGCGACCCGCTTACCAAGGCATGGCAGCAGTGGTATCTCCATGAGTTCCTGATGTCTGAGCACGTATGGCTGAAAGCCAATGATGCCTGGCTTCCTTGCACCATCAATCTCGAAGATGAAATAACCATCAAGGACGAAACCAACAAAAATATGTATTCCGTTTCCTTTACTGCAAAGCTAGGTATCAACGGCAACCCGCTTATTTAGTGTTGAATGCTTTTATTAATGTTGAGTGTTGAATGTTGAATGTTGATTTAGGCTAGCGCCGTTGAGTCCGTTAGGCAATTCAACATTCAACATTCAACACTCAACATTTAAAAATCCCATTCAACATTTTTTGTCCCCACTAAAAAAGCGAAAACCTTTATCTTTGCCTTATAAATAAATAAAAATCCAAACAAAAAAATGGCAACAGAAGCAAAAAATACAAATTATTGGATCTCGAGCACTGCGCTCTCTATCCAGCTAAATTCGATGGGAGAGCCTGACTACATCCAGTGTAGTGTAGTATCGGGCGCTTCGGTCCTCTGCTATATGAGCGATGTGCCAGGCTTGGGCTATGATGCCGGTCACAACTATCAGCGCTGGACGCTTGCTGCCTATCCTTCTATCTTCCCCGATAGCAAACGGAAGTATGTGTATATCGCCATTCCACGACAGTCTACCACCGATAATAACCAGGCTACCGTCGTGTTCCCTGGTGAGAAGATAGATATATATGGTAAGACTATTCCATCTTCCGGAACTGAAGGTGTGCAGATAGGTAACGAGGCTTATTACTATATCTTTACAGGCGGTATCATATCTGCTGTAAAGACCGATGCCGACAATACCAGAAAGCGAGAATGGGAACAGCATTTTGATTGCGGTAAACTGGCTACCGACGAGGCGATAGCCAGCGGCGGTGAAGGCGAATGGTGGCGGTATAATTCCGTATCAGATACCATCACCTTCCTCAAGGAGATTCTGAAGGCAAACTTTAATGAATTGTCGGCAAAGGTAGCTCGCGTAACCAGTCTTTTCCTGGGTGGGCATGAACTGAGGGGCGTTGCTGACAGTAACGGCACCCTGGAAATAAGCGATGATACCGTAGTTACCCCTCAGTATCTCGGTCAGTTTGGGGTGAAGCATTTCCTTGCCAAGGATAAGGATGATACGGCCCATGGCACTATCACTTGGGAGAAGGTTCAGAAGTTCTTGCAGGGGTTGCATGTCGGTAACCGCAACAATGAGAACGGAGGTTCCTGGACTCCCGATGCAGAAGGTCGTTCACACCTCATAACAGATTACTTGGAGGTAAGAATGAAGGCTATCTTCGAGGAGCTGGTCATCAATAAAACATCCACCATCGGTGGTAAGGAGATAATCTCTCCTGCTGGCGGTGTGGTGGCTCATAAGGTAGAAGAGGTTACTGTGACATATAATAATGTGTCACAGAAGGCTTATCGTTGCTACTTCCTCGCAGAGCAGGAAGGCGATTCTGTAGATAATGATTTCGCTGTTAACGATCAGGTGCGCTCGGAATCATTCAATGTACGCAAGGGCACTTACCACAAAGTTGGCAATCACTTTTACTGGCGATTGGTAATCGGTCGTGATGAAGACCCTGTAGAGCTGGAAGGAAAGAAATATCATTATATCGACCTCTCTGATACCGATTGCGCTACGGCAAGCGATGTTCCTGCTAAAGGTGATGTGCTCAACCAGTGCGGTAATAGAACCGATGTAGAACGTCAGAACTGCCTTATCTTCTCGGCGGTAGATACCTATTCGCCATCCATCAGCCTCTATCACGGCATCAATAGCTATTCCTTTGCCAATAGGGAGTATGTGGAATATGGTGTGAATAAGCAGACTAACAGGGCTTTCTTCCATGTCTACGGAGATATGTACTTCGGAGACCGACCTACTAGTGCCAATAACTACGAGGGTGATTCCTATGTCAAGTTTGATAGCGAGACGAAGAAAGTAACCATCAAGGGAGACTTGGATATTAAGTCCACCTATGATGGCAAAACCTTGGATAAGTACATCACCGAGAAGAGCTTGGATAAGAATGCCGTTGAGACCATTATCAATAAATCGCAGACGATTATCGACCTTCAAAACCAGATAGACGGAGCTATTGAGACTTGGTTCTATGACGGCGTTCCTACTTTGAAGAATGCTCCAGCCATCAGTTGGAAGACCGACAATGATAAGAAAACCCACTTGGGAGACCTCTACTATGACAACAAGACGGGCAAGGCATACCGCTTTGCCAAGGATGGCTCTACCTATGAGTGGATTATCATCACAGATACGGAGCTGACCAAGGCACTCAAAGATTCAAGCCAAGCACTCAAAGATGCAGCCGCTGCGGATAAGAAGGCTAATGGAGCGCAAGCTACCGCCAACACCAAGAGACGCATCTTCGGCTCTCAGCCAGTTCCACCATACGATGTGAACGATATGTGGGTGAACGCAACCTATCCGAACGATGGTAGCACTTACAAGAACGAAATCTTGAAGTGTTCCACCGCCAAGGCAGAAGGCGAAAAGTTCGATATTGCCGATTGGAAATTGGCTAGCAAGTATACCGATGACACGAAGGCAGAGGAAGCCAAGAAAGCTGCTGAGAAGGCGCAAGAAGAGATTAAGACGACACAGAGCAACTTGAACGCCCTCGGAACGACTGTTACCGAAAACAAAAAGACGTTCGACAGCTACGTCAAAGATGGCTACCTAGAGCCTTCTGAGATTGCTGCAATGTCGCAGGATTCCAAGCGACTTGAAGATGCTTTCGCAGCTGCCGAGAAGTCGTACAATGAAGTGAAGGGAGCAGAGGTGTTAAAGAGTACAAAAGAACTCACCGACCTTAATACTGCTTTCACTACTCTCTCTACTGCCAAGACGGAACTCGTTACGTATCTCTCAGATATATCTACAAATTACAATAAGGCTGATACTACCGGCAAGGCTGCCATCGTATCTGCTGTCGGAACGAAGTTTACCAACTTCCAAAGCGCATATTCTGCCTTCTATGACAAGCTGGGTTTGGCAAACGCATATATCACTAGCAAGATATATGGTGACTTGAAGCAGAATATCACAGACCTCGCAGGTTACAAGTATCTCAAGGATGCGCTCGGTCAGACTACATATGTTGACGGTGGTCTTGTAATGACAACGCTCCTTGCGCTGAGAGACGGAGACGGAAACGTTCAGAGCGGTATCAACGGAGCAATAGACCCGAATAGAGGAAAGAAGAGTATCGCAACATGGTGGGGCGGTCAGATGGTGGATAAGGACTATAATAGCGGAAATCTTACCCCTGCAACCTCCCTCATCCGCTTCGATGGCTCGGGTTATCTTGCCAATGGTGCTATCTGGTGGGATGTGAGCGGAAAGGTTCACGCAGACCCGACATCGTTTATCATCAGTGAGAAGAATCTTGGCGCATACCTCACCTTCTTCGAGCCGACTTGGAAGGAAGGAAGTGCAGGAACGAGCGTTGCTGACCTTGTGTCTTTGAAGCCAAACGCTCCATTCTCCAAACTTGGCGTATCGGGCGATGCTACATTCGAAGGCGCAATCTCCTTCCATGGCATTAAGCTCACGTATGATTCCAAAAACAAGGCTATCAAAATTGATGGCAATCTCTATACCACAGGTGGTATCACGGCATACGGAGCAGGAGCATCTACCACGGGTGGTGGCGGCTTGAACGGCAGTGTGAAGAGTTATTCAAATGCCTTGAAGCTTACATCAGAATCGCTGTCTGAGATAGCTTCTGCCTACTCCATCAAGGCTCTTGATTCTCGTATCTCCAGCTTGGAAGGTGGTAGTGCTACTGCTATTTCTGTCAGCGGTAGCGGTAATGCGGTTACGTCTGTCACCAAGGATGGTACTACTATCAGCGTAGTTAAAGGTAGTACGTTCTTAACTAGTCATCAGTCACTTGATGGTTACGTTAATGCAATATCTGTAAGTGGAAGTGGGAATGCTATCACGTCTGTATCTAAAAGCGGAAAGGGTATTACATTTACTAAAGGTGCTACATTTTTAACTTCTCACCAAAGTCTTGCTAACTATTATACCAAAAGTAGTGTAGATTCACTTCTTAGTGGTAAGTCGGCAACTAGTCATACACATAGTGTTAAGATTAACGGTGTTACTAAAACTATTGCAGCTACTGGTGGAACTGCTGTAGATTTAGGAACTTATCTTACTAGTCATCAATCTCTTAATGGGTATGCTACGCAATCTTGGGTTAAAAGTCAAGGTTATCTTACTACCCATCAAGATGTTAGTATTCTTAACATGGCTAATGATAGATATTATTATAAAGATAATTATGGTATAAATATGCGAAATTCTGATATTATTGGAGTTAATAGTATTTATACTAAAGATTTATCTGATGACCCTTCAGAAGCTATTCTATTTTGTAGAAGTAACGGTAACTATGATGGTATTCGTGCAGCAAATGGAGTATTATATTTTAGCAATAATGTAGTTAGAACTACTAGAAAATATGATGCTGAATATGAAGTTTATCATAAAGGTAATCTTACTAAACTTAGTCAACTTACTAATGACAAGAACTTTGTTACTGGTTCTGTAAGTGGTCAAACTATTACTATCAATGGTGTTTCTACTACTTGGCAAAATACTTGGAGAGGAATTACTGATAGTTATAGTGGAACTTCTACTGGTACTAGTCTTAGTCAAAAAGGTGCAAATAGTTTATATAATGCTTTGCATAATGGATATGCTAGCAGCGCAGGTAATGCAGATACTGTAGATGGTTATCATGCTAATGGTAGCAATGTTGCACCCTATGGGCATATACCTACTATAGAAAGCGATGGAGTAATGGAAGTAGGTAAATATATTGACTTTCATAATGATAATAGCGGTAAACATGATTTTTCTACTAGATTACTAACTACTGGTAATTATGGAAATTCAGTTAATCTTCCATCAGTAGGTGGTACATTAGCGTTAACTTCTGACAATGTAGCTTCTGCAACAAAACTTGCGGCAGCAAGAACGATATGGGGTCAAAGTTTTGATGGTACTGGAAATGTTAATGGAACTATATACATAAATAATAGTGATTCTGAAAACGGAGCTATAATATTAAATAATAATGTAAATGCTAATGCTCGTATATCAGCTATAAAAGACCAAGTAGTATTTAATACTGGTGCTGCTATTCGTTTTGGAGCAACCAACTGGGAGTATAGTGATTGGGCTGGTCTTAAATATGATACTGTTGCTAATGCTATATATTTAGGTATAGCCGATGGAACTGTATTTAATTATTATTCTAATAAAAGAAGTAATGGTACACTTAAATTTCCAGGTATTACAACTATAACTCCTGATAGTGGAGCTAGAATTGGAGGTAGCGGTGGTGATTTATATTTAGGTAATGGTAATAATACTAATTGGGTGAAAGTTCAAGACATGTGTAGTCAAGTAAATAGTAGTTATTGGAACATAACACAATTCGGTAGTGCTACGTTTAAAAGTCTTACTGTTAATGATGTTATTAGTTGTGATAGTATTAGTGTTAGTAAAAATGCCGTTATTGCTGGTAATTTATCAGTTAACGGTTTAATAAATAATAAAGGTATATTACCTACAAATTATGAAGTTAATAATAAAGGAATGGGTTGTTATGTTTCAGCTGATGCTTTATGTTCTGGAATTACTGCTATTACTGATAGTATACCAGTTGATAATCTTTCTATAGTTTATAGTAATGATAATGGTACTAATTGGACTAATTATAATATATCAAATGATACTAAATTTAAGGCGTATGCGAATGTTGCAGGTGTTGATGGTTTTACCTTAGGTGGCAATGTTATCACTGGTAATACTGATGCTGAAAAGTTAGCTCAAATAAAAAAGAACGAATTAATGTTTTCGTTTGAAATTCCTAATTCTTGTTATTCTCAAGTATATTTTGCTTGTGTTGATATGGGACAAGGTGTTGGTGTTACTTGTACTGTAGAATATTTAAATAGTAAAGGTGTTATAGTCAATACTTATATTAAATATATGACCGGACGGAATCAGTTTAATTATATAAATTTATCTAATGGTAATACGGCTTTTGGTGTAGGAAATGATGATAGAAGATATATTCGTTTTAAATTTAAACATGACCAAAATACTACTGCATTACGAAATGCTTCAATAAATAGAATACGAATATTTGCTTTTACTAAGTATTCATTTCCTACTGATAGATTTATGGGGCATACAGGTCATATATATAACTTTGATTATAATTTGAATACTTACTTCCCTAATGGCATTCTTGCTAAAGGTGGAGTTACAGCTTATCAATCTTCAGACATCCGCCTGAAGCAGGATTTGCGGAAGCTGGACTACTTGGGTATCATCAAGGCAATGGGTGGCACTTATGGCTTTGCCTGGAAGAAGGACAACACAAGGTCTATCGGTTGGATTGCCCAACACGTCTTGTGCAACCCTCACTTAAAGGACATCGTGGAGACTGACGAGAAGGGCTACTACAAGATTAACTACTGGTCTCCGAAGCTGATTGCAACGGCATTCGGTGCTATCGAGCAGGTGGGCGATGAGGTCAGCAGGTTGAAGGCTCGGGTGGTCTTCCTTGAATCAGAGGTTCTGCGATTGAGTGGAGATAAGGAAGACTGCAACAAGAAGAGATTAGATAACAAGAATATTAATTCATTAAATTAGATTAGAAAATGGAGAATTTAAAGATTAACAAGAAGAGTGAACAGACAACCGCCACTTACACCAAGGGTGGCTATCGAGTAGAAATCACCTACAATGTTGACAAGACTGGTGGCAACATCGAGAGCATCAATATGAGTATCTATGGTGACCCAAATGGTAATTATCTCGGCAATGCCAACGCAAGCTTCAACGGCAGCGAGCTGACCTACAACATCAGCGGTGTTCCGCAGAGCAAGCTCAGTGAGGTATCAGCATTGATCAAGGAGGTTAATTCCGCTATCGCCGCTAATATGGCAAGCGAGGCAGCAGAGTAAGTATTAACGCAGGGTGGCTCTTATAGAGCTGCCTTGCCTAGTGTTTTAAGTTCTAAAGATTAGCGTATGGAACGCTTTATATTATAGCTTGCGAAAGTGTTCAATGTAACAGTAGAGCGAGTTGTTACTAAAGAAGTTGTAACAGAATTAGAAACTAAAGTTGAATATTTAAAAAAATAAAGATTATGTCTTATGCAAATAATGAAATATCAGCTCCAGTATCAATAGATGATATTAAAACTGTGTTAGGTGAATCTAGTAATGATGTTGCTACTTTATGTAGAAGTAGCAACATCAATATGTGGAGTAAGAAAAAACCAGTTCGATTATCTGAATCTTTTCCTGATATAAATGGAACTTGGTATAGAGCAGATGATGATGATTTAGGTATTCAAATTAATAAAGGTGCTAAAACTAATCTAGGAACATTATATGCTGGAGCTAGTTTTGTATATAAGAAACCTGGAGGTGGAAGTAGTCAACCTTATAGAATGACTGATTTTATTGGTTATAAACATGACGCTAAACCTTTTTTATATTGTGAAAGTTTAGGTAGTGTTGCAACTGTTGACGCTTTTACTGGTGAAGTATCTACAAATATACTTAATATTAAAAAAGGAGATATATCTCTTTATGATTTTAGTGAAAATAATGTAATGCGCCGTGGCTGGTTATATATGGAATATTTAACTTGTAATAGTTCTACTTATGACCCAAATAATTTAAATCATATAGCTCGTCAATCTAATGATGCTACTCATCAAATTGGCGCAGGATATACTTATATTGTAAATCCTAATGAAAATGAAGAATTGAAAGTAAAACAACATTTAATGGATTATAGTAAATTCGGAAATGATATTAGACATGCAGTATTAGTATTTATGGCTATACAATATAATACAGAAGTGTTTCCTATTTATTTTGATAAGAATAAAGCTCCTTATATTACATTATATAAAGAATATAAATTGTTTGCTAATGCTAAAGTTAGTAATCTAATGTATAGAATTGATAGTATAGGCTTTAGTGGTGATCCACTTCTATATACAATAAAAATAACTAGTAATAAACATAATTCTTTTTGTGTTAGTATATCATTTAATGTCGACAAAACTAATAATGGTTCATTTCCATTTTATAGTGCTACAAGTTTTAATACATTAGCTGGTTTACATAGATTTAGATTAATACAATATTATGGTACTGGAGGAGCTTATTATACTTGGTATCCTACTTTATATAATAGTAATGGTGTAAAGCAAAATTCTATAACTATAGATTTTAAAACTCATATTAGTGTTAGTTTAATTATTGCATTTGAATATGGAGACATTGCTACAAATAAAAAAGTATTTAGTTTTATAAATTATGGACAAACTGTTGCTATGGCTTTACAATATAGTGGAGATAATGGTAACAATTGGATGGATATTAAAAGTTTTAATGTACAATATTATTAATATTTATTTATTAATTAAATAAAAATAAAGAAACAATTATGAAAAAGATTAAGACAATCGAGGCTGTTGTAGCCTACAGAACATTGAAGGCATTGAAGACATCATCAATGAGCGATGATGCCGCTATGCGAGTTTGGAAGAATATGAAGGCACTGCGCCAAGTAGCCGATACCTACGACAAGGATGTGGAGGAAGCGCAGCAGAGCTTGAAGGACGATAAGTTCGAGGAGATGCAGTGCAAGCTTCAGGAGTGCCAGCAGTTGGAGCAGAAGCACGCCAATGAGGGCTACGAATACACCAAGGACGATTCAGCCAAGTTCGCTGAGGTCAATGAGTACTTCTTCAATCAGAAGCAGAAGACCGAGAAGTATTTCAAGGAACTTGCCGACAAGGAGGTAGAGGTAGCCATCGAGGCAGTTGACGAGAAGGAGTTGTTCAAGGCAGCGAAAGATTGCGGCTTGAAGTTCGCTGATATGGAGACCCTTGATGTTGTGATAGGATAAACACTGATAAGTAGATATAGAAATAGCGTTAGAATTTGGCAAGAAAGCCGTTCTAACGCTATTTTTTTTGTGTGAATGCGTCTCATATCGTGGAATGGAGTTGGTATACAACTAAAGATATGATTGATTCTTGCTTTACCGTAATGATAGTAACAGCAATGTTTTATATATACGGATTTTTTGACATGTTTATCAGTCGCCTCAAGTTAGGACGTAAAATCTGTGCATGATTATGGGAAAGATACTAAATTATGAGAGAAGATTTGGCAATATAAGGTATATCCCCTGCCATGTTTCGAGTGGGAAGATGTGGTGAGATGTTTCCTCGTTATCCTTCTCGGCTGGCTCATCTCTTAAAAGTAAAAAGGTAAAAAGGTAAAAAAAGCCTTAACCCCTTTGCGCCCCCGTTCCCAGCGATTCCATCGCTGGTCCGTAACTTTAAAAAAGCCCTGCTATCCATCGCGGACGGCAGGGCTGCATCGTTTTTTAATACTTTTTTAAAGATTATAACACCGCCACCTTTTTTACGGGCAGCGGAATTTCGACTGCAAAGATACGAAGAAAAACCGAGATATGTAGAGAAATTCAGAGAAAATCGGAGAAATTCAGAGAAAATCAGAGAAAAACTAGAAATCATCTGTAAATCTTTGTTCATATCCGTAAGAATTGTCCGTTTTTTCGTAGTAAAGTGCCCGACCCAAGCGATTCTTTCGCTGTTCTCTAAAAAAGATGAAGCCTTCCGCTCCTTAATCCGAGGAGCAGAAGGCTTCATCTTATTCCTAAACACGCATACGCCCTGGGCTAGGATTTTCTGCCCTTTCAGGGCGTGTGGGACTTACTCGGAGCTATTGATACGCTTCGTCTCTGTTCTTCCTCCATATCGATGAGAGGTAGCCGTTTTCGCAGTTATAAAGTTTGATGAGCGAACCGTAAAGGTTCATATAATAGAAGGTAGCCACATGTCCCTCTACCAGATAACCATTGATCGTAACCTTTCCGTTCTTCGTAGAATAGGTGGTAGTGAAGTCCTTCTCACCCTCTATCACCATGTGCATGGTGCCATCCTCGTTAAACGTCATGGAACCCATGCAATTCTTCTTCTTTCCATCTTTTGTCATAGTTATGACGCAATACCAGGTACCCCTTATCGCCGCATCATGGTCCGTCTCATCCGAAATATCATTCAGCGTTCTGCCGCATCTCATCTGGCATTCATTGCCGTTGGCGAAGGTTCCTACAATCAGCGGGCGCATATCGATGCTCGCCGATGTCCCGCTGCCCGTAAGCTTGTTGCTCTCCTGCAGATGTACACCCGAGATAGTCTCATTCAGCAGATTCTTGATATTGAAGCTTTTCGGTGTGCCCACCTCGAAGCGGGTAGTAAGCCTGTCGCCATCCATCTGCCAGTAGCCGAAGGCAGTGTTAGGCTCGATAACATAACCGCCTGGAGTCAAATCGCCACCATCCTCATAATAAACCATGTGGTTCTTGTAGTAGAAATAAGTACCCCTGGTGCTGTTGATGGTCCACTCGTTGCCGGCAAGATATTCCTTCACCTTAGCCGCCTCCTTCTCACTCTCATCCTCGCTGCTGCTGCAAGCCGCCAGCGAAGCCGTAATCATTCCCATGGCTACTACCGAGAAGATAGCCATCATGGAATGTTTCATCATCATTAAAAAGTTCTTTTTCATTTCTTATTCTATTATAACTGTTTAATTATTCATTACCAATCAGCACAACACCCACCGTTACTTTCTTGCCACAGTGTGGACAATACGCAAATGTTCGCATCATTCCATTATCAGCATGATTTTCGCCATTTTCAGTACGCAATTCGTCGTTTTCCGTACACGCGCCCTCATCCGCTGCGTTCATCACGGCCAATTTATCCACAATCTTATCCACATTTTCTTTCTTGATGCTAGGGTAAGCCTTTCTTATAATATCCTGCAGTTCCTTCATGGTAGGATAAGCCCCCTCTTCTTGTGTCTCTGCCTCTTCCGCTGGGTCGGGATAGAAGAGGTCGGTGATGTCGCAGCCGATGGCTACGGCAATATCCTCTAACTTCTTCACGGTAGGATTGCCTTTTATTACCGATGTTAAGCTTTGAGGAGAGAGACCTAATTTCTCGCCAAGTTGAACCTGGGTTATATTATGATCAGACAAAGCTCTTTTTATATCTAAGTATTTCATATTGCTTTATTTTTATCATATTGTTGTTTACGTGGTACAAAAGTATAATATATTTTTATAATATACAAGTTTTTAGCCTAAAAAATGGTTAAAATAAAGGTTTTTGTTTAAAAACGTTTGGTTGTTTCGATAAATCTCCTTATCTTTGCACCGTCTAAAAAATAAAACATTCGGAATGTAGAGCATGGAGTATCGAAGCACATGATGTGTCTCTGATACAGAGGCTGCATATAGATATATGGCAGTACGTACTCCCCTGCTTGCGATGTAATGTCGTCAGCGTGGTTTGCTCTACTATGCTCGAGCGTTTTACCATTAGACAAGGGGTTAAGGACGTACTGCCTCTTTTTATATATAAATATGTGCGTCAATGTCTAACAAAAATTAGTAGCATAACATGAATGAAACAACAATTACCCTACCGATGGGTAAAGCTGACCTCCAAGAGGCAGCCACGGCAGTAATCGAGCAGCTTGCCACTGCACCACCCGATACCGGGAGTATGAGTCAGGAACAGTCCATATCCTATAATATGGGTTTGAGTATCCTTTTTGCATGCTTGCGCTCCACCTTTTAGTAAATATCAATGTTTCACCTTTAAAAATCATTTTTATGTGTGATTATAAGTCTTCTTTAAGCAAAAAGGAAATCAATGCGATAAGAAACGTATTAAATGGAACTATTTCTATGGAGCATTGTTGTCTTTCGGATTTAAAGCAAAAGCAAATAATACTCGCGGCCAATATTTTCCTTAAATATTCTTCAGAGTTTAATCTTGATTCCGATTTGAATAATCTTTTCGTTATTATGATGGATAATAAGCATAAAGAAAGAGATTGGCATCGAATAAAAGCTTACTATGAGTTAATTAAAGATTTAATTAATAGTGGCGAAAAACTCAATTTAGTTAAGTTCCGTATTTCTAAAGTCAAAAATGTAATCGGCGATTTAAAGAAAAAGACGGTTATCCAATCCATGGCAATTTCTGAGAATGTATACAAGGAACGTTATAAAGAATTGGTATTGGGTTTGATTGAACAGCAGGGGAAGGAGGCAAAAGCTTATTTCGATTCCCTCAAGCCTTATAATGATCATGTTAGAAGGTATAGCTATAGTACAGAAAAACAAAATAGAACGAAAGATATGTTCGTTAGCGAACTGAAAGATATTTATGGAGATTTGTATGATTATTCTTCTGTAATATATAAAAATAGAAAAACAAAGGTTACTCTATTTTGCAAGAAACATAGTCTTTCTTTCCAACGGACCCCTTCTAATTTGCTTAAAGGCTACGGCTGCCCATGCTGCAACAAGGAACTGGGGCGAACTTATAAGAACACCGTAGAAGCTGCTTATTTGCCGGAAAGACGCAACCTCCGTTGGGACACAGATAGATTCATCAAGGAATCTGAGTATATATTCGGAAAGGGAACGTTTGATTATTCTAAATGCCATTATGTAAATAGTAAAACGCCTGTTACACTGATACAGGTAAGTACAGGGAAAGAATTTTCTGTTAGACCTACCGAACATCTGCGTCATCCTGCCTACAGAGATACGGACTCAGAGTATTACAAAGGTACTACAGATAAGCAGAAGATATATTATTATGCTGATTGCGTTCGTCGGGAATTGGCAAGTAAGGTTTATATTCCTATGCAGCACGTAGAATCATATAAAAGATTTAAGTGTATTTGTCCTGTTCACGGAGAGTTTTTTACCGATTTGATTAATATTCATAAAGGCGTAGGTTGTCCGGATTGTACTTCAAAAAAAGAGAGTTTGGGAGAACGGGCTGTCAGAAGATATTTGCAGCAAAAAGGTATTGAATATATACAGGAATATACTATTCGAGACAAACGATATTTTGATACTTTTGCCCGTATTGATTTCTATGTGCCCGATAAGAATATGTTTATAGAGTTTCAAGGCGAGCAGCATTACAATATAGCTGTGTCTAAGATAACTCATAACAGCCGTGGGTGGCAGAAGCAAAAAAAGCGAGATGATCATCTGCGAGCTTATTCAGAGAGTAAGGGAATATCTTTAGTAGAGGTACCTTATACTTATAGAAATAACGTTTCAGTTTTTCTTGACAAATACTTTTAATAAAATGATAGGCTATAATTTCCGAATAAGATTATAGCCTATTTTTTGAATTTATTTTTATCTCCTGTAAATCTCTGATAATTAATGCCTTTCTAATGTTTCTCCGTTAGTTTTTCACATCGCTGCCTAATGCCCTCTTGTTTTTTACAGCCCGAGAGGAGAATATAAATAATTGAATATCAGAGAAAACCCATAGGTTCCAACACCCTTTCAGCACCTCACTCTCGAGCAGCACTGCGCCACCACACTGGTATTTTGCCCCCCTGCCCCCCTGCCTGGCTCCGTCTGAAATATGCCCACCAACACCAGGAGACACGCCCACCGATGAGCACACACCGCCCACCGTCTGGACTTATCACCCACCAACACCAAGAGGCACGCCCACCGATGAGGAACACACCGCCCACCGTCTGGACTTATCACCCACCAACACCAGGAGACACGCCCACCGATGAGCACACACCGCCCACCGTTTTATTTTTCCTATATATAATAAGGTATACTATATATAATAAGAAATAAAGATATAACATTATATTTTTATTTAGGTAAACATATATATTTGTAAATAACTGTAAAAATAAAGAGATATATTGTTTTCAAACGTTAAATATAAGGATAAATCTTTATTTTTTCATCAAATTATTTGGTAGAATAAAGATAAATACGTACCTTTGCAAACGTAAACAAGAAACAAAATAATAAACGAATAAAAAATTAAAGTTATGAAAAAGAATTTAGTTATCTCAAGTGTAGCTGCAATTGCAGCACTTAACCCTGAAGGTTTTACTGTTAACGCTGCAAACTTGCAGCCCGTAACTACAGGTTATGCAGTAGCATTAAAGAAGACACAAAACAGTTTCGGGGCTGAAGGTTTGGCAAAGGTTGCAAACGTAATCGACGAACTCCAGGCTTCAGGTAATTTAAACGGCCGTACCTTAGCATTCGGCGGATGGTATGATTCCGAAAGCGGTTTATATTATTATGATGCTACAGTAATTTTCGAGGACCGCGATGAAGCTATCGAGGCGGGCCGCGCAAATGAACAACTTGCAATTTTTGATCTTGCAAATCTAGAAGAAATTAGACTGTAATACATAGGAACACGGGGGCCGCTCCGGCGGTCCCTATTATAGAAACTTTTTAAAATTTAGAAATCATGAAAGAATTTTTTAAGATATTGGCAAATATGGAGATTACAAGTTTTATCTTGGTAATTATCCCCGTACCTTTTTTGTTAGGCGCTTTTTATACCGCTTATAACTTGGTTTTTAACGAAGTGGTAAAGAAACAGGTAGCTATTGAAAATTTGTTATTATTAGGTGTTATTGCTGTTTTGATGTATGTTGTATTTGGTACTATGTTTAGAATGGACTATAACGAAGCAAAACGAGAATTAAACAAATAATATAAGTACAATTATATAGACTATAGAACTTTTTAAAATTTAGAAATTATGAGTACTAAAAGATATAATACCAAAACATTTGATTTTGTAGTTAACGGCGAACACGTTTATTTTACATGTGATACGACCAACACAAAAAACGGCTTCTGCCATCATTTTTTTGCAAGTGGAGGCGGCAAATATTACGAACATTCCCGCGTGTCTTATTTAAATAGGACCTGGGAGTCTTTTGAGTATGAAACGGCGCTTTTGCACGCCGTGGATAAATTCCCTAAAAGTATGCGCGTACCTTTGCGCCTGGAGATCCAGGCAGTAGCACAAAACGAACACGAGAAAGCAGAAGCTTTTTATAAGGCGTTCGCGGCTAACTTCGCGGCGTTGAGTACTGAACAAAAGAAATTTGTGCAGGATCATACACCTGTTATTAACAACATGAACCAGGCTAAAACCGTTAACGCGGCCGTTGCTATGATGGCAGTATTATAATATATTTTAAAGATTCCAGGGTGCAAAGGTTTGAGGCCTTGGCGGGGGATCATTCCCCCGGTACCCCCTATTATAGAACATTTAAAATTTTTAGAGTTATGGCAAAGTATACAAAGGAAATGGAATATAACGAACTTGCAAAACGCGGGGAGTGTTTTTGTGAAACTAGTAATTGCGGCGGTTATGGTATTGTTGTTAACGCCGGCAGCGATGCTGTATTGTGGCGCCGTTATTGTATGGACCAGGAACACACGGCGCAAAGATGGCAGGAAATTAAATACACGTTTCCAAGAAACGAGGAGGCGGAGGCGCGTCCTTATTTCACGGTGTACGGTACCCGTTATTATCTCGATAACTTTATGAGATGTGCGTAAAAATACCCCGGTACCCTGGATATTTCAGGGTACCCACAAAATAACTATATTATAGAATCTTTAAAATATTAAGATCATGAATAATTATAATATCATTTTTTCACGCCGTCCAGGTACGGCCGAACTAGTAAGCATTTTATTTGCGGTGTGTGCCCTTCTATTTGCACGCCTGAACAAAAGTACCTTTGCGGCTATAAAATCCGCCTGGCAGTGGCTTTTTAAGCCTGAAACTTACTTTGCAAGTGACGGCGAAGGCGTGACAGTTAACGGGCTGCAAATTATAGGTCTTAATCTAATTACCGCGGCCGTGTGTTTGATATTATCAATATCTTTATAATGATATTCTTTTTCAAGCTTTAAATAACAGGGTGCAAAGATTTTGAGATCTCCAGGCGGTTCGCGGACCGCCGGCACCTTCTAACAAGGTGATAAAAGCCGCTTTTATAGCGGGTGTAAAATACCACTAGGAATTAATAAATATATATTATAGAACATTTAAATTTTTAAGGTTATGGCTACATGTAATTTTATGAGCGCAAATTGCACCCGCTATTTTGCAATTGGTATGAATCGATACTATACTAAAGAAGACGTGGAGGAGTGCGACCTGGATCCGGAACTTGAAGGGGAGTTTGATGAGTTCGGAACGGAAACAGATTATGATTTTGCCAAGCAAAATATAGTTTCAGGTCTTCAGGCGAAGGGCTGGGAGGATTACGACGGGTACGAAGGCGACGCGCGCGTAATTGCTTACAAGGATAAATCACTCGTTTATGGAGGCTGTGAAATTTCACTCGAAATAAAAGCCCTGGTGCGTTTCGGTTATTACGAAGGCGCTTGTATGGATCTTTCTGGTAAAGTTACTATAGACTCTGCCGGTGATTACTGGACCGGCAGCCCTGAATATGATATGTTTGATGATGGCGAATTTAGCGAGGTTTCCGTGGTAGATGATAATTGGACTGGGAACGCCGGTTTAGATCACCTTCAGGCAAAGAACATTATCAAGAAATTAAACGCTATTATAGAGGATCTGAGAAATGAAGCAGAGTACGTTTTTTCTTGCTATTGTGGAGAAGAGTTGGCCGTTGCATACCACTGTAGTAACGGGGAAACAGGCTACAGCAGAATCGAAAAAAGACTCTATCAAGAAGTAGACGAAACGAAGCCTAACAAGGCAGCATAAACGCAAAACGGGGTACCCCTGGAGGCTTCAGGGTACCCACTATTATAAAATGTGTAAAATATCACTTATTATAGAACATCTGAAATTTTAAGGTTATGAAAGAATTAAAGAAATTAGCTATCTTATTACGTGCACTTGGTTTTAAGGTAGAAGTGGAAAATGAAACAATTAGTTTTGGCGACGGTGCTGTATATGATAATATCTTTGCTGCTGTCGATTTGGCAAACTGCCACTGGGACATCTGGCACGAAGGCAGAACGTTTGAGGTACACTTTTTCGCAAATAATGAGTGTATTTATGATCAGGTGTACTTCTCATTTCAGTTCGACGTTATCAAACAGATTTTTATCGATTACGACAAATACGGGAAATAAGCCTGTGAAGGCTTCCGGGTACCCCTGGAGTCTTCTTTATAGGCTGCAAAGAATATCACTCTATTATTGAACATTTTAAATTTTGAAGAATTATGGAAACAAAGATAGATTTAAATAATTTAGAGAAAGAAAATATCGTGAATATCGCGGACCGCCTGGGCGTTTTGTCTGAAGACTCAGGAGATGTTTTCCTGTGGTTTTATGATACTCTTTCTGCCCCAACATCAAAAACTTTCAGCAGCGAGGAAAACGCGAAGGAGTACGGAATTTTGAGAAATGAGTTTTACATGCGCCGTGGCTTGATTGAACGCGATGAGCCAAAAAACTATATTATAGGCTCGGAAAAAGATTACCGGAACGCCGTGAAGGCCTGGCAACGTCGCAAGAAAAACGAGGAAGTAAGAAAGTACCGCGAACACGTCGATAAACTCGTGGACCGCACAAACAAAGAAATTATAGCCCTGAAGGCACTCAAAGATGTTTGCTGTACCTTCGACGGCAAAGTGATAAATAAGCGCTTCCTGGACGCTGCAACGAAGGCGACGGGCTTTAATTGTAGTTTCTGTGAAGACTGCCTGTTTATGTTTGCTATTAATTCATACGGGGAGTATGCTCCAGGTATTACGCTTTATCCTACTTCATGCTCTAAGATATATAAGGCGTGGGAATGGACCACGGGCGACCGTATGGAGGCAGAAAAAGCCCTGGGCGTGATCGACGGGTATATTCTGGATAAAAGGCAGGATATTGCCAAATATAAAGAAAGTACTAAACATTATGCTAAGTACGTGGAACAGGTACGCAAAATTGAGGCTGCATTCCATGAATTGATAAAAACCGACGATACAATAAAAAGCTGGGCGCGTGAACACGACCTGGAAAAATACCCGCTTGTTAGTCACATCTGGGCATTCTAGCAGCTAGCCCTGGAGGCTATCCAGGGCACCTGTTTATAGAAAGTGTGAAATATTACTTATTATAGAACGTTTTAAATTTTGAGGATTTATGATTAATACGAAATTATATGTAGATATTCTGAGCCGCTAGGCAAAGAAGGATGGCCGGCCACACGAAATGGCACTGAGTGATTTTTGCGACTTCCTTCTTGATTTGTTCAGCGTAGAGGCATTCAAGGGCAAAGGAGCAGATAGCTTGAAAAACTGGTTCGATGAACGTATCGGCAAAAAGCCTGATTTCGGGCTGCTGGCTACTAACTGGCTTGTAGATGTTAGCACGGCACTCCAGAAGGGCACTTGGCTCGATGCTTTCGGCATTCTTTATGAGGATATGTATCTATCACGCGGCAAGGCTTCTCAGACAGGGCAATTTTTTACGCCTAAGGATGTTTCCGACCTGGTAAGTGATATTATAGGCTCGAAAGAAAAACAGGCTTCTAGCCCCGTTATTTCGGGCAAAATGGTAAATGATTGTGCAGCTGGCAGTGGCCGCCTTCTTCTTTCTCATTTCGCAAAGATGAGCAGCCCTGATCCTTCAGTTGGTAGAACTTATAAATATATTGCCCAGGATTCAGATCCGCTGGCATGTAAGATGTGCGCCCTGAACATGATGGCACACGGTATGAACGGCGTCGTTATCTGCCAGGACACTTTGGCGATGAGTAAACCAACGGCAACGTATTACATAAACGAAGTGAAATATCCGTTTATCACGCCTTTTTATAGCGTGCGTATTGTATCAGGGAATCCTCAAAAGTAGGATTCCCTGGGAATAGAAAGAAACATATTATAGAACATTTAAAATTTTAAGGTTATGGAAAAGAAAAAGAAATTAGATGTATCAAACATCGACCTGGTAAGCTTCGAAGGCTTTTATCAGACTATCTGGGATTCTTCTTTTGAGGTATCAGATTACGAGTACCGGAACGAAGTTGTAGAGGATGAGGATTTCACCTTCAATGAAGACAGCTACCAGAAGGCAGTTTGCGAGGCATACACCAAGCAGTGGGAACGTTGGCTCCAGCAGTATGTTTGCAAAGATATTAAATTGTCCTTCGTAGGCGTGCAGCACCCTCTGGCTTATAACTTCAGTACCGATACTATCCAGGTTAAAATCGGGCTATCTAGCGAGGCAAAGAAGGCAATTATAGCAAAGGTAAGAAATCACCGTGAAGAGATAGCCGGCTGGATCAAGGAAAATCACTCTTCCAGCGATGGTTTCTGGTCCTTTCTGAGTAATGATATTAAAGACTGGAACCGTGCAGCCTTATTCAACCATACGAGCGACCGTCAGGAAGCCTATCTTGCCTACATGCTGTATTATATAGTGAAGGCTGAAATCGGGGCTAAGAACGGCGACGACCGCCTGGAGATGATGGCTTATTACAACATCTTCGAGCAGATGAGCATCACAGAGTTTATCACATACCCTGGCAATAATAAGGCAGCCTGAGCGCTGCCCTATTATTGCCCATCGGAAAAATTAGAAATCACTCATTATAGAACAGATAGAAAATGAAGAAATCATCAGCTATATATAATTTCGCTATATCGCAGCAGCAGGGTAAAATCCTGCTGACTGCCCAGGAATATCCCTGGAGTGTGCTCCAGGTAATCACTTTCGAGCCACAATATTTCGATAAGGTGGTGGCGCTTTGCAAGCGCCGTGGTATGGTAGCCACCCACGACAAGGACCGCTCCTTCTGCATCATCCATCTTGGCAGTGGCGACCAGGGCGGCAAATATCCAGATAAGCATATCAATACTGATACGCCAGCAGCTATCGACAAGTATCTGGAAGCATTGAAAGATGCGATGGCGCAAGCAGTAGTGTGGTATTATAGCAATATTATAGCAACAACGAAAAATTAGAAATCATGAGAAAGTTAACAAAGAAAGATAAGGAGTTTTTAAAGAAAATCGGCTATCTCGAAGAGGATTTCAACCAGATAGAAGAAGCTAATTATAAGTATTATACTGAAGATGATCAGAGAATCAGCGAGGAGGAAGCTCTTAAAAAGTTAGGTAGAGATCGCTGGCTGTCTGGTATCGGTAGAGCCTGTTTTCATGCTTCTGCTGTAAGGGAGTGCAAGCGTGGTTCAGAGACCATATATATTAAAAGTGATACTTTCGATAAATAATATCACAATCACATATTTATAACAACATTAAAAAATTAGAAATTATGAAAGCAAAGAATAATAATAAGAACGGTATGAACGTTATAAAGAATAAGGAGAACGAAGTGCAGGTGACAGAAGAGAGCCGCAAGGCATACGGACGGCCATCCATCAACGAGGAGAAGGGCTGGAAGCTGGATCACGTTATCCCTTTTGACTTCTATCACAACGCTTATATCAAGAGCCGCAAGGGTATCGATGAGCTTGTGAAGATGGTGCTGCAGGAGTGTAATATCAGCCCTGACGATACCTGCTCTTGGGCAAAGGACATCCGCACGATTATTAAGCATAGTATTGAGAACTATGACAAGCTTTTGGAGGAGAGCGAGGACACTCCGGACGAAGAGGACCTGAACCTATCAGGGTGTTTGATTGGCGATGCAATCGAATTTCGGCATGAGGCTTTTTATCCTGCCGATTACATCGCTCCTCATACCTTTGAGGAGACGAAAGAGGAATACGTTCGGGAAGGTAACTGGAAGAGTTTTCTGGCCTTTAATAGTATGACCGAGGAGGAATATAAGGAGTATTACAACAAACACTATTTTCCTGCTGATGTAGCATAGAAATCCCCTACCCCGTCCGGCAGACCGGCAAGCGTGGAGCGACACCGCCACGGGGTGCGTTATTTTAAACATAACTTTAAGATTTTAATTGTTTTGCGGAAGCGTCCGCATTTGTTTTAGTTTACAGGCTGTCTGCGGTCTGTGAGGATAGCAGCAGCAATTTCGCCTATGGTTGGCCGAGGATGATATGCTTCATCCTTCAGGGTCCGAATCCCTGGTGGGCGACAAGAGAAGAAAAGAAGATAAAAAGGTGTTGAGAATTTACTTTGCAAATAAAACAAACGTTAAAAATGCACCTAAAAGCGCAATTAAAGTGCATTTTATTTGGTAGTTTCAGAAATTCTTTGTACCTTTGCAAATAGAAAAAAACAAGAAGATAAATAAAAACAATAACCGGCTGTGCCAGATAGCCAAATAAGTCTCAAGGGCATGAGCAGAGAATATGATTATTACTTTCAAGGAGTTTAAGACAAAAGTTCGTAACAACGCTATCGTATGTTTCGGATCATTCAGATTTGACGAGGCGGAAGAGACCAAGGGTCGCGAGGTTTCTATCCATCGTTTCGGTAAGAGCACGCAGTACCAATTTTGCGATGCTTCCTGCATCTTTGACCTTCCGCTTGTAGATAGCTATAAGATGGATGTTTATACTGAGCATGAGTATTATGGTTATGGAAGTTATTACGGAACTTACTACGTAAAAGAGGACACTCCTGTAGATTTCGCTGCTAATAAGTTCTTTATCATCGCTCCTGACTTCCTCGTTGACATCGAGAAGGCTTATAAGCGCAAGAATGATTATAAGCACTGCTGCATCAATAACTACGTGATTTCTTCCGTTTCCGTAGCTTGTGCTACCTGGATGCGTCTTACTGACTACCTGAAGGGCAAAAATGAGGTGGAGTTTCTGGATGGCACTATCCGTATCGGTGAGTGCGAGAAGGATGAAGCCAAGTTAACGGCAAAGGTACGCAAGTACATCGGTTTCGCTGAGAAGGCATTCAAGAAGTATCTTGAAAAGAACGGTCTTGCCAACGAAAACGAGTATCTGGATATGCTTGCACGTAAGGAAGCAGAGAAGAAGGAGGAGGAGAAGGCAGCGAAAAAAGCTGAGAAGGCGAGAGCTAAGGAACTGGCTTATATAAATGACCATATTTTCATTCAGAACAAACGAAATTCGGAAGCCTACAAGCAGGTTATCAATCGCCTGAATACTGGTTCTCATCTGGACGAATTAAGTGCTTATATTGGAAGAGAAAATGGCATAAATTGTTATGAATCCAGGGATTTTGACGGATATAGTAAGAGCTGTCGTTTCCCTATGATACGCCGCTCATTTAGCCTGTACTTGAAGAAGGGATATAATATCCATATCGTGGGCGGTCTGATTACCTTTGTGCGTGGAGAAATCAAACGTAGTGGTGTGGCTTGCGAATGGATTGAGCAGGGCAGGGCTATTGATGATATTGAGACCGTGAAGGGCTTCCTGGTAAGGGGTGAACACATCGTGGCAAAGTCTCTGAAGGAGGCGCAGCGTATCAATGCGGAGAAGCGAAATAAGCAGGCTCTTAGCCTACTGAATGCCAGAAGCAAGAATCAGCTCATTTACCAGAAGGTAGGAGATCACATGTTCACCTTTGAGGAGTCTTTGGCTTCCGGCAACTGCCGTCCTGGTACTCAGAACTTCAAAAACCGCTACGAGGCTGCCATCGGTCACGAGGCCACCGAGATTTCGCTTGCCGACCTTCGTAAGTATGGTAAGAAGTTCGGTCTTGAAGAATATACCGAGCGTGTTATCCGCTATGTTATGAACAGATTGTAGAATTATATATTACTTTATAGAATATGGAAAAAATAATATTATCACCCTTGCAGCTATCCTCAGTAGCCAAAAGCTACTATGAGGGTAGCATCCCTAAGAACACTTACGGGATGGAGAAGTATGTAGCCACCGATGGCGAGAATGCGATGTTTGTAAAATCAGACTATCAGCCTGCACCGGGCGAAGTAGTCTTTTATATCAAGCGCATGAGATCAGAGCTGTACTGCCAGCTCTATAAAGAATCATAAAATACTTGGAGATATGGCAAAAAGAGAAATTCCCCTGTTTATTATAGACACGCTGCGAAATCACAAGCGTGGTGAGTGTGACTTCCTCGTCTGCACTGATAAGGATTGCGGTTTTATCGCGAAGGTAGATTACATCGACGAGGAAAAGGAGGAGGTGGGCGATGATTACCGCATCGGTTTTCCTCGCCGTGGTTGCAGCTTGAGAATCAAGATTCATCAGATGATAGGTCAGCACCCTGATACGGGCAGAATAAGAACCTTGCTGAAGAAGGGTATGGAGTACTTCATGAAGGCTGTTACCTGCGAGGTTCACGTAAACAATCCGAGCCGCGAGGAGTGTGCTGACTTCCTGAATACGCTGGTCCGTATGAATAGGCAGTATGTTGACGATGCCGGCTCAGACTATCACGCCCGCCAGGCTACCATCCACACCATTATGATGCTGGAGGCTACGAGAAAGCTCCTTCTGGAAAAGCAGGAAGGTATCGGGATTGAGAACGGCGGCGATAATGATCCGCTCAAAGGTGTAGATTTTAAGTAATAATCATTCAGCCCTCGACATCATGGTTAAGTCATAAGATATGAAGATTTTAGAAACAAATACGAGAACTTTGGTTGTTTCCCAAAACGCTGATGGTTCTTTACTTATTACAGAAAAAGGTTTGCCAATCAAGAATGCAGGTAACTTCATCCTTAATCTCGGTGGCATTGATGCTGTTCTGGCAAAATGCAAGGATATGACTGAAGAGGAACTTCTGGCAGAGAAGAAGAGTAAGTTGAAAAAGCAGAAAGCAAAACATGAAGAACTGCAACGCAGAATCTTGGCGGAGAATGCTCTGATTGAAACAGCATACAAGAAAGTGTTTACTGATGGTGCAACTGTTGAGTCTACTCCTCATAATATTTATGTATTGCTTTCTTTCCTTAATACGCAAAATTGGGGAATGTGGAATTTGCCAAAAATGACTATTGGCTACAAGTGTAATCAATATGATTGTGATGGCAAACAGGCAACTACCATCATTCTTGATAAGCCAATCCTCTATAAAGGAGAAATGCTTTCACACATCCAGGTTGGTGCACCACGTGGGCATCTTACGCAATATGCAAGATTATCTTTTAACTAATTATATAGCCCTAGGCGCAGCACGGTTAAGCGAAAAGAATATGGAGAATATATTAGCAAAGACGGTGAAGGAAAATGGAAATATCGACTTAAACGAATTAAGTTGGAAGCAGGTCGTTGCACTCCTTGGTGCCTGGGATTCCAGATTCGCAAGAAATGAGAACACGTCGTTCTCGGAGATGGTGAAGCGATGCTATAAATCACGTCCGTGGCACGAGAATGCGAATATCATCTATTTGCATCGAAATAATCAGAAAACCACCATTCTTCCTCATGCCTGTTATAACCTCGACGAAGCAGAGGAAGATATGATATTTAATTTGCTCAAAAAGCAATTTCTACAGAAGTTGTAGAATAAAAAATGCCCCGACCGAAGCCGGGGCAACCGCGAGCCTTCTGGCTCGAATCTACTATAGTAGAAATTTGGCTCTTTAAGAGCGTTTGAATCCACAGACTTTTGAAAGTCTGACCGTCAACGGAAGTTTTATGTTTCTTTTTATTCCATAAAGGTACGATTGAAATCTTCCGAAGATGGTGCAAATTTAAAAAATAAAACAATACGGTGTATCAATTTACTCGAAAAATTATAGAATTTTAAGTTTTCAAAGCCCTACCGCATCGCGGATAAGCGGAATAAAGATGTTTAAGATATTGCACGCCTTCCTTGATTATCCCTTCTGCTCGTTCGAGTTTCTAAACCTCGACACTCAGGAGCATATATTTGCCTCATTCTTCGATGATCCTCTCTATGAGCTTCAGAAAGAGTGCGGAGTGAATTACGACCACGAATTAGAAGGGAAGATAATAGAGAAGATTCCGTCCGATTTGCGCATACATACCAGGGAGTATGCCGTTATCAGGGCGCAACAATATTTGGAGGGTTCTTGGTTCTTTCCCTGGCTAAAGAAGAAAAAGTAATATAATCATTCAGCCCTACGCATCACGGATAAGCGGAAAAGATATGGAGATCAATAAAACATCAAATAAGAAAGGCAGACCAGCAGCAGAGGGCAGCGTCCACAAATATGTGGTGCCTGATGACGTGCACGACTGGATCAGAAAGCATGGAGGCAGTAGATATATCACGGATATTGTACGCGCTATCGAGGCTGCGACCTTAAAGGCGCAGGAACGGCAGCAGAAAAGCAAGGAGAAGAAAGAGGATAGTCACGACAGCAGCCATTCGGTACAGGCTTCTAACTTCAAACAGGTAATCGAGCATATTTGCATACCTGTGACAGACGAACCTATCGAGGAGGAGGATTGCAAGCTGATTTGCAATGTGAAACGTATCAGATATGGCTATCCTTTAAATTCTGATTCTGGTGGTGGATCATGGAGGATAGATGAAGATGTAGATGCAACTACCCTTCATAAACTTGTCGAAATAATTCGTCAGTGTTTTGAGAGTGACTATGAAAACGGTCTTTGCTCAGGAACTCCTCACAGATTTGAAGATTACGTTATAGAAGGCATAGAGATTTGCAAAGATACTCGGGTAGCTACTGTTACCTTCGGCAGCTAGTCACTCCTCGTTATATATAACATCGGTGAAACTTCACCGATGCTGCGACAAAATTATAAACTTCAATTTTAATACATTTAAAGATTATAGCATTATGAAAAAAGCAATCACATATTCCGTTGCAGCCATCGCCCTGGTAGGCGTAGCTGTGCTGCTCTTCTCTACCATCGGTATAGCAGTGTTCTTCCTGCCACTTCTGGCTGGAGCATTCAAATAAAATATATCAATTTTAATACTTTCGTTTTTTTAAAGATTATAAGATTATGACTAATAAGGAACTGAACATGGCTATCCTCAGCAAACTGTATGAAATAGCTGAAATGATTTGGCAGAAGATGGTAAGAAACGACCACGGTTGTTTTCGTGCCAGCGAGATAGCAAAGAACCTGGGTAAGATTTTCTATTGGGATGATGCAGATAAGGATGAGCTTATCCAGATAGAGGTAGGCGGTTTCCGCTGCGAGTTTGCTGCTGCGCATATCTTCCGTCTTGTTACCAAGTTCGAGAGTCTTGCCGGTATCGGCAAGAATGCGCACATGTTTACTTATCAGGAGGAGGACGGTAAGGAATGTGGCCGCGTATGTTTCCAGGCTACCAGGGAGATGGCAGAGCTTTGCGATTTCGTCAGTAAAAAGCATAATATGGGGGCAAAAACCAGTATCTTTATAGATACAGAGAAAAACCGCCTGGTGGCTACTGATAGCTATAAGTTGTTGGCTATTCCTGTTACCATCACTCAGAAATCGGGAGATACCCGCGAAATGCTTATCAACGCGAAGACCTGGAAAAAGATGTGCGCAAAGATGAAGAAGGGAGAAACCTACGAACTGATGGCTACCAAACTGGATAACCGCGAAGAGGCTACTGTGATTGAGTTTGAAGGCGTGACTTCCTACGAGCCTTCTACTTGTCGTTTTGTGAACTGGGCATACTGCTTTAGCAAGTTATCGGCAGAGCATTCTGTGCATCTGGGCAGCAGTTGGGAGGCTATCCAGCAGATGATCCGCTCTGTAAACGAAGAATTGGTTTATCTTTCCGGTAAGCAGGGCGAGAAAGTTATCACGGTAAAGATGGGCGAAAATTGGGCTACCTTTGCTACGGATGAGGTGTTTGCTCATAGCTTTAATCTCTGTTTTATGGGCGAAAAACTGCTTTCCATCTCACAGTTAGATGTGCTCTATCTGGACATGGAGGCTAATACACCAAAGCCTGCAGTATGCGGAAACGGATATATCTATTTAATCTGTCCTTACACGATGGGCGATGCCTATGTGGGCGAACTGGTGGCCGATGGCGTTTACGATGCTGGTAAGGCAGGTAATCTTATCGACCTTTTACAGCAGAGCTGCGAAATCACTACTCCTGTGGTATCTGAAAAGAAAGTTGTTCCTGTGGTATCATCTTCTGAAAAGGCTGCGTCATCTTCTGAGAAGAAAAAGAAGTCTGTGGATGATAGCCGCAAGTTTACTTTTGATAAGATCGGCATCGAGCCTGGCGACATCATTACTTTTATCCATGGTGGGCAGAGGGTTATCACGATAGACAATAACAAGGTGGTATACCAGGGCAAGGTTTATACTCTTTCCGGCTTCTGTAAGGAGTTTATGCCTGATGATAGACGGAATAAGGCTAACAGCTATCGTGGCTGCGCTTTCTTCGCCTACAAAGGTGTGAAGCTGGATAAGATGTTCAAGGAGGCGCTGAAGGCTAAGGAGCATGCAGATTTGGCACAGGATAAGGAGGAAGACGAGAAAGAAACAAAACACCTTTCCGTTCCTGCGGCTATCATAAAGATGAATATTGCCGAGTTGCTTGCATCACCATCGTACACCAAAGATTTTAAGCCTGTATGCGGCTATCTTGTATCGTCGCCTATCATTGTACCATTTGGACGTGATAAGGACGTAGGCGCAAGGAAAACCCACTATCTGGTAGGCGTGGCTGCGCAGCCTATGCCACCACCTGGGAACGCAAGAAAGCTTTTGCCCTTACAGGGCGAGAGGGGCGCGCCTATGATTACCCATGGTGTTGCCCTGGGCTAGGAGCTTCTGCCCCTTCAGGGCGTGCTACTTGAGGAAATTTAATAAAAAAACGTAAGGGTATATAATAATTCCGGAGGCCTTTGCGTTATCAATTATAGAACAATTTTAAAACTAAAATTATGAAAGATAATGAAGTAGTAGTTACTATCCCCTGCAGCGATCATGCCATCTTTCTTGATCTTTATGGCATATTGTATGAGCGCATTGGTCTTGCATGGAAGAAAGACAAGGACAGTTTAGAAGGTTCTAAAGAGTCTTATTACATTGACAGAGAGGGTTCCTGGCAGATTCCTGAAGGTGTGGATGAATATACTGGAACTTCTATCGTCGCTCATCGTGGAGAAACGATACCTTTTGAAGATCTATGTTACGTCTTTGGATATACCCAATATATTCCATCGGTTATTCCTGCCCTGAAGAGTTACGACGTTCATATAGATAAATCGAACATGACCGGTTCCTTGAAGGTATTTCTATACCGTGACGGTGACAAACAAAAATACTCGTCCTATAAACTGACTGTAGAAACCGATAATGGCGTATTAGTTATGTCTTTATCTAAGTTTCTGTACTTTACAGAACTCGGTTTAAAGGATGAGAAAGAGAATATACTAGGGACGTTGAGAGACTACCTGGTTTCTTTTCTGATAGAATACAGCAAGCAAATAGGGTTCAGGGTTGAATTTGGAATATTCTTCCGGAAATCAACTGCTCGGGAAGCTGACTACCGCAAAAGGCAAAACCGTTTCATCTGCCAGGAAGAAAAGAAGTATCTCGGACCGATAAGGAAATTTGTGAAGGAGGAATTTGAAAAGGATTGGAACGATGTTCTGGGCAAAGAGAATGAGAGGGAACTATATAAGAAAGAGCGTGACGAGTGGCAGCAGGAAGCCGCCAGCAGATATGACAAGGACCCGAACCTGATGGAATAGGTTTTCCTACGTTACTCTACCAATATCACCATTACCATGGGTAAGAAAGACAGCGAAAAGACCTACTCCACCTTCACGGTTCCAAATGTGAATTTCGAGCGCAACAAGATTACGACGGTTAGGGGGGGGGACAGTAAGGTAAAAAGGTGCATTCGTACTTTGGTATGTTGCACCTTTATTCTTTATTTCCACGTTTCCACATTTTCACGTTTCCACATTTCCACAAAAGCAGAAACGCATACACAAATACACAAACGCATAAATACATAAACGCATAAATACATAAACGCACACATCAATAAAGAAATATACAAACAAATGAACAAATAAATGAGTAAATAAATGCACGAATAAATGAATAAATAAATCAATGCAGGTATCAAGGAATAAAGCAACCAATACACCCATAAATGTACGAATAAACAAATAAATGCACTCATAAACGCAGAAAGTTATAAAAAAATTTGGTAGTATCAATTTAAATTCTTAATTTTGTAGCGTGTTCAAGAAATAACGCAAAAGGATCGCATAAAAGCATGATTCTGTATCTACATATTTCCACAAAAGCAGAAACGCACAAACGTGCATTTATGCGTGGATGCGTTAGTGGATTTAAAGAAACGAACACATTAATAAATATATAAACGAATTAATACTTTTAAGATTATGGCAGAAACAAGATTAAAAGAAATCCTCGCCTTCGTAAACCACAAGGGAGGAGTTGGTAAGACAACAACCGTACAGAGTTTAGCAACTGGTCTTCGCCGTTATGGCAAAGGTTACTTCGGTAAGGGTGAAGATGGCAAGGAGCGCAAGCCTCGTATCTTGCTCATTGACCTTGATCCTCAGTCTAGTCTCTCTTTCCTCTTCGGATGGAGTGAGGCAGAGAATATCGGGAAGCATACCGTATACGATGCGCTGATACAGCAGTCTCCTTTGCCCGTCTATCAGGTAAGAGAGGGCATTTATCTTGCCCCAGCATCTTACCGGCTTATCAACATCGAACCTTTTCTAAACCAGATGCCGGTACCACGCAAGGCTTTGTATAAGTTATTCGGCAAGCCGCTGACGGAAGTACGAGGCGACGAATTGGCTACAGAAGGAGTTTCATCTATCCTGGAGGCTTTCGATTATGTTCTGATAGACTGCCCACCAGCGCTATCTCTGCTTACGCATAATGCCCTGTCTGTGGCAACGGGTGTAGTAATACCTATCCAGCTCGAAATGCTGGCAACGAAAGGTATTGCCGAAATTCTGAATGCGGTGCAGGAAACGCGTGAAGACTTGAATCCTGATATTGATATTCGAGGCTTGTTTATGGTTATGAGTAATGATCAGACGAGAGCCACCAAGCAGTTTAAGGAGTATCTGGGCAATAAGTTTGATGATTACATGTTCGATTCGTACACCCGTCGAGATACGAAGATGGTAGAGGCGCAGGCTATCAATCAGGATATATTCTCTTATTCGCCTTACAGCAGAGTAGGGCAGGACTATGAGAATTTTACGAAGGAGATTTTGGCCAGCATGCCGGAATAATGATTCATGTTTAACGTTTAGAGATTTACGATTATGGCAAGAAAAACAAAAAGTAGTATACATAAGTTTGAAGGTTTGGAAGACTCGCCAGCCATCAAAGGTATAGAAAAGATTTATGAGGCAAATGAGGAAGCTCGCCAAAAACGCGCTGCCGAGGCATTGGAGAAACAGCAGAACGGGCAGGGTGCCGCAGAGTCGGAACCTGCACCACAGGCTGAAGCACCGTCGCAGTCTCCTGTTCCTCCCGCATCAGCCGCTCCTATTTCTGCTCCCGACCCTGCACCTATGAGAAAAACTGGCAAGAAGACGCAGAACGGTATCACCATCTATGTGCCGATGGACTACTACATGCAGATATTGCAGATGAAGATGGAGACGGGTACGCCTATCAAGGACATCGCTCTGCAGGCAGTCATCGAGTATCTGGATAGACATAAGAACGGATAATGCAGGTAAACGAAAAGTCAGATTTGAAGGTAAACTGAAAATTGGTTTTAGGTAAAATCTTACTAAAGTCTTTTACCTTCTGAGGTGCCGAAATAGTACCGAGGGGTATAGTTCTTGGTACCAACTCACTACATTTATGGCTAAGTTTATATCATAAAACGCTGATTTATAGACATTTATGTTCTTAGAAATACGTTGTACCAATCTAATCTTCATTGAATCAAATGGTTAAATGATTGATTTATAGATGGTTATGATGAAAAGTTAGCCACAAATGTAGCGAGTTTCGTACCAAAAGGTACAAAAGGGTTATAGTTTTTGGTACCAACCAAGTCACTACATTTGTGGCTAAGTTTGAGGTAAAATTTTACTAAACTCTTTTACCTTCTTACTAAAGTCTTTTACCGAAGGGTATAGTTTTCGGTACCAAAGGGTATAGTTTTCGGTACCAAAGGGTATAGTTCTTGGTACGAAGTTCTAAAATTTGGAAGGGTATAGTTTTCGGTACGTAAGGGTATAGTTTTCGGTACCAAAAGGTATAGTTCTTGGAACCTCGATTTTTCGGAAACCTTAGTGTTTATCGGTATTTCGGGCGTTTTTCAAGTTCCTATACTGATACTGATACTATTTATTATATCTGTATATATAAAAAATGAAAGAAAATATATAAGTAACAGTTATGGGCGCAAAAGAAGACAAGCGAATAAATGAAAATCAGGTTACTTTCCGTGATTTGGAGAACCAGCCAACGGAACAGCAGCTTTGTAATTTGCGGTGGATCAAGACTCCATGCTCTTATGCTTCGCTGGGTAGCACCTTCTCACTCCTGCAACAGGATATTATGTTGCAAGTAAGCGCAAAGTTGCAGGAGTACATCAATCAGTACTACGACCAGATGCGATATAAGGAGAAGACTTATCCTAAATCTCCGTTCCTGTCTGAGGAACAGAAGAGGGAAGCTCTTCATATCCGTATAGATATGTCAGAACTTGTAGATAATCATAGCAACTACAAGGAAATGTTTCAGGAGTTTGCCGATGGTAAGGTTCCTATTGTAGAAGAAATTGGCGCTTTGAGGGTGTTCGTAAAGAAAGATAAGATTTCGGACTTCTACCCTGTATTCGACCGCATTTCGCTGCCTAAGAAAACGTGGGTAGGCAAGGATGGTACCATCAAGGATGTTTATTCGGGTGTTGTCGAGTTAAACATCAATCATTTTGTGGCTGACTATGCCTTCGACCTGAGCAAGGGATATGTGCCGCACATGGCGCGTGTAGCGAAGACCAGTAAGCGAAGGGTAACACCGAGGGTTTATCTCTGGCTGATGGAGAATAAAGACCGCCCACGCAAGAAAGGGCAGAGCGACCCTTTATCGGTTACGGTAGAGAAGCTGAAGGACTTCCTGGGGTGCTATGAGATAGACCCGGAAACGAAGGAAAAGGTTTATCAGTATGCCAAATACTCCAAGTTCAAGAAGGACGTTCTGGATAAGGCAAAAGCTGACCTGGTGGCACAGGCAAAGAAGAATGATATAGATATTACCTTTGATTATACGGAACATTATCCTAAAGGTAAGAAACGAGGAAACCCTGATTATATCACCTTTGAGGTTTTCTATACGCCGCTCGGCAAACTGCATAAGGCAGGAAAATATTCTGAAGGTGAGCTGTTCGATGCGAAGGCTTACGATGTTAAGAAGAACGTGCAGCCTACATCTGCCAAGATAGAAACGAAGGTAGGCGAGGGTACCGACAAGTGGAAGGCATTCTGCAAGCTCGTTATAGGTGACGCTGAGAAATCACTGGTTTCCCGTCTTTCCTTTGTAGGCATGAAGAACGGAAGGTTCTGCGTAGAGTGCAGCGATGATGACTTTGATATGATACGGAAGTTGGGTATCGAGGATAAAGCAAAGGAGTTCTTCGACTGCAAAGGTTCCTTTGCTCCGGTATTCTACCGAGGTTAAAGGTAAAAAGGTAAAAAGAGCCTAGCGTGATATATCGCCCTGCTGTTCTTTTACTTTTTTACTTTTTTACCTTTTTACTTTTAAATGCTCTTTTTACTTTTTTACCTTTATTCGTTTGTCCCATCTATTCTTCCCCTTTTTCTTACCTTTGCATCAGAAACATTAAAAGAAATGAAAACGTATGAAAAGGAAAGAGATTATTCAACTACTCTTGATAGCAGTAGTGACGATGATGTTTACGGCATGTGCTGCCTCTCGACGGGCGGTTAGCGATAACCACCAGGAAGTGAAGGATAGCGTATCGGCTATTCAGCAGGATAGCGTGCATCAGCAGGTAATGGTGAATGACAGCGTAGCCATTAAGGTGAGCGAGGATAAGCATACTTCTTCTTCGTCTACGGAAACGGGCGAATATGAGGAGACTATCCAGGAGCAGATTACCGAGACCACTGATTCCTCCGGCAATAAGCAGACTACCACCAACCGCACTACACATCGCAAGGGCAGTTATAACAACCAGTCTTCTTATGAGGAGCGATTGCAGATGCAGCAGCAGAAAATCAATACGATGCAGAAGACCATCGATAGCCTTGCCGTCAGTAGCAGTAATGATGTGGGCACCCACTGGGAGGCCACCGACAGCTTATCAGATACGCAGGAAAAGAATACAGCAGAGACAAGAAAGGCTAACTGGATTCAGAAAGCCAGAAAGAACGCCCTCGCCCTTTTTCTGCTTATCGTGATAGTTTTGGTACTTACAGCAATTAATAAATATATCGACCATGGGGAAGGGAAAAAGTAAGAAACACGTGCAGTACGGTTACGACATCGTGGATAATGATGAACAGGCAGAAGTTACGCTGCAGGATTTCGTTATCCCGGCAAAGATAGAAGCCTTCAATAATCAGTATAAGCCGTTGGATCATTGGGTAGACGGTTGCGAAGTGTTTAACGATGCCCGACTTCGTGAGTACTTCAAGGCGATAGTCTGTCCGCTTGGCGACCCGCTTTCGCTTTATCTGCAGGAGCTAGGCTACTGGGGCTTTATCATGCAGAATGATGAGAGTGGCGAGCCGGTTATCTATTGCAGGGCGAAATAAAGGTAAAAAAGTAAAAATGTAAAAAAGCCTTAACCCCTTTGCGCCCCCGTTCCCAGCGATTCTATCGCTGGTTTAACTCTCAAAAATACAATATTTCGCTGAAAATATATACTCAAAAATACAATTTTTCTCGAAAATTATATAATAGATTAAAAAAATAAGGATTTATGGAAAAAGAAAACAGACCTCACAACTATCTGAAGATAGCTGATGAGAGTGAGACAGGCAAGAAGCTGAAGGCATTTCTTGCTGAGTGTTGTGAAGCAAGCGAGAAGGCGAGAGCCTGGGCAGAGAAGCAGGGAGCCGATACCTACTACGAATCGCCCGAAGGCTTTGCAGGTGGTGTGGCGATGGTAGAGTTCAAAAACACGATCAGCAAGGAAGGCTGGACGAACATTCAGACTCCTACCAAGGACGGAATGCAGAGCACATCGCTCTTTATTCCAGAAGAAAACAGCGAACTGGAGAAGGAGATGATGGCACTGCCTATCGTAAATGAAACGGCTCTTATCGCTATCCTGCAGTTCAAGCCTAAGATGGCGAAGGGTAAGGAAGGCAAGGAGGTGCAGCTTCCGTTCTCCTTTGGCAATACAACGCCTATCCTCTTTCTGCATCATGGCTTCTTCTATACCGATGTGCCTTACGTGAGCACAAGCGAGGACTGCCAGGTTATCACGGAGAAGGAGTTCCTTCGTCGCAAGATGGCAGCAGTAAATGAGCATTAATCATATTTCGTTCTTTATATTTTATATATATTTATTTTATATGTTTTATATGAGTTGATTCTAAAACGTAGTTTAAGCTGAAACATTCTCAGCCAGCCGTCCGTGATGGATAGCTGGCTGTTTTTATTTTATTCCGTCTCGCGATGTATCTCTTCTGCCACCATGCCGTAGCTAGGCTGTTGAGATTCCAGACGATGGGTGAGTTCGCTGATGAGCTTCTGCTGATCGCCTATCTGCTTCTGTTGTTCAGCAATAATATCGAGCATGCGGTTAAGGGTCTTCAAGCTGATGTCCGTTTCTGCTGCTGTAACCGGTTCCGTAATCGGAGTAGGCGCAGCAGCATCCATAGGCGCAGCGGCAGTCTCTTCCTTGTGCTCTTCCTTGCGTCCGAGCCTTAACCCCTTTGCGCCTCCGTTCCCAGCGTTTCCAACGCTGGTCCACCCAGGCACTACCGATTTCATCCTCTCCACATCGAGCGGATTGCGCAGCGCCCTCGTACCCTGTTTGCGCTTCTCTTCATTATCCAGATAGCCCCCATCGGGTTCAAATTGGTCATCTATACCAGGGCATACATACCCCTCCTCGCAGCAGCCTTCCCTTCCTTGCTGGTCCGCATCTACGATAAATGCCGAGAGCGGAACGTGAAACGCATTGCAGAATCGCAGCATGGCGATGGTAGGCAGCGGCGACTTCATTCTTATCCAGCTATCCAGGCACGCATTACTCGTAGTACCCATAGCCTTCATAATTTCTTTATTGGTGATTTTGCTGTTTGCTTCCATCCATTTGTCTAGGAAGCTGTAATTGTAAAAGTACTTCATATCTCAACTACATTTATAAGGTGAATAACTCTAATCTGTTCATCTCGAAATCAATTAATATATGTAACCTATGTTAAATTCCCCTAATTTCTGAAAGAAAATATAGGTAACATTTGGTTGTTTCGATTTTAATCTTTAAATTTGCACCAAAATTAAGAAATAAAATCGAAATGACAAAGGAAATTATAGAAAAAATCTGCAGAAAGAACTCTCCATTAGAGGTAAATGATATTTCTGTGGAGGAAAAGAAGAACTTAGCTGAGTTTTTATCGGATAATGGCTTCACAATCTCAACTTTCTATCTCCGTTTCTTTCAGAAAGGTTTCGACGCTTGGGAAATCCAAGGCATTAAAAACTGCAAAAAGCAGTTCTTAGCTATACCGGAAGTAGCTAACCTATTATCTGGGTATGTAGAGACCGATGCCCTGGGCAACGAGATTAGTAAGAAGGGATATTTGCTTGAGGCTGCTATGAGCGATGAGTCGGGTGTGTTCTACACCTGTCTGAAGAAGGCCAACAACGGTCTCTGCATGAAGTTCTTTGCCTTTATGGAGGAGCGAGGCATGAGCCGCACGACCATCATCAAGCGTTTTACCGCTGATGACTGGAAGCCATGGGAGCAGGAAGGAATTAAAGCACTCTTGCTTTTAAAGGTAAAAAAGTAAAAAGGTAAAATTCGTAACCATATATAATGATAGATGTAACCTTTGATTGGGAATCCTGTTCGCTCTCGCCCACCGCAGCCGTGATGAGTCTCGGTGCGGTGGCGTGGAAGCGATATGGGGACGAATCACCTTTCTTTGATGAAGGTGATGGTGTGTTAAGAAATTCCACTTTTTCTGCTCACGTTGACCTGCGAAGCATGTTCATCAACGGGTTCGCATTTGACAAGAGTACGGCAGAATGGTGGTCAAAACAGAGTGACGAGGCAAAAGCTGCCTTGCTCGGCAATGACAGCGACGAGGCACCTTGTCAGCCGATTGATGTAATCGTGAACGATCTGTTCGGCTGGATAGCCTATATCAAGAAGAAGCTCGGTGATGATGAACTTTGCCTTTGGGCGCAGGGTACTGATTTCGATGTAGCTATCTTGAGATATATCTGCTGGGAGATGGGTATCAAGTTCGAGATAAAGCATACCCAGTTGAGAGATCATCGCACGTTCTATCTGGAATGTGCGAGAATTATCTGGGATGCAGCCGAGCCAAACGGGGAACCTTTCGACCTCGACAAGGCTTATGCCCTGACTATGGACTATAAAGACATCGCCGATGAAGGTGCGGCACATGACCCTATCTTCGACTGCAAGCGAAGTATCTATAGTACCTGGCAGATGATGAAAAAGATAAGAGAAGGCTATGCCAAGACTGTTTGATTTGCCATATATCCCTAACCGAAAGGGCATACAGCAGAGGCATAGGAACTTATCTAAATACAGAATGCTGCATCGCTTCGCCTATACCGAGACGATGAGCGGACTGAAGGATGATATTCCAACCCTCCTTTTCTATGCGCCCTTCGCCCTGCTGAAAGATACCTGTGAGTATCTTTGCAGGATGATGACGGGCAGCGTGGAAGATATGATTATCACGCCTTCGCACAGTTGCCGCCGCAAGAACGGGAAGATATACTGGAGGCAGGAAGTGCAGATTATCGGTCTAAATACCGACTTCCTCACGATGGAAAGTCTCTCGCAGATGATAGTACACCGCATGGAAACCATCTGCAACTGTAAGATAAGGCATTATCGCCTGGAAACATTTCTGAATTTATAAAACATAAAGATATGAAGAAATAAAAGATATTCTGCATGACATCATCCAAATCCAACTTCGGTACGATACACTTCGTTTCCGATTTTTATTTTGTTAGACACCGAGCCATCGGTTAAAATGGCAGGAAGACCGGACGGGCGATAGGTGGACTTGGAAACATTCATCGCATATCTCACACCCGCAGCTTCAAGAAGAAGGGGGATAGTCTGATTAAAAAGCCTGGGAACCCCATCGGACGGTATCTGCGGCATCCTCAGTTTTTTGCCAGTCGCCCGAAAGGTCTTCTTTCTTTGACAATATGATATAAAGAGAATAGGGGAGGCATTCTGGAAACACTCTTATGCAAGGGTAGTAGGAGTCAGTAATGCCCTACGACTACGATTCACTGCATCTTTGCAGCGGGCGAGTACCACAGATTTTCAAATGCTCCGACCGCTCGCTCTGGAATATAACCCGGCAAGATGTAAACACTTGAAGTTTGGCCTACCCTTCGCCTCCGTTCCCAGCGATTCCATCGCTGGTCAATGGTCAAGAGTGGTGCCTTCCCTTCTCTTTTAACTATAATACTCTTACTGTAAGATATGTTATTCCACCCGATATTGAACCAGATTGCCAACCTTGACATGGCATTCCTCGTAAAACCTGCCGATGAGCAGCGCATCGAGGGACAGACAGCCTGTTTCTGTCCCCTCTGCCAGAAGGAAGAGGCGGATGATGGCGAGCAGGGCAAAGCAAAGCAGACTCCTCACCTCATTATCTACAATAATGAGCGAGGCGGTATGTATAACGGTGTAGGGGTGGAAGACAATTCTAAGGCAGAGCATGGTGCTCTGCGCTGGATGTGTACCAAGACCGGCAAGTATGGCTATGGAGCCTTAGAGCTTTATGCTGCCATGCGCAAACTGCCGATGCACGGAGCCAGTCTGCTGCGTCTGTGCCATGACTTCATCGTGAGGGTGTATGGCGATAACGAGAAGACGAGAGCCAAATGGCCGATGCTCTTTGCAAAAATGGACTATCGCACAATCGCTCCACAAACGATAGAAACTTTCTCATTTATGCCAAAAACTGACTTCAACCCCCAGGAGCTCGCAGCCCTGGGGTGCGAAGTCACATCGGTTAAGGGAATCCCGCAATACGGCTTCGGCAAGGACTTTAACACCAAGATGCTGAATGAAGATTTCCGCATCTATGCCGTGGACCAGGTAACGCTGCCCCACGTAGTGAGAAACGGACAACTGGTGAGTGAAATCATTTACGGCACACCCTGGAACCCGCTATTCGTCTGCTTCGCAACGGACGTAATAGCACCTCAAGGCAGTTGCGGATGCTTCTTCCGTCCAGCCATGCAGCAAGACCCTATCGTCTTCTCTACCTGTGAGGAACATAGCGTTAGGAAGGTGAGCAAGTGGCTGATGGGTGACAAGGTTTTCACCTATGCGATGGACCATCGGAGTAACAACTCTACGGCCGTTCACTCGGCAATAGAAAAGTTGCAACCGGGAGAGGCTTACACCGAGACGAAAGAAATATGGGTAGAGAACGAAACCAAGGATGGTGAACCGAAAGGCACCTTCCATGTTGAGGAGGAACCTATAGAAGTAGGCGACATCAAAGCTCAGAACATCGTTTTCTGCCGGACCCCGGAAGATGCACTGAGTATTTATTACGCCATGCGTTCCCTGCGTCAGGATAAGGCGCAGGATAAGCATTTTCAGAAATACTGCTGGTACCACGTAGCCTTCTCGCTAGGCAGAAGAAACTTCTGGTATATCGAGCGTGGGCAGTGGAGACAGGAAAAACTCGATTTCAATGCTGTTCAGTATCAGAAGATGAAGCGATTTGCCGAAAGGGTTATCATGATTTACCCTAACGACATCGCCAGCCAAAGGGATTGCGGAGCCATCGCAACCAAGTATTGCGATATTTGTTATGCCACGCTGCCCGATGGCTTCAGAAGTAGATATAATCAAAGGTGGAACTGGTTGTACGGTTGCTCTCCTCGCTCAGTGAGAGATTATCTGATGAGCTACCACATGGATGATACCGATAACTTCAAGTTCGACCACGATATAAGGTTGCCGCTATATTCGAGATTGCGGGGTGCCAACAACACCGATCCATTCGAGATAGAATATCCCCGTGATCCGAGAAGCGGCAAACCTAAACCGCCTACCTGCAAGGTATCGCCTACCAAGGTGTGGCTCTTTATGACCTGTCACGGCTATTACAGAATGATAGACCCTGAGAGTACCGACCTTGTAGGTCAGTATATCCATCTGGATAGATGTTTCGTAGAATACATCGACCAGAAGAGTATCATCCAAGCAACGAAAAACCAACTTCTGCAGTTTACTGAACAGAGTTGGCGGCATAATGATCAGGAGCGCAAGATGATGTCAGACTGCGCGAACCTGATAGACAAGAATTTCAGCGAGAAATCGGCTGGCGGCTTGCAGGGCATGGTGATAGACTTCACAGAAAGTTTCGATGCGCATACGGAATATTTCTTTTTCCGCAATGTAGCGTTGAAGATTACGCCCGAAACCATCATGCCAGTCAGCTATGACCGCCTGAATTTCTTTATACCTGCCCTGGCTAAAAGACCGTATGATTTTACGATGAGGGTGTTCAATCCTCCGTTTGTTATCAGCGAGAGCCAGGAATACAAGGATAGGGTGGCAGTCATCGCCCAGCAGGAAGCTCAGACCAACGAAGACGGTTCGCCAGTCTTCACAAGAGCCGAAATCGACCAAAAAAAATCCGAGCTTAAAGATTGGGCGCAAACCTTCCGCTGGCAGGTGGATTGGAAAGGTAAGCAGGAGAAAGAGCTTTGGCCTATCCTGAGAGTGATTCGAGGCTGCTGCAATATGCAGTGGCGACTGGAGCAGGATTGCATCCGTAACAAAGAGCCAATGCCTGCCGAAGCTATCGCCGACATCGACTCCCATTTTGCCAACATGATTTCCTGTTTAGGAAGAATTTGTTATCGCTCATGGGCTGATATGCAGAGTATCTGTCCTTATCTTCTCGAAGATGAGGTGGAGGACGAGAAGCAGGCAAGTGGCGGTTCGGGTAAATCACTGATGATAGAACTTGTGGTAGGTTCAGCAGTCAATGTACTGCGCGTCGATATGAAAGATTTCCTGACGATTGCCGATGCAAAGTTCAGTCTTTCCGACCTGCTGATTTCTCCGGGTAAATATAGGGTAGTACATTGGGAAGATAAACCTTCGGGTTTCCCCATGAAGTACTTTTATAATAAGGTAACGGCGGGAGCCAAGGTAGAACGAAAGTTTGGTGACCCTATCGTCTTCAAGTTGGAAGAATCGCCAACGAACGTAATTTCCAGCAACTCGCAGTTGAGTGATGATGATGAGTCTACCATCGGCCGTTTTCCTTTGGTATCTTTCTCGGATAGGTTCTGTCGAGAAAATCCGATGCAGCATAAGCTGGCACGTTCCCCCAAGGAAGTGATGAAGAACCTCGTTAAGGAACCGGAGAATCTGAATGAGCGAGACCGCAATCAGGCGATATACATCTGTGCCCTTGCCGTTCAGTTTATCATGCGCTATCATACTTTCGTGATTGCTCCTCAGAAAAACGTTCAGCGAAGACTGATGGTAAGAGAGCTGACCGAGAATACGGTGAACTACTTTGAGTGGTTCTTTAGCCGTAATGAGGTATATTCAGCGCCTATCTGTGCAGACGAAATGTTCAATGAGTTTATGCGAGATTGGGCTGATGCCAGTGAGGGCAAGAGTAAGGAGTACAGCCGAGCCACTTTCAAGAAGAAAATCAAGAAGTATTGCAAGAATATGAATATCATCTGCAATCCTGATAATCTCCTGATAGGTGAGGACAATAAACGCCATGGTTGTTTCAAGCTTCGAGCCTGGATAACGGAAGAATACTTCGTAGGGCGTGAATGGGAGAACGATGATAGTGTGGAGCCGAAGCATATCCGCAGAGTAAAGACGAGTAAGCACGTCTATTTCTTCTTCCGTAGCGGAAAGGATCATATTCCGGAAAGCTACGACGAGTTAAAGCGGATAGCGAAGGAATACGTTGAAGGTCCCGACCCATTACCATACCGTGATGACGATGGCAACATTGTTATTCTCACCCCAGAAGAGGAAGAGCGATGGAAGACATTCACCTCCCGCAAGCAGGGCAGAAGGCAAGCTATACCGAACGCTAGCGATGGCAACAATGCCGCAGCTACCGTAGAGGAAATAGATAAGAGCGACCTGCCTTTTTAAAGGTAAAAAGGTAAAAGGGTAAAAAGGTAAAAAGAACCTTAACCCCTTTGCGCCTCCGTTCCCAGCGATTCTATCGCTGGTCCATAAACAAGAAAATAGAATTTACAAAAAAAATAAAGCAAAATGAAAATACAAGCGCAATCATCCCTCTTGCTTCGTCAAGCTTTGCAGAAAGCTGCGAAGTGTATCGACAGCAAGTCAACCATCGCCATCTTGAGCAATGTGCTCCTTACCCAGCGCAAGGAAGATGGTCAGTTCTTCTTCGTATCAGCTACCACTGATTCGGAGTTATCTATCCCTGCACCTCTCAGTATCGTGGAAGGCAGCTTCAAAGAAGACGTTGTTCTTCCTATCACGTCTCTGTTGCCTCTCCTTTCTACACTCTCTGCTGACTGCGTAGTCACCATGGATCTATCTCAGGATAAGAACCGCTCAATGAATATTGAGTATTGTACCCAGAACGGCGAAAATGTAAAGAAGGGTAACGTCAGTCTGGTTTATTTCAGCGCCGAGGAATTTCCTCGTGCAGCGCAGCCTGATAATGCCAGTCTTCATATCTCCCTGCCGATGGCAACCTTTGGTAATGTGCTCTCTCATGCCGGTAACTTTGTAGGCAATTCAGAACTTCGACCAATCATGAACTGTCTCTGCATCGATGTAGCCGAGGACAGAAGTGAGGTTACTTTTGTAGCCTCTGATGGTCACTCTCTCATCAAGCTCATTCATACCAACAACCCTGAAACGGGAGGCAGCAATTTCTTCCGTAGCGGTACACCTGGCATTATTCTCGTAGAAAGAACCTTCTTCAAGAGCTTGGCGGTTTTTGATGACTGCGCAGATATTGATATAGAAGCAAACGAGAGTATGGTGCGCTTCACTTCGGGTAATGATATTACCTTCGTCTGCAAAAAGATGGTAGGTCAGTACCCTAATTATAATTCGGTAATTCCTCGCAACAACCCTTATAATGTTGTGGTAGACAAGCGGGAATTGGCAAGTGTAGTAAAGCGTGTAGCACTCTTCTCTTCAGAAAGTAGCAACATGATTGTTCTGAAGAAAGAAGGTATGTTCCTCGATGTGGCAGCGCAGGATTTGGACTTCAATATGTCGGCAAACGACCAGGTACTTATCATCGACAGTAATTGCGTAGATGGTCATCGCATGGGTTTCAAGGCAAGCAGTCTGCTGAATGCCCTGGCACCTATCCAGTCTGATACCGTCTGTCTGCATCTTGGCGATCCTAGCCGTGCAGGTGTAATTACCGCCAACGAATCATCGCCTAGAGCATTGACCCTGATCATGCCGATGATTCTTGAATAATAAACTTACATCGAACGAATAAGATAAGATTATGAATGATACTTTGCTCTTTATTCCTCCCTGCTGTGTGGATAAAAAGCTGCCCAAGGCAATTATACAAGCGCCACGGCGGGCATTGAGCTTCTATACTCACGGCGATGTGCTGATAGATAAATTCTTCCACGCTATCGGATACTTGGCAGATGTAAATCCCAACCGGGCACAGAAAAATCATTTCTGCGTGATGGTGTTGGCGATGACCGTAAGCAGAACATCTGCTACCGGGTATATCATCAACTATCTTCAAACCTGCTTTGAGCGAGGTTGGATAACTCACCTGGTGCTCTCTACCGATAAGAGTGTAGAAGACTGGATAGATATTCATCTGATGGAATACAGAGACAGAATCCTTTATCAGAACCATCAGGATGTGACCCTACAGACCTCGCACATGGTTCTTTACAATGAGGAGAAAGCCTTTACGTTGGCTGGTCCGATGCTCGATACCCCTAACGGTAAGTTATCGCATTACTCCATGGTTCTTTACCCCGATTATTCGGCATGCAATGACGCAGCCGATTGGTCGAACCCGCTCAAGAACATCCTGTTTCCTGATATATTGCGGCATCGGCAAAGGGTAGCCAAGGAGAAACGGAAGGTAGACAGTATCATCCTAAACCGATTCCTGCAAGCAAAGCTTCCTCCTTACGAAGAGGATAAGGAGCAGGATGGTCCTCGTGATCATTACGACTTCGGTGGTTTCGTATAAACAATAATAGTTATGGCAAAATATCATCAGTCTTATCAGAACCTCCGTCAGTTCTGCGAGAAGTGGCAGTGGATAGACCCACGAAGCGGACAGCAGGTAACTGGCTATGTGCATCCGCAAACAGCGAGAAATGTAAAGCGCAAATCGTTCTACATTAAGTTCCTTACAAAGACCGGGCATGTAGATGAAGGTGAATGCGTTTGTTTGAAGGTAGACGTTCTGAGGCATCAGAGGAAAGTGCAGTTCGTTAATAGCGGAGAAATCCGTGTGGTTAACGACATTCTGGTGCTTGAAGTAGACGGTACCAGGTTTATCACTCATTAAGGTAATTCATGTTTTAAGATTCAATATAGTTTATCGAAGATTTTTAAAGCTCTAACTGTTAAATTATTGAATTTATGTAGATGCTTCATAGCAGACACCTTTAGCGTAAGGATGTTCCGTATTTATTTTACAATAACTACAAGCAAAAGCAATGTAGGGTTGTCTATTCACATTTCCCTACACCTCCCCGGTGCGTGAGCATAGGGCGCTTTTTTAATTTGAATATTCATTTTTAAACAATATATAGATTATGTGGAATCCGTTTAAAAGAAGTAAAGCGAAGCAGAAAAAAGCAGCTCTGAAGAATATGAGTATTCTTTATGCTTCATTCGAAGAGTGGGAACGCTCCGGTCTGTTTCACTGGCAGGTGAAAGACAAAACACTTTTGCTGGAGCAGAGCCTCGCGGTCTCTGTGATGTCTATGGGACCGGAAATTTTTAAGAAGTTTCTCGACCTCTTAGCGCAGTTCAAAAATGCTGAATTGGTGTTTAATGCCTACGAGCAGCAGCGTCTAGACCTGGAGACGGTAGCCGTGCGCAAAGCGCAGGAGCAGACTCAGACAAAACTCACCGATATTGATATTCAGCGCATCCGTCAGAATGCACGCGAGAATATGCAGCACATCGATATGAAGAGCATCATGGATGCTATCCACGAGTTCGATATTATGATTATCCGCAGCAGCGCCATCTCATCAGCGGACGCTACTCAAGAAGGTGGCGAGTTGGTAGCCGTTGGCCACTTCGATGGCAAGAAGGTGGAGATGGCGATGTGGGATGAAATCAAGAACGATTTAACTGCAGAAAAATAAGCAACCCCTCGCCCTATGAAAACAATCGTGATAGCCAAGGAGGCTTGGCTGTGCAGTCAACTCAGCATAGCCAAATATTCCGGAGGCATTGATATATCAGATGAGGAAAATGGCACACGCCATTTCCTGGTAGTAGATGAAAAAGGTCAGCCTTACCAGGGCAAACTGATTCCTAGTGCCCCTGCCGATTTGGTGGATAAGGAGTTTATTCCTTTCTACCGCAAACTGGGCAGAGATAAGTTTATTTCCCTCGTATCAAGGGAACCTCTCGCCTCTCGCAAGGGACTGAAACAGATACTATCTGCTGCAGTTTTGGAAGAGAAAGCGGATAAGGCAGCAAAAGAAGAGGAGCTGAAGGCACGTCAGCCTTCCCTCTTCGACTAAGAAAAGTTTTATAATACATTAAAGATTTTGAGAAAATGAGAACATTAGAAGAATTTCAGAAAGAAGTCCTTGCGCCTTTGCGTAAGGAAAGAGACAAAAAGCACGAAGTTGCTTTGAAAATCAAGACCGATGGCGGCGAGGCCTTTGCGAAACGTAAGAAGGAACTCCTGGATAAAGAAGTTGAGTTCAAGGAACGTCAGAAATCCTGCCTGAAAGAGTTTCTCGGTAAGCAAACCTTGGAAAAGAAATCTTTCTTCGTTCAGCAAGATGCTGATCGTGCCGAAGCTCATGCCCAATATCAGAAAGCTACCCAAGACTACAAGATTGCTAAACGCCGTGCTAACGAAGAGTTTATGGATAAGATAGGTATTGCTTATGCTGAGTATAACAAAGAGCGAGTAGCCGCAGGTGAGCAGCCTGTGTATTACGACAATCGCCGTGAGAAGTCAGCCGATGAACACAAGACGGGCTATGATGAATATGGTTGGCCAGAAGACCCAGCACAGGAGGCTGAAATATGAGTTTCAGAAATACAAAATAAACAATTATAAAAACATGAACACGAAACAACAGAATATTCTTCGCTCATTACTGAAGAAATACAAGTTCAAGAGCGTAAGCAACATGGTTCGTCAGGCGCTCGGAATCAACTTCGAGAACTTCCTGCAGAAAACGGAACCTCTCTACATCATTCCTCGCATCGCTTCCTGCTATGCCGTGGAAGAGGATAAAGAGAAGCTGATGGGCATCGTCTATAAGGAATGGCTCAAGGACGTAGTAGAAAAAGCCTGGGTGAAACCGCTCAATGCCTACATCGAAGAATACGGCGAGCGCATCGTGCTTTCTGCTATCTACTATCTCATCGACAACGGTCTGTGGGAAGTATACGAAGGTCGCCTTGCACTCGACGCACAGGAAGATAATTACTACGATAAGTTGGGAGATATGCCTTCCGCTATCGAATTTGTGCAGGAACAGCAAGCTGAGGAAAAGAGGGCAGAAGAAAAGAAAGCTGCAGAGGAAGCCGCCACAAAGAAAGAAGCCGCCCAACAGCAAGCCTCTGCCTCGTCACGTCCCTCTCTCGTCCCCGTTCCCAGCGATTCAATCGCTGGTCTCAAGAAAAATCATTTAAAGTAATAGCACTATGCACATATTTAAATTAAAAGAAGGCACCAAGTCCTATGATTGGGTAAAGGACGTGATAGATAAGGAGCGAAAGCAAAACGCAGAGTATTGCGATCGCATCCGCAAGGCGATACCCTTCCAGTTAACCCGAGTCATTGCCTCTTATGTAAACTCCACCTTTTCCCGAAAGTTGGAAATCTACGAGTTTGTTGTTACTCCCGAGGAGTACGAAACATTGGATAAGGAAGTCTGGAACAGGACTTATAGTGATGATAATCAGTTCTGGGTAGCTCCTAACCTGAATAATGAAGAGGGTAGGGCTATAAAGGAAGTGATGTCTTCATATCCTCCAGTTACTACTCACTATGATATTCTGAAGAAGTTAGGGCTGCGTGCCCTCATTGCTTGCAGACCTTTCCGTCCTACCAATCTTACCACCCATGAGGGTAAGTATTATTTCGTCCTTACCGATGATTTGGTTATCAAGGATAATGACAATAACGATGATTTGGAATTGATAACCGAGGAGGATGCCAAGCACCTCACCGGTTTCAAAGATGAGCGGGTAGATTATAGCAAATAGCGCATGACAAACAAAGACTTTTTTGATGTGTATCGCGGGAAGCCAGCCCTTTATAAGGGAAAAGATATTGGCGCATACGTAGCAGGGTATGTCGGTGAGAAGTATATCATCTTAGGATTTCACGATTATACAGGCTGCATCCTGAGATTTACGGCAAGAGTCAATAAAACACTCGATGTAGTATACACCTCATACCGATTTGCTAAATTGAAGTATGTAGAGGTAGTAAGTTAAAAAGAAATAGTAGTATGAAGATAAAAATTTTTTCACTTTATTTCCCCAGATTCTTTTATGGGGATGTGGACCCTCAATCGAGCCTTGCGTATAGAAAAAGGTACTTCATCATGTACAAAAAGCATTGGTGGCAAAGATATAAATACTTTAATGATTATTTCGGCCGCCCCATGAAGTTTGACAGCCAAAAGGAAGCCGAAGAATTTCTTGAAAGAAATGGTATAGAATATAAAGGTAAATAGCTATGGCAGAAAAGAAAATATTAACCATTCATCTTACTGATGAGTGGTACCAGAAGATAGCTAGCGGAGAGAAGACAGAGGAGTATCGGGAATGCTCTTTATACTGGACGATTCGTTTATTTAGAAAGGATATACCGAATAGACCAGACTTGATAGCTGGTGTAGCCAAATATCATCGTGCTTCCGATAGAGGCCTTTTCGTGCAAGGTTATCTCACCGGAGGTCTCAAACATACTTCGGACAGTCCGGAAGATAGAACTTACCGCAAGGAGGTATTAGAGCCTTTCACACACGTTCATTTTCTCCTCGGTTACCCGAAAGATAACCAACCGTATATCGAGAAGGAAATCGACGAGATAACTGTAGATAAACCGAAGAATGGCATGTGCCCTGATGCGTGGTTAAAAAAGAATATGTTCGTAATCAGATTCAAATAGCTTATGGCAAAGAAAGAAAAGAAATGTTGCGGTAACTGCTACTGGTTCGACAATGAGGATGCCTATGGCCAGGGCTGGTGCATTGATTCGCAAGGCGAAACGTCATGTGATTTGGTTTGTAATAATCATTTAAATAGATAAGCGTATGCCCGATGAAGTAGATCAGTTCTGCGGTAACTGTTTTTGGTACAGTGTCGACGATGACCATCGTGCCTCTGCATGGTGTGTTAAACATAATGACAAAACATCATGTTTTAATGTTTGTAAAGATCATAAATTTTAATTAGTGTATAGAAACAAATGTTATATATTGGTTATCCTCAGAGTATTTATAAGTGTCCGGAGCCTATAGAGATGATGATTTCTACTCCTAAAGACTTCGGGCAGTATATACAGAATAAACGTAATAGGAGAAGAAAGAAATGACGTTAGAGTTATCGACGGAGGAAAAGATCATCGTAACCATGCTTTGGGTATTTGCGATATTCTTCCTGGTGTTGGTTTCCGGAATATTTGAAGGTGGGCATGAGCCTATAAAGCCGCCGAATATCCCGCCACCGCCGCCTCCATCTCGCCCTCATCCTCTGCTATTCCGTCGCAGATTAAGAGTAAGAACTAAAAAACGAAGAAGATATGTTGTACGAAGCAAAACAAGGAACAAAGACTTACGAATACATTAAGGGTATTGTCGAAGCTGAATTGCAAGAACGTGTAAACTACAAGAAGCGAATAGTGGAAGCTATCGGTTCTGATTTCGATAAAGATATACACGTTGAGGAAAATTGGTTTCTCACTCGCCGATTTAGAATCGAGAAGATACTGGTAACGCTAGAGCAACGGGCTAAATTAGATAAGAGAGCCTGGGTGAAAATTCTTACTCATCGTTTTCCGAGCGGCGTTTATCATTACTTGATTCCCAACCAAAAGACAGAGCAGGGTAGGGCTGTTCAGCAGGTGCTTGACTCGTATAACCCTGTAGCAGGTTTCAATGATATAAGAATAGGTTTGAACCTCACAGAGCCAGTGAATAGACCGATTTGGCCGTTTAAACTCTATTTTTTCAGAAGCCGCGTCTTCTTCTATGTGGATGAGCCAAGCATGAGGTTTAGAGAAAAAGATGAAACTTTGAAAGAAATTTCCTGGCATCAGTTCCATCTTGATTTCTATGATGAATTAAATGAAATGAGATAAACAAATAAAAACATTAAAGATTATGGCATGTAATTGTATTAGCAGAGTTGAGAAAATGGTTAAGGAGAAGACCAACGAGAGTGGTTGCCTTGATACAAGTATCGGTATTCCATCGGGCATTGCGATGGTGAATGTTTATGGTTTATTCCATAAACAGAAGAAAGATGGCTCTTTCTGCGAAAAGTGGAACCAGGTAAACATCCTACCCGAGTATTGCCCTTTCTGTGGCAAGAAGTATGTGGAGGATAAGAAAGAAGATGTTCAACAGAAAGAAACTGAGAAGTAGCGTATGATAAGATATTATGAAGATGAAGAGAATGCGGATCATTCCTTTATTCATCTGATGTTAAATACAGATTGTGATAATCATTGCATTTTGTGCTGTAATGACCAATATGATTTAAGTTCTGTTCCGGTTGTAACGGTTGAGGAACTTAACAACGCAAAAACCGTGTTGCTGACAGGTGGTGAACCTTTCAAAATTCCATACTTTGCAGATTTCGTGCAAAATCTGCGCGGCCAGTATAAAAACATAGAAAACCTTTATGTTTATACTTCGGGATATTCTATGTACCACAACGTAGAACAATGGAACAAAAATGAGGTTTATACCGATATAGATGGCGTAAACATCTCACCTAAAGGAACCAATCGTGAGCGTTGGGCTATACAAGGCATGTTGGGAAAGAATGCACTGGATGTTTTCTTTCATATATTTGCCTCCATGAAAAGCTGCAGGCTTATCTTAATGGACCGTAAGGAGGAAAATGACGAGCTTCTTTCTACATTGAATCTCCAACAATTCATAGATCTTGGGGTTCGTTTCGATGTAGAGTATCGTGATTGGCAGAACGAGTTCCAGCCTAATGGAGGGGTGTGGAGAAGATTACCTATATTGTTAAATTAAAAAAATAGCGTATGGATTTGAAAGATATTAAGTTTAGGGCAAAGCGCAAGGATACGTTGGATTGGGTGTATGGCCTCCCTGCTCCTGGCAATGCTTATCCTGGTGCATCTTGCATTCTGACATTTGAATCGCGTAAGGATTTACCTAAAAATGCGGTTTTCCTTGGGTGCGGCTTTATCCCGGTATTAAGTTATACCATTTGCCAATATACGGGGATGAAAGATATGTATGGTGCAGAGATTTGGGAGCATGATTTACTTAAAGACGAAAAAACGTCTGGTATATACGAGGTGGTTTACTTTAATGGTACATTCGTCTTTCTGAACGAAAGTGATATTTTTCAACCGGAAGGCTACCCCTGCTACAAGAAAGTGGACCATAATGTAATTCGTGATATGTTTGTTGTCGGGTCAGCCCTTGATGGAGATAGTAGCCGCGATATTCAGGAACTTTGTTCTCGTCTTGCCTCCCGTGGTTTTATCGCAGTTCAAAAGTAATAATCAAAAAACAAAGAAAATGAAAGTATTGAGATTTTTGAAACGGGTGGGTATCGTTGCGATACCAATTCTTGCCGTGATTATGGTAACACTGGTCTTTTATGGTATATTGACGTTAGCTTCTAATACAGTTCATCTTGGCAAGCTATATCTAGAACTGTTCTTATCTGATAAGATGTTAGCTGCGTATTGGATTTTTGCGAGTATAGCCGTTTCCTTTATGATATACCCTAGTCTGATTAATTGGACGAAAGCGAAAATCCGTCAAATGGATGCAGAGGAATCCAAAGCTGATGAGCAGAAAGGCAACAAGAGTGAACATGCCAGTAATGTCAAAGTCTACTCTTTTGTCCAACTTTCACATCAGCTGCAAGATTGGTACAACGTTCGCAGATATTTAATGACTGAAAACCTGGAGACTGAAGTTTACGGCACCTTGCATCTTGATATACCAAAACAACATGCGAAGGAAAGTGATCCGTTCTGGAAAGATTGCGATGCCTTCATTTGGGCGGTCTTTGTAGATGATTGTGCAAGGAAGGCTGGTGTCGCTCGAAAAATGATGCGAGAAGCCGAGGTAGTGTGTGTTATGGAAAGATGTCTTACTGTCGGATTGCGTTGGGACGACCGCGAAAGCGAACCTTGGGTGTTAGACTGGTACACGCGCAGTGGGTATAAGGAAAAAAGAGTGGAAGAGGATGGTCACGCTCATTTCCTTGTTAAAGACTTGAGCGATAAATATAACTTGCGTTCATCTTCTAAGCGATTTTTTCGATAATGCAAAAAAGATTAGTTGATAGTTATTAAAACAAATAAAAATATTAAAGATTATGGCAGAAAAAACAAAGCAGCAGAATGCAGAGAATGACTCAGAAGAAGAGGAGCTTGGCAAGCAGATTTTGCAGCTCAACCTTTCCTATCACGAGATGAAGGATGACAAGTTTACCGTCAAGGTAACTTGCGAGAAGGATGGCAAGGAGTCTGACCTAAACATCCTCACCGATGATGATTCCATCGGTATGGTATATCAGGGAATGAAAATCGCCATGGGTACCGTGGCCCGCTTCTACCTGATGAGCCTTTTGAATAAAGGCACAATCACTCAGGAGGAGTATGATAAAATGGTGAGTAAATAATACATGTTTTTAGAAACAAAAAAATAGCGTATGTTATACGAAGCTAAACAAGGATCAAAAGCTTGTGAATACATTAAGGGTATTCTCGAGGCCGAAGAAAAAGAATACCAATCCTACATGAAAAGAGTGGAAGAAGCCGTCGGCTTTGAGTTCGAGAAGTATCAAGGCTATCAGCCTAACCGCAGTCTGCTGCGAGAGTACGAGATAACCGCCATCTGGTTGCCGACTGCGCAATATGAAAAGCTGGATAAGAAGTTATGGCGAGAGGTAAATAGCCAGTTGTTTGGTGATGGCCGTTACGTTTGCGTAGCGCCTAACAAGCGATACAAGCAGGGTAAGGCTATCGCCGCCGTACTTGCCTCCTATAAAGCTGTAACCAATCATTTCAAGATATTGAAGGAGTTGGGCATAGGGGGTTCTCAAGGTAACTCTATCTCCATCACTCAGCTTCTCCGCTGCAAAGACCGTATTTTCGCCTTCTTCGATGATGGCATTCGAGCCGAGAAGTGCAACTCTGATTTCACAGAAATCACGATTAGTGAATATGAGGATCTTATTAATAGTAGCAAAGAAGGATGATCGTATGAAGATAAATATGAATCAGGTGAAGGAGAGGATAGCAGGCTTTATCTTTGACCTTATCATAGAATCGGGCAGTAAGTCTAAATTCTTCCGTAAGTACACCAACCATCGTTTCCGTAAGCAGTACGAACGATGGGGGGGAAATGCCGCTTATAGAATATACAAACGCAATAACGATTTGGAAAAAGAGATAAGTGAGCTGCGTGAAGAGATTAATACTTTGAAGCGTAGACTTCGGGGGGCTTATAATAAGATAAAAGTCGTAGCTACAGAGTACCCTAAGAACATCCCGTGTCCTCACGGAGAAAAAGATGAGATAAACCAAGACCTTATCAGAACAGATTCCTTAGAATGCTGGGGCTGCCCAGGTTTCGTATGTAGAATACCTGAAAATGGTACCATCATCTGTTGGAATAAAAACTTTGAACAGAGTGAAGATTTAGAAAATAAACAAAAATAGCGTATGGAAACAGAAGAATATGTAAGCATCATCAAGAATATGCTAAAGTTTAGCAATATGGTGGAATGCGTTTTTCCCGACCAATATAAGTTTGTCTGTCATCTGCATAATATTCAGGAGCGTGAAGCGATGGATATGTACGGTGATCTGCGTAAGATAGCTTCGGGCCAGTATTGGAGTATCAAAGATAAGAAGGACGGGTATCTTTATTCCATGATAAACATGGCGTTGGAAGCTAGCAAGATTCAAGTCTTCAACTCTCTCATCAAAGATACCGCAGCCATTGGCGAGGATAGAAAGCCAAATATCCTTGCGTTCTTTAAAAGAGGCGATGAGCGTTTTTCGCAGGAGTTTGATTTGCAATGGCAGGTTGCATATCTTGATATAGCCGAAATGATAAAGAACGGCTATACGCTAACGGCTACCGCCCGCCAGGTAGATAATGTTGATGCCAAAGATTACGTAGGCGAGAATAATGGCAAGAAATCATATATTCCTATTTACGATGGTGATGTAATGCTTTGCTATGTAAGAAATCCGAAATGGTGGAGTTCTGATTGTAAGAATAGCGGTCTGTACCTATGCAAGGATGGTGTTTACTATCGTCTCATCTATACCCCAGGTAAAGGTTATATCAGACACGGTGAACCTGATACTGACGAAGCCTTCGAGTTGGATATCGAAGAGAATGCTTTCAGCAGCTATGTGATGACTCTCAGCCAGAAGTGGTATAAGCTTGGTAATATCCACGCTGGTATCGGATTCTTGATTGAAAAGCCAGAAGATAAAAAAGAATAGCGTATGACAAAGCAAGAATTGTTATCTACCCCTGCCTTTAAAAATGCAAGGGATGATGCTTTTATCTATTTCGTCGGCAAGCTCCACAGTATCTACCGAGCGCGAACCGTTTACTTTACAGCTCCAAAACGTGAATTTCAGACGAATGACAGGCTTCGTCTCGGTCTATTCGGACCGCCGATAACCAAAGGTAGATTAATGGCTAACCTGTCATTTCGCCACACCATGCCCCATAAGACAATCTGCGTTATGTTTCCCGATTATTGGTACGATTTGGGAGACTGCAACGTAGAGATAGATAGTAATGGCGATATTGTGATAACAGAAAAATAAAAAGTAGCGTATGAAAACAGAAACGAAAGAAACTCCTGTAAAGGGAGCATTGATTTACCAGCCGCAGGGCGCGGCTGGTGAATATGCCAAGTGGGCAATCAATTTATACCATGGTTGCTCTAACGGCTGCACATATTGTTATAACCGCAGAGGAGTATTGAGCCATGTCTTCGGCGATAAGCCGGAACTGGCAGCACCTATCATCAGGCAGCGCGATAAGTTGCTCAATGAATATCTGAAGAAAAACAATATGACTGCACATGATGCTATCAAGAAAGGTATTGTGAACCATGAAGGTCTTATGGCTGCCCTTGATCTTATTTCGAGGGATTTAGAGAAGATAGGAATAGATAAAATACGTCAAGATGGCGGTATCTTCTTCTCTTTCACTTGCGACCCATTCGATATAGAGGCAGATATGTTTATCCTGCAGCAGGTGGTTTTACATTTGCTATTTGATCGTATTCCGGTTACGATATTAACAAAAAACGTAAATTGGATGCAGATGGGTTTGTGGAAGAGTACACTTCGAGACCTTTCAACAGATTATAAAGATATAGCCCGCCACCTTACCATCGGTTTCACTATCACCGGCAAAGATAAGTTGGAGCCTGGTGCTCCTTCTACCGAGGAACGTATCGAAGCTTTGCGTGAGCTGCACGACAAATATGTGGTTAAGAATTTTGTATCTCTAGAGCCGATAACAAGTATTCATACTGCATCGGAAGTAATCAAGAAAACATACAAGATTACGGACGAGATACGCATCGGTGCTCAATCTCCTATCAAGAAAGATAGATATGATCCCAACGAGTTTGTCGGTTTTATTGTTGCGGTTAAAACCCTGGCACGCGGTCTTGATTGCCGTTTTATGGTAAAGGACAGCATGTATAAGCAGGCAGAAACTTTTGAAGGTGCTTATCGAGATTTGTGTGTCAGAAATCTTGATGAAATAAAAAAGATTTATGAATCAAAACAAAAAGAAAATGATGAAAAGTAAATTGAAGTATTACGCCCAGGTTGTCGGTGTTAACCTGTTGGCGATTTTGGTACCCATCCTTGCTGTTGTCCTTATTTACGCTCTCGGCAAGCTGAAGAATATCTATACCCATCCTTGCATCCTATCGCAGGAGATATACGATTGCTGTCTGGAGGCAGTCATCGTTGTAATGGCTGGCTTCTTTGTTGGTTTCTGGCTTCTTTCTTGGGCTGATAATTGGAGAAAGTCATGGCTCACTGGCCTAAGAATTAAAAATGAGTTCGATGAATTAGGAATACGTGTTGTCGTAAAGAAAATTTATCCTAACGAGGAGAGGACGGAGCAGAAGAATATACCTACGTCTGATGATTCCGAGTTTGAGGATATTTCCGGATTGACAGTTAAGGAGATTTATCATCTTTATCAAGGTCGGGAAGTTCTGATTACGACAGGCATTCAGGCGAAAAAAGGAGGAAGATATTGCGGCCGTCTTGCTGGTTATGACAATGAAGGTTCTATCCTTTATATAGGCTTTCCTTCGTGCTACGTAGGTCCTTACTCTTTGGATGATATAAATGCTATGCGTGATACAAATCCCGAAGTCAGCTATGTAGAGCCAGGATATAAAAACTACGGTTGCTATATTCCTAGACTTATCCGCATTTATAAATAAAAAATAGTTATGAAGAAGAATTATTTGTTTGATGTTGATGGCTTGCTGCAGGTGCTGCAAGCCATCAAGGATGGGAATCCCGTGGAGTATCGCCCATTGGAGGAACCTAATTGGCGAGATTTCAACCCAGAGGAATATGATATTGATACGGAAAACTGTAAGTATCGTGTCAAGCCTTGTGAATATAGTGAATACGTGGAAGATGTTAATGTACCTCCTGCGCTTATGCAGGAAGGTGTGATTTATTTCCTGAAAAGCAAAGACCATCGGAGTACTAAACAGAGTTTTGCTTGCGTAAAGGCTAACCTTTGGCATATAGATAAAAAGATATTGCTTCATTTCTTTTGGAGTGAAGACGGTGATTCAAAAAAGCTTTATGTTAGCGATCCGGATAGAAGAATTAGCCGTAGCGAGAAAACAGATAATTTTGCTAATGAAATTATTCCTGATATAAATCTTTGCGATCCTGATAAAGCCGAAATTTATGTAGCTTCCATATCACAAGTCAAGATGTTGAAGTCAAGACTTCGAGATGTGGGTTATGAATTAAAGGACGGACAAATGAAAAAGATAGATGGGAACAAAGAGTAAACAAGCACCGCTCCTTACTAAGGAGCAGGTATCAGAGCAGCTTCTTCAGCAGCATTTGCGCGGCTGGAAATCGAACCATAAGTTTATCGTAGAAAACCTTTATGTGTTCGACTGGGAGAGTGATATGCTCATCAAGACCCGAAGCGGATATTGGTATGAGGTGGAATGCAAAATATCCCTTGCTGATTTCAAGAACGATTTCACCCATAAGCGGCAGAAGCATGAATTGCTGAAGAATGGAGATGAGAAACGTCGCCGCCCGAATTTCTTTTATTATTGCGTACCATGGTACCTTAGTGCGAAAGTATATCCTCTCCTTCCTGATTATGCCGGGCTGATTGTACTTAAAGTGGATGGTAAACTGAATGAGATAAAACAGGCTCACTGCCTGCATCTGCATAAGTATACCGATGAGGAACTGAAGCTATGCGATAAGTTTTATTATGCCTACCGCAACTGGAAAAAGTGTGTAGAGCGTAATCAGCCTACCGCAGAAATCAAGCGCCTGAAGGATGAGATTGCTTTCCTCAAGGCAGAATATAAGGCAGTAGCCGGGTGCGATATTAAAGACGCATTTTAATGATTAAAAGATTTATAGATTATGGAAAAGATTGAATTTACAAAGGAACAGATAGAGAAGATAGCTGAAGGCATCAGCGTCATCTGCTTCCGTTCTAACTCGAAGGCAAAAAAGTTTTTGCTTATGGAATATCCGAAGGTTAAAGACGTGCTCAGTAACTCCTGTATCTGGGATGAGCCTGCATATAATGAGGAACACCCCCAGGAAGTAAAAAGTGTGCTGCCTAGTTTTGAGGCAGTGCATACTTTCGGATCGTCGGCTTTATTCAAACCCACTCTTGCTGAGATTATCCAGGCTTGCCCTATCAACCTTCTTGGAAACTTTAACGCTGTCACCATTCATTATAATGGTTTTATAGAGGACGCTTCCAAGCATAAGAGTATCGTGACTCCTTATGTGATTTGTGAGAAGAAGAAGCCATTCGTTCCTTTTTTCAGCGATAAAGAGGAGAAGAAGTTGCATCCTTCACAATTAAAGATAGGCGACCTTGTAGGCACTATCATTGACGAGTTCTGCCAGGTAAGCATTGATACTATCCAGCCTGATACCCGCAACCTTCAGACCTTATTTGAGGGTCCACTGAATGAAGTTCCCGAGAAGTACCTGGATAAACATTTCCGTCCGATAGAGATTATCAAGGACTACGAAGATGAGATACATTTAATCATTAACTAAGCTTTATCATGTTTGAGATATACGTTAAAATGAAGAAAAGGAAGTGCTGGAAACTCGCTATAGAGGTTCCCAATGCTTGGGGTGGAATGCCTCACCTCTGGATGTATCTGGAAAAGAAATACCTTCCATCTTACGTACCGGTAGGAGCTGATGGAAAACCGCTGGATTTGGAATGGGTGAAGGAAGCACAGGCAAAAGGTGAATATGCAAGCCGCTGGATCTATGCTTCATCCAGAAAGGAGATCGAGGATCTACAGAAAGATTTCCGCTTAACTTATGAGGAAATGATGGTGTTCAGATCTACCTTTGATTTCGCAAAGGTTCTAGGCGAAGATATACCAGTTTATCTTGATTGTTTAAAGGTTGTCGCTGATGAGTGTGGAGGTATCTATCCACAACAATACAAGGAACTGAGTGACTTTATTAAGGTCCACAGCATAGATGATATTGAGGCGATCGCTTTCAACCAGACTAGCGTAAACTGCGCCTATGATTTCTTTGGCAACAGATACAATGAGCCAGCAGATAACTTCTGGGACTGCATGTGTCCAAAGGATTTTTATGACAACCTCAGAAAAGATTGTGATACTAAAGACGAATTTTAAATAATAAGATTATGAGTTTATACACAAAAGAAGAAAAGAAAAAATCCCTTTGGCATCCTATTACCGATGAGGATTTCACTATTGACTTCAGTAAGCCGTTTATTGTTTGTTGCGATGATGCTTCTCTCTTCATCGTGGAAGATTTTGCAGATATGTTTAACTATCTGGATGAAGATCGATTCTACGATGTCAAGGCGCAAACCTTGTCTGAAGAAGGCAAGGAGGAATTTCGAGAAGACTATTGTGGATATATGTATCTCGACGAGGATTTTTACCATGCGATAGATTGGGCGAAGGGCAAGTATATCGAGGACGTGAAAGGCGATCGAGAGAGACCTGACTTGTTCGTAATGTACGAATCGGGTCCAAAGGTGTTTGACCATTTCGATTTCGGTCAGAGCGGTACTCTGGTATACGACGGGACACCGTTACTGCGCAGAGAGTTCGCTGCAAGATACCCCGAATTATACCACGTAGAGTATATCGTTAATCTGAACAGGGTTTCAGAAACCCAGCTCAGTGCTTTGTTCAGAGCGCCTCTCGATGAGTCTCTTAGCAAGTGACTTTAAGGATTTATAAAAAAGAATATATTATGATACAGATTCAAGATTGGGAGTCATCCAAAAAGATTGTTGTCGTGGATGAAAATCATCACGGCACCGTACAGGTGGAGGTACCGAAGCCTGGACCTTATAAAGACGAGTATTATCAGTATGCCGATTGCGCTATCTACAACCTTTGGGTAGATGAGAAGTACCGCAAGCAGGGAACGGCTCGCCTCCTGATGGAGACCGCAGAGCGGGAAGCTAAGAAACTGGGCTGCAAGTCGGCACAGCTGGAATGGGATGATAAAGGCAGTAAGCTTTTCGTTCTCGAATGGTATAAACGCCTTGGCTATCGTGTAATGGCAAGGAATGAAAACGATCGTCTGCTGCTGGTGAAGAAACTTCAATGTTGAGTGTTGAATGTTGAGTGTTGATTTAGTCTAGCGCCCTTGAGCCCGTCAGGCAATTCAACATTCAACACTCAACATTCAACATTAAAAAGGTTTTTGTCCCAGACATAAAAACCTTTTTTCTTACCTTTGCAAACAGAAAATAAGATTTATAGAGAATATGACAGAAAAGGAACAATACGAACTCCTTTTGGAGTTGAAAGACCTTGCAGAATGGATGCAAAATAGCGCACCTGGTTTTGATGTAGAGGAGTATAGATCGCTCGAAGAGCAGATAAAGAGTCTGAATCAGGAATCGGGTGATTTCTATGAGGTCATTATTGAAATCCATTTTAATAATGGCAGATACATCACTCTCCACAATCAAGCCTTTGAGACTTTGGTGCAGGATTCATATATAGGCGATGAGATTGATGCTACGTCGAAGGATACGGTGATAGGAGTTACATACATAGACTCAGAGACAGACTATACGCAGATGGTGATTCCTATCAGTTCCATCTGCTACATTTCTGCCTACACCCAAGAAATCAAGTGGCAGGAGCGATGGGATGCACTGAGCAAAGATAAGAAAGATGACTACATTGCAGCCTTCGATGAACAGTACGAAAATCGCCATTAAGGTAAATAGAATTTTTATTCTTCTAATGTTTTGTCAGATATATTTTATAAGTTAAACGATTATTTTTTACTTATCGAAAATCGCTTAGTTTCCTTCGTTGTGAAACGCGGGGTTCTAATTTCTTCATTAATTCTAATGTGTGTGTAAAGAATAGATTCTTCTAATGTTTTATCACAATATGCTAAACGTATTTAGTTACAATTATTTTATTCAAAATTATGAGTTGTTAAAGTTTATCTTGGTTCCTTCGTTGTGAAACGCGGGAGCTTTTTATTCTTCGTTAATTAGTTCTCATATTTGAACTTAGTTTATGGTTATAGTAAGAGGGGCGGCTGTCGCGTTGACATCCGCCCCTCATTCCTAATTCAACATTCAACATTCAGCATTCAACATTTAGTTAAACGTTTCTTCCGTCCGGCAGTACGAACCAGCCGATATTACCTCGCCAGAATTTGCAGCCCAGATATAGCGAGTCGAAGGCATCGGTGAAGTCTGTTCTCTGCTGCAACGGCAGGTTGTCTTCCGTTTCCGGCTTCTTCTCCTGGCTCTTATCCTTTCGGAATCCCTGATAACCGATGCTTACCTCACAAAGTTGCAGGGCAATAATCAGGTCGGGGTTGTTAGGCTGATTGATACGAATAGCAGGATATTCTATGCCGGCAAGACCATTATTGATGATACGGTGCTTCACCTCATGCTTTTCCGGCACACCCATATCTATTGCCGTAACATTCCAGCCATTGCGCTCCAACTCCTTAATCACTGCCTGGTAGAATCGCTCATCGGTCAAGGCATACGATGCACCTTGCTTTGCGGTAGCATCATAGTAGTAAACCACATCTCTGTTCACGGCTCTCTTCGGAGCATAGTAATGCGAGAAATCATCTACCAACTCTCTCAGCTTGCGCTCGTTCTTCACGTAGAAACTCTTGATAACATTCACTGCCTCTACTCCGTCACGCTGATATACCTGACCTACCACCAGGGTATTGATATTGGCGTTATAGTCAAATGCGAGATAAAGAGGAAGGTCGTTTATGCAGTCGCTATCCATACGGCAGTCGTTTCTCTCGGACAGCTCTTTTAAGTCGGGCTGATAACTCTCTGATGTAATCTTCTTGCCGCCGATGATGCCCGTAGCCTTTTTTGTTTCCCACTTCGCCACTGAGAGCGGATCTATCTCGTTGTCGGGGATATAACCGTGTACCCTATCTATATCCAGGTTAGAGTAAAAACCGTCATTTGATTTCTTGATTTTGATGTTCAATATTGAAACGGCGAAGGTATAGGCAGGGAGATCTCGCTTTAACTGCCTGATGTAATCCTCACCGAGAATGTCCACATTCTCGAGAGTAGATGCCCTGCGTACTACGAAAGCTGAACGCCTCAATTCTCTCAGATATTTATCTTGGAATTTCTTAGAACGTAAAAACATCTGCATCTCGAAATCCTCTTCTGGTGTAATCAGATATTCGTAATCATAGATGAGTTCGGCATCTTCTGCAGTAACCAGTTTGTAGTTTACCGCCATATCTACCATGTTTTTGGTAAGATGATTTCCGTGTTTAGGTAGAATACGAAACATGCCCTCATGCTTCAGCATTTTCAATGCTATTGCACGAATCATCGTTCTTACTTCCGCAGGAACCACATGGGGTGTGTGTCTTGATTTTTGGGCATTATAGAGCAGGTCATTGTAAAAGATAACTTTATTGGCATATTCTTCCAACTGCTCCTGCACCCATCGGTAGGTTTTACCTTTAAAAATTCCGTTCTCTATCACTAGGTCTAACTTCTCATCTTCTCTTTCCAGCCAACTGCCTTTTGCGGTCAGAGCAGCATCGGAAACGAAAAGCCTACCTCTATAGTAAGGGTTATATTCAGAAAACTCTATATTGCCTAATGGATGAGTCTGTCCTGATAGAGAAGGCATAAACTCCTCGTCGATTTTCTTTTTGTTTGCAAATCTACCTTCATCCAAAATGGCGTGTGAAAACGTATAAGAGTTTGCTGATGCAGTTTGTGCAAGGGATATGGAAGCCCATTGTGCGCCGTTGGCGAACCATATAATATTATCATAATTTTTTGGCTTAAAAATGGCAGGGCGGGCATGTTTCGGTGGCCTTCCCCATCCCATGTGAATACCTATTGTGAAGCCAAACATTCGTTCCATGGCTGCCATGGTACCAGGAATAGTTTTAGAAAATGCTTGCTGTCTTGAAATAGCAAGCCAAGCTCCCAACATGCCGGGCATAGAGTTTGATACCGCCCATACGCGTGGCGCTACCAATCCGTCTGTTTTACCGGTACGTCGTCCAGCTATGACGATTTCGTCTTTTGCCCCCATATAAAAGAGTTCCTGCTGGAATCTGTTTAAATATATCTGATGTGGTTGCTGCATAAAAATGAAAATGTTATCCTGAATGTATGTTTTTTAGCCGCATCCTTGCGTCCGTTAGGCGTTCCTGCGGATTTAAAATCCGTAGATAAGTCAGTTTTTTACAATCTTAGAGCAATTTTGCTGGCTGGCAATCATCGATTAACTTGCGTGTCTCTTTGGCACACTCAGCCACGCATCTCTCGACTGCCTCGGTGATGTCTTGAATTTGATCCTCACGCATATTGCCGTATTTATCGCAAGTGTCGTTTATTATTTTGTAGAGAACCTGATTTTGTAAAGCCTCCATATAATCTACGTACTCCTTGCAAGTATTGCGCCGAGGTGCTTGCACCCATTTAAGAAAGCCCTGCTTCCAGTCTTTCCATGTTTTGATTTTTATTACTATCATTGTTGCTTACATTTTAAATTGTCGTTTCAAAAACTGGTTGCTCTTTATGAGTTCTATCATTTCTTCTTCTGAGTGTACTCCTCCCCAGAAGAGTTCGGTATGGTCTCCGACTCTATCTTCATCTACAGAGAAAGGTACACCGTAGTTGGTGTAGGTTTCACCATGGTGTTGAACCAGGTGGCGACCTGGGTTTTTCCGGATGTTTTCTATCCAGACTTCATTATCACACTCGCACCATTTATTATACTCCTCTCCTGTCAGTGTCATATCAATACCGATAGGGTAGTGTCCGGAGCATCCATTGGTTCCGAAATAAATAATCTTTGCCATAATTTCGCAGATTTAAAATAGACTAGGCTGCATCATTTCTAATTTGATGCGCTTACAAGCCTTGTCGTAATATTCTTTGTTTAATTCAAATCCGATGAAGTTTCTCTTTTCTCTGATGCAGGCGATTGCGGTAGTGCCGCTGCCCATGCAATTATCGAGAACGCACCCCCCCACATTGGTATAAGTACATATAAGATACTGGATAAGGGCGACTGGCTTTTGCGTAGGGTGGAAGGTATCGGCAGAATGTTCTTTATCAAAGCAGATAATGCTCTTTGGGAATTTTTCATCTGATACGATAGTAGGCACTTCTTTATGGTCGCCATAACAACCTCGCTTCAAACTATG